TACATCAAAGTTGTTACTGTCTTTAATATTTGAAACTGTCCATCCTGCTGGAGCTGCAAAACAGATGTATTGTTCAGAAATAGGACCAGAAACTTTAATAGTTTTCTTTGCAGAAACTGTTTTAGTCATTCCTTTAATAACATCTTCTGTAATTGCATTTGTAGAAACTAAATCTGAATAAGCTGCACGATAACCTGTTACAGTTATTTTTCCAGAATCTACACTTCCAGTCGCAAGTGGAGTTTGATAATTATTTCCTTTTGAATCTTTAGGTTGAGGACCTTCAGCATAAGCTGCACGATAGTAGTAATCCATTGCACCAGCTACTACTTTCTCTGGCAAAGATTCTACTTTACTTGAACTATATAGAATCTTAGAAGCTTCCATATCCTGTGCACCAGCTCTATTGTTTTGTTTTTTTTCTGCTAGAGTAATCGCACCTGCATTAAAACTTACATTAAAGTTTGCCGCAGTAGGAGCATTTGCTCCAATTTCCTGAACATTCTGATAACTCTTTAAAGAGATACTTGCAGTAGGAGCAGTAAATGTGGGGTTAACTGTTGGGAAGATAAGAGTATCAAAGATCTCATCATAACTCTTACCTGTAAGCTGTGCTACAGTTGTACCAGCATCAATACCTCCAAGTTTCTCTACAGTTGCTACTGTAGGATCTAATGAAGACTCATAAGAACCACTTGCTGTAGGATCTAAACTATCAAGTTTAGTTTTATCTTCCTTAGACATAAGACCGTCTGCAGTAACTGTAGCTTTACCTAGTAACAAAGTTGTAGAAGTGGAATCTGTATATGTAATTACAATTCCATTAGCATTGGCATTTAATGCTACATCTGATACTTTCTTATTAGAATCACCACCATACTCGGCGTTATTCATAATAATTTTCTTAGTATCAGTAGCAAAATAAATACCATCGGCATGTGTAATAGGATTATATGAAGCTGCTAGACCTCTATAAAATTTTACAACATTATTAGCCATGTTTTAAAAATTAATTATTAAACATCATTTCAAATTGTTGAAGAAACTTCTTCAATTTTATCTTCTAATTTTTGTATTTGTTGATCCATTTCACTCTTAGTATAATAATCCTTTAAATCTACGGTTATTTGTCCACTTCCTCATTTTTCCCACATATATACATCTTCTGTAGTACTTGGAGAATGAACAACAATATATTCTTCAAATAAGTCATGAAGTACTGTCGATGTTGCAGGAATCATATATAATTTTCCTAACTTATCAACAGTTGGATCTCCTAACTCTTCAAAACTATTTGCGAATCTTATTTCAAATCCCGATGTATTGGGAAAAGATTTTCAAGCAGTTTCAAATTGTTCTTGTGTAAGAGTACCACCAACAGCAATATAAGAATTGTATAAAAAGTCTTGAACTGAATATTCATCCATGGATTCATCACAAGGATCGTATCAAATCTTATCATGCTCTGGTTCGTTATTTGGGAAATCGGATTGACATCCGATTGCTATATTTTCATCACCAGGATCACCTTTTTCTCCCTGAGGAATTCCAAACTTAAGATTTGCATCACTAATATCTGGATTTAAGTCAGTTACATAAGGTTGTGCATCTGGTGCTAATTTTTCTACTTCAGAAACTACAGTTACTGTAGCAGGTTTTCCTTTAGGAACTTTTACATTTAAAGCTCATTCTCTAGGAGCATTAGTTTTATCAATTACTAATGACGGATTTTGATCTCACTCAACAGTTTCAATAGTTCCTGCATTAAATCTTGGAAGAACAGAACCAGTAGAAGTAATCACTTTACTTGATTCCATAGTTAATTCCAAATGACCTTCTGCATCACTAATATTAACTGATTTAATACTATCTCCTCTTAATTCTTCTAAATAGCATAGTGTAACCCATTCACTAGTAGGATCTCCTAAATATCCCCATAGAATTCTATCATCTGTTAAATTATCAGGATCTCCAAATTTTCTAACAAGTGCAGGTGTTCTTCCAGAATCTCCTTTAGGTCCCTGAGGTCCTTGTGCTCCAGTAGCTCCAGTATTTCCCTTGTCGCCCTTGTCACCTTTGGCTTGTCCTAATTTAATTCATGATTTTGGTGGATCATTCTTATCATAAGAAACAAACCAATATCCGTCTTCAATTTTCAATTGAGGCGTTATACCATCTTCACCGTCTTCTCCAGGAATGCCAGGTGCTCCAGTAGCTCCTGTTAAACCTTCAGCTAAAACTCTTTGTCCACTATCGTCAAATATTCATTCAGTTTTTTCATTAATAGATACTGTTCAATAATAATGATTATTAGATGTATCCTTTTTAATGCCGATAATAGGAGTATCTCCAGCGGGGCCTTTAAGATCACTTATTGAGGTTGAACTTGGAGGAGTATTACTTTCTTTTCAAGAAAGTATTCCGTTATTAATCTCTGGAACTCATACTTTTCCTGTAGGTCCTTCAACTCCCGCCATTACAAAAGCTCAGAAAAGATTTGGTTTAATACCAATGATTTTATCATTTTCTCAAACCAATTCAGGCATATTTAAAGACGAAGATGTATGACTTCTAATGCAGGACAATAAAGCTCCTTCAAATGATACAAAATCTACAATATATTCGTCATTAAAATAGTGAGTATTTGTTATTCATTCTCCCGCCATCTTAAAGGAAGTTCCCTTATAGAAATCTCTTGAATTATAAGCTCCAGAATACTCTCTTGAATTTTGTAGATCTATAGTAGGTAATGTATTATTTTTCTTCATGGTTTATTATTTTGACCCTAATATTAAAAATGGAACACTAATACTTGTTGTTGGTACTTTGCCGTCTGCAGTTCTTACATCTAAAAAAGCTCCATTAATCCTGCCTCTTGCTGAACCATAGAACATTTTTAGCATAGCTCCATCTCATATAGGTTGTGAAAAAGCTATTGCACTTATTGATAAAGTTCTACTATTATAAATACTTGTTAAATCTAAATTTGCAGAAAAATTTCCAGATTGACTTACAGTTAATACTAAATCAGTTCTACATCTAGAAAAATCAGATAAAGATGGTACCCCAGATGAATTAAAATAAACTTCTCCACATGCTAAAAATGAATCACTATTATAATCGTCATAACTTTTATAATAAAGATCTGAACGTAGCGTTCCATTTCGTTTCCATGTTTTTAACTCAAAATCTGATGTATTCTCTACTCAAATTGTTCCAACATAGTAATTATTAACTATTGAAGATGGAACAAATTTAAATTCTAATACTCCTCCAGCTGGAAGTAAAATTTGAGAAGCATTAAAAAGAATTGGTTCATCATAACTGAATAGTAATCTACCATTATAATAACCACAAATTTTAATAGATTCATCATCGTTTCCATTATCAAATGGATATATAAATAATTGTTTATCCGACTTATTATGAATTACTCCCGAATACGAATCATCAATATTTAATTGATATTCAGAAGCATTTACTTTAAGAGTTACATCTTCGTGTATCGTTGGCGAATATATAATTTCAGAATATAATGAATCTAGTATATGTGGATCAGATGACTGAGTAAGACTATATTGTTTAATGTTTTGAATAATAGCATTATTAATTTTAATGTTAGTTAAATCAACACTTCCATCACTACCAAACTTAATCTTTCCAGCAGCCATATGTCCAGCTCCAGTTCTAAAATCAAATAGTATATTTGGAGTAAACTCACCTCCTGTAGGAATTTCTGGATCAAAGTTTTGATATTGTGTAGATATTTGTCCACTTGCATCAATACCTTGTTGGCTAAACATATAGTTTCCATTAAATACAGCAGATCCAATAAGACCGTTAGCGATAATCCCAATTTTAGTATACAGCGCCTCAAATGCATCTAATTTAACTCAACTATTACTAGTATCAGTGCTAGGAGATTCATTACTGTGTAATGTTCCTTGCCAAGTTCCTACTATGTTTAAAACATAATAGTTAGCATCATTAGAATCATATACATAAGGAGTTTTATCTGCGGTTCCTTGATATACAGTATTAACATTATAAATACCTTCAGGATAAATTATTTGTCCTTTAGAACCATTCTCTCCATTTAATCCATTAGTTCCACTTAATTTAGTAGGAGTACTTCAACTACCTTCAATTGTACCAACTTTATCAGTGTTACTTGTATAATTTACTCTAGCTTGAATAAACCAAATATAAGGAGTCTCTTCAGTTGGAGTTGGAACCGCTAAATCCCAACCTGTTGGCTGTCTTGTTGTTCCAGGAGTACTTGTTCCTCCATAAATAGTTGTAGTTCCTAAGCAATAACGAACTTCAATACCAATTCCAGGTAACCCATCAACTCCATCTTTACCTGCTGGACCAGGATCACCAGTAATTCCAGGTTCTCCTTTTATTTTGGTTCATTTATAGTCAGAAGGATCATCACTATCATTTATATTATAATCTACATAAATTCCAATTCAAGCACCTGGATCTTCTCCATTGTTACCTGTAAAGGTTACACCTCCATCATTAGAGTATTTAATATGTAGATAACTTGTTTTTCCATCTTCTCCGTTAGTACCTGGGATTCCTTGTTCTCCCTTTTCTCCTTGAATTCCTTCAAATCTTGCCCAAGTATAGTCAGAGGGATCTGTACTATCTGCTTGAGTAAAATCTACATAAGTTCCAATATATGTACTTGGAGTTTCAGTCATTTGACTTGAAGAAGTAGGGTTGGCAACAGCAGAATATTTAATATGAAAATATGTAGTTTTTCCATCTTCTCCTGGAGTTCCAGGAATTCCGTCTGTACCATTCGTACCATTTTCTCCACTTATAACAACTGGAGCAGTCCAGTTTGTATTTAAAGTATCATCAGGATTAATAGTTGCTGTAGTCATCCAGAGATATCCATCTTTAGATTTTTCAGGAGGAACCACAGACCATCCTGAAGGAGTTCTTACTGTTGCGTTTAATGTAGGAGGATTTGAATTACTTGTATTTACAGCAAATCTAAATTCTGTAAATTTGCCATCTTGAGCTTGGCCATCTCTACCATTAACTGGTATTACTTCTGACCATTCAGTTACAAGTCCTGTTTCTCCATTAACTGTTCCAATACATTGCCACCAGTTTCCACTAGTTGTAGGATAATCTTCCCATCCAGACGGACTAGGACTATTTCCTGTAGGTTTTGATGGTTTACTATCACTTAATTTATAAACGTATGTTTTCCAATTTGGTATTACTGCATCCTGTCCCTTTTCTCCTGTCATTTGAACAGGATCTGACCATTCTCCAACAAGAGTAGAATCTCTAAAAGATGCTGTAATTGACCATATAATTTCAGAGGATGTGTGAATTGGAACAACTGTACTTCATACAGAACCAGGATTTGCATTAGTTTTATTTACAACAGGAGGAGTATTGACACTTCCACTCTTTGCATACATTAACTTAATACCTAATCCATCCTCTCCATTAGAACCATCAGTCCCATTTGTTCCGTCCTTGCCATTCTCTCCATCTTTACCATCAGCTCCTTTAGGTAATCCAAAACTAAATTTAAATATATCTCCTTCTAAAACTACATTAGCATTAGCTTCAGTTGTTGAAGAAACACTAGCTACTTCTGCATCAAAATTAGGAATTTCTCCGCCTTCAGAAATAGTTTTTCATTCTGTATCATAATCTGCATCAGATTTTTTAACTAATGCTTGACCAGTAGTTCCTCCAGGAATTACTCCAATTCCATCAGAGCCATTCTTTCCATCAGTTCCATTTTGCCCAGGATCACCTGTAGCTTGGCCTATATCTTGTCAAGTTTGACCTTTATCCATTGAAAGTAGTCAACGACCGTCTTCAATTTTTAATTGTGGAGTAATACCATCAGTTCCACTTGGTCCGATAGGACCAATATCGCCTTTATCTCCTTTTTGACCTTTACCACTATTTCCCATAATAAAAGCTCAATACGGATTAGATTCTACACCAACAATTATATCGTCTTTATAAATTAGATTCGGCTTATTTCATTCTGATGATAAATGACCTCTTAGACAATACAATAAAGCTCCTTCACAAGATATAAAATCAATAATATGTTCATCGTTGAAATAATGAGTGTCTGGAGTTCAGGCTCCTGCCATCTTAAAAGATGTTCCTCTATAAAAATCTCTAGAACTATACATTCTATAATAGTCTTGAGAATTTATTGCATTATCTATGATTACATTAACATTAGATCTCTTCATAATATTGAATTATTTTGATTATTTCATTATTAGTTGGATTACCGTGTTCAATATAATCAATTGCATTAATTAATTCGTTCATTGTAAATAATGCTTTTTTATCAGGTAAATGCCCAATATTAATATTAATTAATTCTTGAACAAATATTTTATATAATTCATTATATAGAATTTCCACAACCACAACTATTATTTATGTTACCTAATTCCTCTCCACATAAAGAATTACATGAAGATAAATTATCTAATATTCTTTGCGCTTCTGTAAAGTTCCCCATATCTTTTAGATAATCAAACACATACATAGCACTTAATAAGAAATCTCTGCGATTCCTTAAATTTTCATCTGTTTTACATTTATCATAACTACATATTTTACTGTTATTCAACAGTAATTGCCGTTGCAAATATACTAAACATCTTTGTAATTTGCAAACACTAAAGACATTTTTTATTGGACAATAGAAAGTTTGTGAAGCCTTATTTTCTTGCACAAATTCATATGCTTCTTTATAATCAATAATTTCAGAACTTTCAATTACTTCGTCTAATGTATATCCTTCCTGGTCTGTAATATTAGATTTATAAAGATCTCCATTAAAAAAAAATAATTCATCTATTAAATTAATATATTTATCAGGCTCTTTATCGTCTTGAAAATGCATTAATTGTGGAACTACTAATTTATAATAAGAATAAGTTCCATCAACATTTAATGTAAATTCAGATGCAAATCTACTTAAATAGTGTCCTCGATTATGTAATTCCTTTCTTATTTTTACTGATTCTGGGAGTAAATTTTCATCAGTATTATAAGATAGAAATTCTAACATTATATACTGACTTAAATCTACACCTAAATAATCACTATTATCTACAGCAATTAATTTACAATCAGATCTAACAATTACATCAATATTTATTTTTTTATTCATATTATACAACTTGTTTTATTTTATCATTATAAGGATTAGTATCAACTGTTTCTGCAGCTTGAATTTGAACTTGTTGCTGTTTTGTTTCAATAAGTTTATCGTTATAATCCTTATCGTTTTTAACTTTTTCTCTTTCAATAGCTACTTTTTCAGCTTCAAGTTGTAGTCTAGCTTGACTATTTTGTTCAAGTTGATTTTGTGATTGACCTAATTCCCTTTGTAATTGTTCATTTTGTTTCTGTAACTGTTGCAGATTTTGTTCATATTGCTGAAGTTGTTGCTGCAACTGAGAAACACTATTATTTTCTTCCTTCTTAACAGCAGTAGCTTTAGCTACATAACGTTTAAGTTCGGACATACTATTGGCAGTTGCAATACTTACTGCCATATCGGGATCTGACATTCCAGCTTTAATTAATTCAATATTAAGAGCCTTTACAGTTTCCATATCTTTAAAAGACTTAGAACTATCCTCAATATGTAAATCAAAATCTGTAAGTGTATAATGTTCAGGAAGTGCAGTAAATATTCTTGAATATTTATTACCTAACACAATAGTACCAGTAATACCATTTGGATATACTAATTTAGCTAAATTAAGCATATCATAATTAGCTTCTTTATAAATTATATCCATGGTTTCAAAATATTGTTTAGTTAATAAACCTGACATTTTAACTCCAAGTTGAACATTAGATACAGCATCTCTCTGTTCATATTGAGCTAACCTCTCAGGTAACACTCCTGTAATTGAAGAAGCTTGTTGTTCTACAGCTTGAATAGCTAATTGAATACCTTGAATAGCTTGAGCTTTAACTGTATCATCAAATCCATTAAAAATAGTATTAGGCATACCTTCATTACCTTCTTCCTTACTATTTATTAATGCTAAGCCATTCTTTTTATATGCTTGTCAAGCTTTAACTCGATCTGTTAATTTTTTACCTAAAAACGAAGGAATAAAAGAAACATCTATCCAATCTCCAACTCCTCCTGAAGAAGCAATAAGATTATCTCTAAAATATATAAGTAAATCATATTTCATTGTTTATTCGATATAGGTCGTTAATCTATATCCGTCTTTTTGACTGCTGCATGTCACCATGCAGATTAGACTATATCATACAAATTTGATTTAAAATTAATTCAAATAAATTCTGTTTCATTATATTTCATAACTACTTATAATTAATTTTAAATTAAACTTGTCCCCGCACTTCCACTTACTTAAGTGTACTCCTTTCGGATAGTCGTTGAACTTTCAAAGATATTTCTATCTAAGCTTAGCTGCTGATTGTCTTAAATTTACTATTATTCAATTTAAGGTTTTCCAGCAATTCACGGGGTTTATACAGGACTCATATAATTTAATCCTGTAGGTCCATAGTATGTGCTATTAATGAATATGGATCTCCATTTTTATCTAAGAAAAACATTCCATTAACAGATAATCTGCATCTACTAGGACAATCTGCACTTCTTACAATATACTTTGATTCTCCACGAGTAATGTATACTTCTGAACCAATTTTTACTCCTTCATGTCTTGTTAATTCTCCAGTTTTATAATCTGCTTCAATTCATTCAACTTCATATACAGGAATAAGATGATTCTTTATAGGTTCTATTGAATCATAATCTCCAGGCCATCCTGGATGTGCTTCAAGTCCTGCAAGAATACCTGTATGTAAATTATCAGCTCGTAAATTAGGCTCAGCAGGTTTACCAACATATCTAACCAAATAAGTAGGAGATGTTGAATCTGCAGTTTGTTGTATATCTCTAATTTTCTTAGCTGCTTCTGTAGTTAATTCTGATCTGAATGTATTTAAGATATCCTCTCTTGACATTCATTTTCTAATAACAACTCTCTTAGAATCTGCAAGATAAGGAGAATTTGGATTACGTTCTATAAATGTATTAACGGGATTTAAAATTTCAATATTGACATTTGAATTACTTTCTGTAGGTTTTACTCTATAGTAACAAGTACCTGTAACAAGTAAATCTGTAAGTAATTCTGCCATTTTACGTTTTAAATCGATGTTTCTTGATTGTCTTAAATAATCAAGAATATTTTGTGCAGCAATTTCATATTCCGAAACAAAAGATTGATCAATATCTTGTTGAATTGAGTTGATTTCTTTTTCAATAAAAGGATCATTTACAATTTCTTTATTTTCAATAATAGCTGCAATAATGTTATTCTTTAAATACTGTTGCAAATAATTAAATACTTCTGCACTAATTTTAAGTTGCTTTTCTCTCATTATATTTGAAACAGTCTTTTCATCTTTGCAAGATACTTTTAAATCTTGATTTAAACCTAGATATTCTCCAACTAATACATCAATATGTTTCTTAATTAATGGTGTAAAACTAACTGATGTAGAAGTCCCAATTCCGTAATTTTCTTCTAGGTATTTGAATTGATCTGCATCTCTACGACAATGATAATATCCATAAGCTTTTCTTATAGCAACTTTATCATATACAAGATTACCTATCGCATCATTAATCTTCTTTACTTCATTCTCTATCACCATATTCTAATACTATATATTGATTTCCTTCACCTGGAGTAGTCATTTCTCCAGAATAATATTTTGTTCTATCTAGTTGTCTGTTTCTAAATTCTTTTTCAAGAAATTCGAAAAAACCTTCTTCATCACCTTCATAGACTAAAACTAATGGAGCTTTTCATTGATTCAAATCTAAACTTAATTTCCATTGATTACCATCTATAGTTAATGTAAAGTCTCCAGTGTAATATGCACACATAGCCTTTTCAATTATTTCATATACTTTATCAACGAGTTCCATTCTTTTGCGGTATTACTCCATATTCTTTATAGCCTTTTTCATTAGTGAACCATCCAATATTTTCTCATTCTTTCGCTAATTTATCTTGAGCAGCAGGTCGTATATTCATTAATTCTTCATCTGCAATTTCTGCCATTTCCATAGCTGCGATAATATCGAACTTTCGTTTATTTTCTCAAGAATATTTTAACAATTGCTCAAGCATTTCATCAATATCAATTGAATAACAGTAATCATTAACAAAATTATTAATTAATTCAAGACCGTGCTTGATAATAGCTTCTGTAGCTGGTACGCCAATCATTTGTGAGTTGCCTCTTTTCATATCTCCAAGAGTTGAAGCAGGACGTTTCATAAATAGACTATCTTTCTTTTTTTCTTTAAAATATGTAACAATACTAATCTTAGTATGTTCTAGTAGTGCTTTACAATTATATCATACTAATAATTTCATTGCTACATCATATGCTTCTCGAATATCTCGAGGACGATCTTTATAGATCGCAACATATTTCGCTTCTTGTAATCCATATATACGTTTCTTAATAACTATACAGAAATCAGATACATCTGTTGAGGTAGAAGAATCTCCAGAACCTTGGTCAATAGAGTCTATTCCTGCAACATATAGATTTTTTAATACAAGACCGTCTTCATCTCGAAGTGGTCTTTCGTATATAGTAATTTTACTATTTGGATTACTTACAACTTTTACTTTTGTTAAATCAGGAGTATCTCCAGAACGATCTCATAATAATGATACATACTCTGGTTTTAATCCTGCTTTAAATATCCTAATTTGGGTTAATCTATCTGCAATTGCAATTGAATCAAAGATATTTTCACCCTGCTTATATAATGCTTCATTTGGAATAAAACAGTGCTCTGCACAATAATCAAGTAGGTCTTTGCCACTTAATTTTTTACGTTCTTCCTCATAAAACTTTTTAAATTCTTCAGATTGTGTAACGCCTCTTGTATCTAAGAATTCTTCTCGTAAACTAAACTTATGAGCTGGAATAAAGAAAGCTGTTAATTGTGGTTTTCTATCTTCTGTATCATAGTTTTTATATGGAAGTACATTATACCCTTCTGGTTTTGCAAAAATGTTTGATAAACCTTCAAGTGCCATATCATCACCACCTGTATTATGAGTAATGAAATTATTCGCTAGATATGTGTGAGTTCCGCCAGCAGTAAGATTGTAAATAGGTTTTTTACCAATATGCTCAACATCTATAATATGAGCTTCCCTAATGCCTTTATATTTGTAGTAATGCTGGTAAATAACACTAGATCTTCTATCATCAGCAATTTTCTTAAGTCTTTCCTTTTTATATTTTACTTTTATAGGAATTTCTTCATAGAAGTTTACAAGGCTTACTGTATCTTCGATATATAAATTATATCACGGATTCTTATCTTTTCTATCTAAGCGTATGTTAGGGCTCTGTTTATATATCTTACCATATACTCCAAATTTTTGAAGCAGTTCCTGAACCTGTAACAATATTTCTTCAGATGATTGAGTAATTCCAATTCTATGTGTTCCAGTAACTGTTCCATCAGTATCAAATAAACCAGCTATCAATTCTGCGGAATTTTTTTTAGTTAGAGACATATAGCAATCTGGCAAACGTTTTCTGTTTTTTGTTTGCCCATATATTCCTATATTCCTAAGAAGACCTGTAATATTTTTTATTCTTATTTCCTTATATTGCTTATCAGCCTTAGTCAAATATTGCCTTTCAGTAACACAATCGTATTTTGATTCAACATAGTTCAGAACATCCTCATCACAATTACTTAATCTTGGAGTCTTATTAATTCCATAAGAACCGTCCCCAATAAGTAAACCAATAAAATACGGATCTTCAATGGTTTGAGTTCCCCATACGTCTATTTTATCACAAATACCTATAACATTACTTCTATTAATACTTGTAATAAGATCATCTGCTCTAAACCACGCATAATCGTATCATAGTATCCTATGTCCTTCTTTATCTATCCGTTTTGATCGCAGAACTCTTTTAAATATAGGATGATCAATACTACATTCTAATGTGCCATAATCTGTAGTAATTCTTACACATTCTTTTTCTGCAGGATCGTTTATATGTTCTATATCTTCCTGTAGATATTTTCCCTCATGAAATCCTAAAATTCCATCTTCTTTTTTAAGATCCTCAATATTTATATGTCTTCCATCTTTAGTCCATACTTTAGTTCCTGCACAAACACATCCCAATGCTATTCTTGTTCCAAAATGATAACCACCAAGCTCAACAAGAGCATTACCTTGAATCCAACTTTTAGTTAAATATTTATTAGATCCTGCTTCTTCATAGATTAATCTGTCGACACGATCACCACGAATTTTATCAGATGTATCAGCAATTACTGAATCAATTTCTGACATTCAACCATATTCAACTCCATCAGGAGTAACTTGAGATGCACGCTTAGTATCTGCATTATTAACTTTTTGTCGTAGGTGGAGCATACCTCCATTAGTATTCCTGTCTAATCAGTTTAACTGTTTTCAACATTTAGTTTTTAAAGGAGTAAGTTTACCTTCTGCAGCACAAGTTAATAAAGAACGATAACCTCTATTAGTTATATAAGGCCTTACTGCTAAACAAGCAACAATCTCAGATAATCCAATACCACGAGCTTTTAATATAGCTACATCTTTATGTAGTCTTTCAGCCATTTCAACATAATGAAAGAATTCATATTGTTTAGCTAGAAATGTAGGAAACTTTTCATTACGACCTGCACCACCTCTAGCTCCTTCAGAAATAACTTCCATTCTATAGAAATTTAAAAAGAAATAATGATCTCCTGTAATTCTATATTTGCCAACTGTATAACCTTCAGTACAACGTTTATATTGCTCTCTCCAGAAATCATTATAAGGCTTTGAATCTGCAGGATATTCCGTATATGAACCAGTTCTATCATAAATTTGAGCTAGTTCATTAAAAGGAGTAGGATCAAAATCTAAACCTTGAGTTTCATTAATTGGTCGATATCCAGTTAACTCATATGATAACTCTGGATCAAAGTAAAGTACATCTTCAGTGACCGCCACATCTCACAAACCATCTCTCTTTTTATAAAAATCAGTTGCAGTATACTCAAATTGTTCTGTAGTATCTTCTTTCTGATCTCCAAGCATTTCTTGTAATTGCTTTTTTAATTCTTCTTCGAATTTATCTGAAAAAGATTGAGGAGTTGGTTCAGGATCTTTTATTGATTCTCTAAGTTCCTTATATTTCTCTTTAGCTGTTTTCTTTCTTTTGACTTCTGATTCTTCTTTATTTTTTATCTGTTCAAGCATTTTTTTACGTGCTTGAGACATTGAAGATTTAATTGTCTTTACCATACTTAACTATCCATAAATCCAGGTTTTACATCACCTCTATTTTTAGCATTGGATTGCATTTGGTCTTTTTTATAATTAAGCTCAAGTTCTTTTAATTTATCTGCCATAACTCCAATACTAGCAATATCAGCTAATACATCTTTTGCCTTAAAGATAGGTTTACTATTATTATCTCTCTCTTCAAGGTCTATATTATCTAAAGATACTCTCATTTTTTCAAGAGTTCGATACGCTGTTTTTATAAGGCTAAGTATTCTAGAAGAATCTTTGATTTCCATGTATTTTCTAACTGCTGCATGGAAGACTGGATCGTCTCATTCTTCTTGAGTTAATCCAGAATCTTCCATAGCTGCATCATGCTTTTGTCTCTCTAAGTATTGTTGATATGGACTTTTCCAGTCACAAAACAACCATATATATTTAAATTCTCTTCAAGCTCTTAACCTCTTTGTTCCTTTTGGATCTTCTTTACATTTATTTCTTTCTGTATCTCACAGCGCTGCAAACTCCTTTATTAATAGTATTTCGTATTCGTTAATCTTTAGATTACATGTTACATTATCATAAAGGAATAAATCTAGCATTACTTATTTTAGATTAAAACGTTTATTAAATGCTTTGTCTCGTTTATCATATTCTTGTCTTTCAACTTTTTTATCTCTAAATTTTCACCACTTAGGATTATTAGAACGTGACATGCTACTTAAATCGTTTGTATATGTTGTATCTCTTTTATCTGCACTTATATCTCTATATGAACGCTTTCCTTTTGGATTTGTTACAATTTCTCTTATAGATCCATCTGAATTAATTATTCTTTCAGATTTATATCCATTAGATTTAGCTTGTTCAGTATCAGCTGTACCATTTGCCCAGTAAGGAATACCTGTCGGATGTAAGAATTTTAATAGATTCTGTTGTCTAGGTGTATATTGTTCTGGAGCAAACTCATCTAATTTTCTTTCTGCATTAGAAATAATAGGATTTGCAATTCTATTAACCATAACAGGATTATAACCTATTTTAATTAAAGAATCTCTAACTAATCCTGTAGTATTAAATACATCATGTACATTGTGATCTCCTGTCCTATTGTTTAGCGCCTTAGTAACAGCTACACTATCATTTGGATTAACCTTTACTTTAGTTGTAGTTTTACCCCCTTCTTGGAAAAATGAACCAAGGTTTCTTGGATTGATGCGGTGTTCAACAGGAATAGATCCTAAAGTAGCATTATTTCCATAATTGACCGACATACTTCTAGGTCCTACATATCTACTATCAAACCTATTAGGATTACCTAAATTAGATGCCACTATGTAATCACTATATGAAGGATTAGTTGCAACTAGTTCTTCGTTCATATTTGCTGGTCTAATTCCTTTAGCTGCAGACATTCCAGCTTCTTCTGCTCCAGAAATATTTCTTGATCCAAGATTAGATTGTGGAAGTTTTGGTTTCTTAGGAGCAGGTCTTGTTGGAGCTAATTGAGTTCCATATAATTTTCCATTTCAAGTAAAGCTAGTAAGTCCTGCACTTCTAGCTGCTGCAAAAGCTTGATTGAAATTACCTTGGGATAAATCAGGAGTAACATTAGTTTGTACATTTACTTTAGGAGTAATTCCAGTTTTCATAGATACTCCAAAAGATAAAGGTTGAGAAATAACTGAACCTTCAGTTTTTGTTACTTTAGGTTTAGAATTATCTCCTACAATATTTTTCATTGCAGCTGCTTTGACTTCTCTTCTACTTAATCCAAGATCTTGATCCTTAATAGCAGATTTCATATTTCTATATGCAGTGCGATTGAATTTAGAAGATTTCTTACCTTCTTTTACAACCTTCTTATTTTCTTTACGCTCATTCTTTGCAGATCCTCCATCTTTAAATTTATTAACAAGATAAGCAAGTTTGCCTCCTTGTTTAAACATTCCTGCAGATTGCTCTTGTTTAAATTGATTAATCAATCCAGAAATAGTATTCATACCATCTTCTGTTTGTGCTAATTCATTTAGCTTTCCTACAATTTCTTCAGGAGTTTTATTTTGGAATTCTTCTACTTTAGATGGAAGTCATTGAACAAATTGCATTAATTCTTCTTGTTCCATGATGATATTGTTTTATTGTTAAATATCTGTTGTAGAGCAAGTAATTTCAAATTTATTATATTTAGGGTCTAAAGGTTGCGAAGGATAAATCCAAATAGGAGTAGTATTTGGAGTAGTTGTAATTGTATAATTTTGTCCTTCTAAAAACTCTTTAATTTCAGCTACAGTACCTTCTATTATTATACCATTGTTTAAATAAGCTTTCATAATTACTTGTTCTTATAAAATTTTAAATCTTTTGTTGAGAATACTGCTTCACGTAAAACCATATTCTTATCAAATCATCTACATTTAATACCTTTAAAGATATTAGTTATTTCATTACCATGTTTGTATGATTGTGTAATTTTTTCTACTACATACATAACAGGAGATGTAAGATCACCATGTTTTAAAGTGACTACATCTCCTGGGTTAAAAAACGTTTTTTCAATTTCGTTTATCATATTATTCTTTGTCCTTTTCAATTACTCGACATATAATGTTTTGTTCACTGATAGCGTAATAACCCATATTATTGAATGGAACAGGTACTACAGAATTTCTGTAATATATATCCTCTCCAGGTTTTACGTATTTACATTCGGGTCCTGCAGAAATAACAGTACCACATGCAATAAATTGTTCAGCTCTCTCCATCTCACCAGTATCATCAGACTTATATGTATCTGCAAAAAGATCTCCTGGAAGAATCAAACCTGAAGCACTTGTTTTAATTTCTCTATAAGGATTTTTTTCAAATGGTTTTATAATAACAGTATATCCAGTTGCAGCTACCTTCATTTTAGATGCATCTTTAGTACCTTTATTTAATTCAAGTAATCTATTTGCTGTTAAAAGCTGTTCTTCCTCCATTTTTTTATTATGAGCAGCAATTTCCTCAGGCGTTAATTCCTTTGTTTCATGTTTAATATTTGCTCCCATAAGATGAACTCCCATTTCTTGCATGTGTGCATTTCCTAAAAGATTTTTTCCCATAATCATTTACATTTTTTAAATTTAACTTATTACCATTTATTGTTATAGCATTGTTCGTCTTCAACTCTTACTTTTGCATCTAATACGCATCCACAAAGATCACAAATATCTTGTCCACATAATTTTGTTTTATACGAGCAAGTGCTACAAATTGCCAGTCTTTTTTCTGCTAATTCAGATTTTTTATTAAATATTTTTCTATACCATCCAATAATTATATTCTTAACTTTCTTCATAATATGCTTTACAAAAATTACCTGATCCAGTGTACTTGTCATTACTTAAATCTCCAGTATGCTTGTGTTTTCCTATATAATATCTGCCACTCGGAAATCCGCAAAGAAAATGTATTTTATAAATATAATATATTACCATTTCATTACTATACATTTTGCTGCAGGCAGTTTTGTTTTTCGATTAAGAGCACATCCGCATCCTTTTCTATATCCAATTTTTGGTCTATCTGAATAGTCTGTTTTATTATTTTCATTAATATATAATCTAGGATTACATATCGGACCCATTGGTGTTTCTTTGTATAATGGACATTCTTTACAAATCGCTAATCTTTTTTCAGATAAGTCTTCATTTTTATTAATTGCTTCATTAACATGTCCACTAATAATATCTATTAGTCCCATAATTAAAATACTATAGGTTTATCTAAATCTAATTCAGATTTAATCTTTATATCTCTTTTATAATGTTTTAACATTGTTTCTACATCTGATTTTAAATAATCACATTCATGTTCTGTAATATGATTACTATGATCAATATGTATTAATACTAAACGTTTAATATTAAAGTTTGGATTAATTTTCTGTAATAAATATGCATATAATGATAATTGTAATGTATAATGATAAAAATTACAGTCCATAATATTATCCATTGGGAATTTCATCATAGTTCTACTTTTAGTAAATCTATTATAAAACGATTCCTTATCGATTTTCTTATTAGTATTATGTGTAACTATCATTGAATCACCGAATAAAAACGTGTGTGATGGACTGTCAACTTCTAAGCATTGCGTTGCTACTGTATCAACTCTTTCTACAGATATAATATTTCTAAATGTATTCTTATTTTTAGATGGGAAGTCGATATCTTGATTTCTTACTAAAAAGGGATTTAATCCATCAGTTGAAAAACATACATCTCATCCTTTAAATATCTTTCCATTACATTTTTTATCTACTTCAAAAACAGTAGCTTTTATGCCTAATGTACTTACTAACCTTAATAAATCTTCAGCTTGTCATTTCTGAGTAGTTCCCATTACAAATCTTTTTCTAGATTCATGATAGTAACCATCAGTATCCATTAACCCTCTAAGCAAATCAAGTCTTTGTTGATAAGAGGCTCGCATATATAAATCAGGTATAAACTTATTATTTAGTATTCCTAGATCGTTAAGTTTTTTTCTAATATTATATATAGTTCGCATTTCCGCAGATTTTCCGTCAGAAAGATCTCCTCCAAAAGTATATCCTCTATTTTCTATTTCTTCCCATACTTTAGAGTTTATATTAGTGATAATTCCACATGACTTAGAGCCATCTCCTAGTCAACATCCCAGTACATAAGGATCTATAGGAAGTTCTATTTCTGGAAGATTTAGAGGATTTGCGTTCATTATTTTTGGGATATTGTACGAGGTTCTTGGTTTATCAATTAACCACTTTGCAATATCTTCTGTGGTCATAACTACTTCCCTAAATGTTTTATCTATATTCCTAAAAGAAATAAGTCATCTATGTTCATGGTCTGCCACAATCGACTCTCCGTTATCAAAAGTTATTTTAAAACATGGATTGTAATGGATATCTGATTTATGTAACACTTTAGTTATATTTCCTTCTTTATCAAATATCTCTTCTCCCTCCTTTATATCCTTAATAGTTGTCCATCCGTTTTTAGTTGGAATTTTTGTATCTAGAGGGAGTCCTTTATAATCGTATATATAAATATCATTACCGTCTTTAATGAGTAAGTCTAACTGTCCTGCAATTCTTAGTATTCCATCATCTGATTTATAACTAATCATAAATTCAGGATATACTCCTTTTTCTAAATCTAACTGATAGTATCCTTTTTTGCAAGTAAACTTTCCTCCAAGTCCAAACTTTTTTAGATCTTGTTCTTCAGATTGATAATACATGTTTTCAAATTGAGCATGTATTTTTGTACCTCTTTCACAAGATTTATTTCTTTCTACTTCATACGATTGAAGTATTTCTGCCCGTTTATTTTCAAACTCTTCTTCGTTGATATTTAACTTTTCAAGTAAAGTTGGATTTCAACGTTTTGTATTTAGTAATGTAGTTTTAACAACTTTAAAAATTTCTGGTTCTACTAAAGCTTCGCAAGCTTTATATGCAGATCAGAATGCTGAATCAAACTCATTAACATATTTATGTATCAATGTTGTTACAGATACATAAGGCTTATTATCATATTTATCTAAGTACAGATGTTTTGCATCTGAATAAATAACATCTTCTGTTTCTTTGTCTACTTGATATCCATTAACATATTTTTCCTTTACATTACTTAATTTTGGCATTGTTTATTATATTTGGTTTTATATATTGTTCTATTATTGCTCCGTATCTAATTAAATTCTCTTTAATAGTACTATCTTCATATCCTACTTCGTTTTCTTTTTCTCAAGTGAATCCTAAAATTCCTGTTGGAGTTCCAGTATCATCTTTTAGTAGAGTACATGCTAAATATTCTACATTATTTTTTCCAAATTGATCATATATTACATGATCTATTTGTTCTAAAGTAGTTAAGTTACCGATAAACTGATTATGTGTTTTTAAATAATCAGGAAGATTTAATCAACTAAGATGAAAATTATCATATTGTTCTCTGATTGAGTGTGCGTTTTCTCCACATAACTCAAATCGCATAGAACCATATAATCAATCAGAAATACCATTGTGATATTGTATTACTCATACTCTATCTGCACCTGACATATATAATAGTCTTGGAAGTAGATCTTTAACTTTCTTATCATCATCAATCCTATTTAACAATTCTTGTGAATGTTTCTGACTCATATATTCTGAATACTTATCAAATAAAAATGTTGGATCATAACATATTCTCAAAGTAATACTTAACATAAACATGATGATTAAGGCTTTAAAGATACTACATACTCCATAATCTCTAATATACTGTAGGATAGTCCCCAGTCATGAGAGTCCTGAGCTTAAATCGTGTTGTTTCTTAGCCATATCTAATTCTTTAAATTATTGTATAATTTTATTTAGATGATGCAAATATATAATAATTTTTTTGTATATCCAAATAAATCAGTAAAATGTTTGTATTTAAATAAATAAATAACTATATTTGCACAAATAATGTGCATATTCAATTATTAATATTATAATTATGAAATATAACGATGAAATTTTAAACAAAATTGCGCAGGCATATAGTAAACCTGCAGATGAAAAAGGTAATCTAGATAATATTATGTTAGGTTATCTTGAAATGATGAAGAATGGTAGTAAAATCCATATTAAACCAGAAAATAGAGGTAAATTTAATGCTACTAAAAAGAAGACAGGTAAAACTACTGAAGAATTAACACATAGTAAAAATCCAGTAACCAGAAAACGTGCTATTTTTGCTCAGAATGCTGCTAAGTGAAATAAAGGTAAAAAATAAAGGTATGATAAAACAATTTATCTTTCAAAACAGAGAGGGGGGTAAAAAAATAAATAAGTCTTATTTTTATTTTTATGGCCCAAATTATACAGTTCCAAAAATTACAGATTCAAATATTGAAACCTTACGCACGACTAATTACTTATTTGGGGTTTCATTTGATTATCCTTTAGATTATGATGATCAAGAACAATATTTTAAAATAACTGTAAATTTAACATTTACTTATTTGGGAGTTGATACTCTACTACCTGTAAACTATACTGTATCTGTGAGAACAATAGAAGATACAGGTATTGGTTTCGATCATAAGAATTTTGCTATACCTGTAAACTTATCGGTTCCAATATCTTCATTAGAACGTATGACGTTTAATTCTGCAACTATTGAAATATGTAACCCTAATCCAAAATACGATTATATAGCTCCCACAGAGTTTTCTACATCAGGAGAATATATTGCAGTAAACACTAATCTTTATATGGATAATAGTCAGTTTGGAAGTTATCAAGGAATGTTTAAAGCAGATTTATATAATTCAAGTGTAGGAATATTAGTAGTAAACAATCCTATGACTTTAGAATTTAGTGCAAATAGCAATCCATATATAAGTAAACTACAAACTAATTGAGCTAAACGTGCAGATTTAGTTTCTAGTATGACAAGACCTCAACTTGATTTAAGATGTGTAGATAAAGATGGAATGGCTTCTAATATGTATATGGGAGTAAGTTGTTCAGTAACTTCTTATTATTTTGGAGGGGAAATAGATACTATACTTAGTGCAGTTGAACAGATAGGAATACCTATTATAACTGGACAAACTGTAGTAAGTGGAGATTTAAATTATATAGACGAAAGTCTGGTAGGAGATTATCTCATATATAATATTAACACATACCTTCAATAATGATAAATAATTTAGAGATATTAAAACCTATTCTTCACTTTGAAAAAGATTATTATGTAAGAGTAATAATTCTTTCAAGATTGAAAGATGGTCATTCTACTCAAAAAAGAATCTGTAAAGATTTATTTTTTGGTTCATTTGAATCATTAAAAGAAACTATGCCAGATATAATCAAAGTTGCAGAAGAATACTACGCTAGAGTATATATTGATACTGTTTCAAAAAGATTGTCCTCTGGATTTTTATCTCAGATAGAGTGAGAGCGGTTTAAAGTTTTTGGAATTAAACCTCAGCTAAAAGATATTATTATAAATGAAGATTTTTATGGTTTATATGATGCTGATGAATATTCTGAGAATGCAAACAAAATAGTGGCCTCTATATCTAAAGAACTTAACTTTACTCCTTTAATTATAAAATCTTCAAATAAAGGAGAGCATTGATTATATAAAATTTCAGAGCTTTATACAATGTTAGATAAAATTGAAGATAATTATATTAGAAATAAGATTTTTATAGGACATGCATGAGCATGCTTATATAATCCATGTACTAATTAATATGCAAGCAAATAAATATTTTCAAGTAAAAGAATTAGTATCATCTAAAATATATAATCAATATGGTGATGATGCTATAAAATTTCTAGATCCAAAAGCTCTTGAAGCTTTAGAGAATGTTAGAGAAATTCTAAATGTTCCTCTTATATGCAATAATTGATATGCAGGAGGATCTAGAAATTATAGTGGTTATAGAGAACCTGGATGTGGAGTTGGTACTCCTACAGGCTATCATTATAAAGGTCAAGCGTTTGATTTAATATCAACTAAATTAACTGCTAAAGAGATGAGAGAAATTCTCGAAAATAATCAAGATAAACTTAGATATCCTATACGAGTAGAAAAATGAGACAATAAAGGTGAAATCTCTTGATTACACATTGATATTTCTCCAAATACACATGGGAAAAAACTATACTTTTTTAAAGCATAACATATGAAATGATATATTAAACTATTAAGATGGATCTGGGAGTTCCCACAGTGTCTCCTAGGTCTCATCTTAACCAAACTCTATAATGTAGAGTATAAAGAAACATACAAACAAATTCCAATTTATGCTGGCGACTTTCCTGGAGGTATTTCATTAGGATTATATATTCTAATGGGTGAATCTGCTAGAAAATATAATAGAAACAGCATTAAAGATCATGAATGAGGCCACACAAGACAGAGTATTAGATGAGGATGGCTTTATTTACCTGGCCCTGGTTTATGCAGTATTTGCTGAGTAGGTCTTAGAAGAATTAGTGCTAAACTTAGAGCTAAAAGTTATTATTCAGTTTGGCCAGAAAATCAAGCTGATAAGTTTGGAGGAGTTCCTAAACGGTAATAACTATGAATGATTTATTAGAAAATGCAAAAAGGAATTCCAAGATAACACTCGAAGAATTCTTTTTTGAGTTTTATAGTAAAATTCTTGAATTTGAACAAGAAACAAAAATAAAAGAAAATGAAAACATTTATATCACAAAATATAAACAAGATTAAATTAGCACCATTTCCTGAAAGTATAGTGTTAGTAGCTACCTGCACGTATCATGAGGGTAATGATGAGTTCCATGCCATATTACAATTAGCAAAACCTACAGATTTAGATTCTTCAGGAAATTATAATACATTAACTGCAGTTGCAGCACCTTATAATGTTAATGTTATAGAAGAGATTCAAAGAAGTTGAGGCATTTTTGGATATCCGATTGCTTTTAATATAACAGAATTTCCTGATTCTGAATTTAGAAATTTTCTTTTTACAGGAGACTCTGTTATACAAGAATTAGATACTCCTGTAGATTTATTTAATGGCACTAATGGCTTTAGTGGAAATCCAAAGAATTATTCTTTAGCAGCATTTGCATCATTTACTTTTATGCTGGGAAATAAATATTCAGAAGAATGTGTTATAATGCCTGCAGATTGGAATCAATGAATAGGTGAGTCTGACCTAATGATAAGAGCAGGTTCTTCTACATGTCATTTTGTAATTAGTAATGCAAGCTCTTATACATGTATGCAGAACCTTATAAATTATTCAAATGAAGGGTTCTTTATGATATTTACAGAATCAGAAGATCTTGGAAATAATACTAAACTATTTGCACAAGATATAGCTACTCTTAATGATGCTACAGTATATTCTGTTGGTGCTACATTTATTGTAACAAAGAAATAGTGGATACGAAGGAACTTTAACTGCATTCCCAAATACATAAGAAGCAAAATTATACTTAATAACACAAGATGGAGGAGCTATTTCTGAAGAACTATCCTTAAATAAAGGAATGTATTCTGATTTCTTACCTGTATCTTATCCACCACAAGTATATCAATCTTGAGGACAAAATGCAAACTATTATTTAGCGAAAGAGGAAGAAGATCCTATATTAATAAACCCAGAACTGACCTATTTTATATTTATTGCAATATGTGGTATAGAAGGATGGTATAGAAGGATGGTATAGAAGTACTTGGAATGGATAATATAGGAAGAGTTAATGTTACAATAAGAAATATAGATACAAACGAAATAGAAACACACAATGATGTTGATTGTCATCTAGTTATGTCTTCTTCATGAGGATTTGTAACTGCAGTCAGTCTTCCAAAATGAGAAAACGTAGAGATTAATTTCGAAGTATTTAGTGTAGAAATGAGAACTTAAAACAAAAGGAACCCAATTGGGTTCCTTTTTTATTATATTTTATATTTTCCCCTAAATGGAACAGGTTCTAAGGTTCCAATATTTGTTAGGCCTATAAATTGTCCATTTAATTGTATCTGGGTCGTTCAGGCAGAAGTGCTACTTGGGAATTCATATCTAAGATTATACCCTAAATATTGGTCTTTAAAAGTCATAGATTCAACTGCTTGGTTATATATATTACTTCTAGGATCAAAGAAGAACATTAAAGTTTTACCATCTATAGATAACATCGTAAGAGCACTTACAATATCTCCATCAGTAGTTGTTAAAGTTAATGTAACTTTAGTTTTACTTATATTATTATTTCAGAAATTAGTTTGAACCTCTTTTCAACTTAAAAGTTCATCTGGTGTAGAATTATATAAGTAAGCGTCATCAAAATTCATACAAACAAATCCAGAATAAAGATTCTGTCTATTTAATATATTAGAAGACTCTTTTGGAGTAATATATATATTTAATGGAATTGTAGCAAAAAATGCTCCAGTTTGTTCTCTTACTATATTTTCTCCAGCTGGTAATGTTACAGTTTTTATAGTAATTGCACCTTCAGTTCCATAAGTTAGTTTACAGGTTGTTGATTCGGTAACACCTAGACTAGAATTAAGGTTGAAATTAACATATGAACTAGTTGGCTTATCAATAGAATTATAAGTTAAATAGAATACATTGATAGGAAGTTGATTAATTGTAATAGTTAGATTTTTTCTAATAACTCCAACATCCGTTAGAACATTAAAATTAATCTGTGGACTAGATGCAGTGCCTGATTCAATATAAGCATAATTTGTAATATCTGTTCCATCCATATATACAGAAGATTGAATAAAACTCTTATAATCATCATTATAATCAGGATTCATCCACTTTAATTGAAGACCTCAAATAGAAGTTAATATATTTTTTGGAACTTCAATTGTAAAATTCGTTATTAACTCATTATTTCATCTCTTTAAAAGGTGCTCCGCATTAGTTTCATCAACGTATACTAATTCTGATACTCCTTTACTAAAAACTGTTGCTCCTATTTCATAACTTATAGTAGTACCCCCCCCCCCAGTGATATTTTGTGATATAAACTGTTTAATCATCTTCTTTATAATATTTTCCACTAATTATAAAGGATACTAAACTCAGCAATGCATATAAAGGCACTGCTGAGTTTAGCGTACTTAAAAAGAATAATGCCATAAACATTAATCCTAATATGTAGAATATTTTATATATTTTCATTACTTATCTTTGAAATACTTATCATAAACATTCTTTGCATACCAGCCACAACCTACACCTACAGCTAAACTTACAACTGCAAGTAATAGACTACTAAAGCTCATTGCTGATACAATACCACAACCTGCCAATACTAAAGCAATTATAATTGCGGCAATAATTAATTTTGTTTTCCAAGTCATTGTTTTCATTTTATTTATATGTTAAATTATCATATGTTTTACCACTTTCAGAAACTATATAATTTTTCTGATTTTTATATAATGGTAATATTTCATTATTTCAAGATACAAAAGCATAAATATCTCCATAGAACGGATGTTCTTTTAAACCTTTTTCAAATTCTTCTGGAGAATTTTCTTTTGTAACTAGTGTATATGAATCTCCTAAATTAAAATTCATTTCAACACCTGTTTGTGTAATTTTTCTTAATGTAAACATGTATGTATATATTTATGTATTTATCAGTTTATTTTAAATATATTAGAAATATTCAAGTATAAACGTCATCTGGAATATCAATTATAACATCACAAATTGTGGCATCATCTATTTCTTGATGTTCCTGTTTTAATAGTTCCATAATTGAAACTACTTCTTTCATTGGATTTAATATAGAGTTTTCACTACCATTAGATCCATTATTTAAAACTGCATAATATACTTTTGAATCTTTAATAAAAGTTACAGCTGCATTTTTATAAAAACCATAATCTTTTAATTCAATTTTTGGAGTATCTTTATCTTGCAGTTTTGTTATTACTTTATCATATAACTTATTGTCCATATATATATTTATCTGTTAAGCTGTACCTAGGCTGTTGATTCACATAAAATCTTGCAACTTCTTTCCTAGCGTCCATCTTTTCGCTTCCTGTTCTTGGACGGCAGAATCTCTTTGCTAATATTTCTGTTGCACTATCTATATCCTCCGCATTTAAAAATTCATCTAATTTTCTTTGCCCTAGCCATACATCAGGATTTTTCAATTCGTGAATCAAAAAATCTACTTGTCTTTCAAATTCATTTTTTGCAGTAGAAGACTTAAACTCTTTTAGATTATTTTTACGTGTAGAATCTGTTCATTGCAGAAGACCATATCCATTTCCCCCAGTCTCTTTTTTATTTTCATCTAGCTGCCCTTCAATAAACAACGAACCTAAAATAGCTGAAGCTTGCATTCTAGTATATCCGTTTGCAAGAAGTTTATTATATACATAATTTATTTTATCGCTTTTTGAATTATATACATCTCTACTTACTTCATCCTCGAAAACATCATGTTCTATAAATCCAGGATATTTCTGTTTGTATGTAGTTGTAAAATTTTCAGCAAGTTTTTCATTAGGAGCTGTCACATAATTGCCTGTCTCGTATGCATTAATGATTCCTGCATTATGCGAATAAGGAGGTCTTGTATAATCTATTAGTTTTTCATTAACTTTCTGAACTTCTGGATAGATAATAATTTTATTATCTATTTCTCCATATCCAAGTTTATGCGTAGCTATAGAGTTAGGATTCTCTCAATCTACAATAGATTCCTTATTTTCATCTCTTAACCTATCTCAAAATTCAGGTCTAGAAACATTATTTCTTTTAGCTCATGCATATTCTCCGTTTTTATCTTGCATTCATATACGTGTAGAGCGATTCATTAATTTCCCAGATGGTTCTTGATACTTAGGTATTTTTAACCCCAACTGAGCATATAATGTAGTATCTTTCTTTTTAGTAGGCGCTTGAGCTACATTATTAAATAAATAAAGTAAGAAATCATCACTATATCTATTCAATAAATTATATGTATTCTCTTTATTATAATGTGGAGTAACTGTAGACTCTTCAGGTACAATTTTATATTCGGGATTAAATGGTTCTGATTGAATTATCTTTCCATCTTTATCAAATTGTGATACTGAGAAACTACCTTTACCTTCTGAATTTTTAAGTCTATTTGTAAGAGTATAATGATCTAAATGTTCCTTCTTAATATTTTGTATTTCTTCTTTAGTAAATTTATGATTAGGATCTGCATTAATACTATATCTTAACTGCATTAATCTAGCATAAATTTCTTGAGGATTATCTAAATATTCATCAGGAACGATTGTTTTATTATCATAGACAGTATCTCCAAAATTATCTTGATACTTCTTAATTACTTTCTCTTGTGCATCAGGTAAACTACTATGAGTTCATTCATGAATTGCAGTACTAGTTGATCCATCTGTTAAAAATATTCTTCTACCAAACGGATAATAAACTCCTGAAGCATTATCAGGGACTTTACTCGGATTTATCTTTGCTCTAGTAAGATCTAAATTTCTTTTAAGTGCATTAAATACTAAAGATTCAGTTACAGGGAGAGGAATTGGTAGAACTTGTTTAACATTTTGTTTTACTAAACCTTTACGTGATTTATATCAATCTTCAAGCCACTGTTTTCCTTCTTGAATTCCTCCTTGTTGAAATTTTAATACTCCTCCATGTTTAGCAGAAGCTATAACTTGATTTAAAATATTTGCATATCTTGGATCTGTAGCATATCCTCCTCTATGAACTCTATTTGCAAATTCTTTTATATCTCCAGAGAATGCGTTATAACGTTTATTATTTAATAGATCAATTTTAAAGTTTGCATAATCTTCAAGTGATTTGAAATTTCTAAATTGATCATTTATATAAACATCCTTACCATTAATAACTTCTCTAGTTCGTTTAGTTGTTCCCTTTCCTTTAATACCTCCAAAATTATATGATCCTGCAGGTTTAGAACCTCAAGCTGATTCTAATCCGTCTTGTGCTACTAATGATTTAGCAAATGCAGGATTTAAACCTTTTGATTTTAATAATCTTTCATAAATAGGAAGCATTGTATCTTTGAAATCCTTTTTAGAATTGAATTTATGAACTGTAGTTTCTTGAACTATTGGTTCTGGATTTCTTATCTCTTCTACTTGAGATTGTACTTCTGTCTCTGTATCATCTTCCAAAGGTTGAGAATATCTGGGTTTATATACAGGTATTTCAAGATTTGGAATTTGAATATTAATATCTCCTAAAGCACTATCTCGTATGAATGGTCTGTATGTGATATCGTTCATAATAATTGTTTTATATTATTTTGCAAATATATACATTATTTTTATAAATCACAAATTACAGCACCTATTTCTGGATCTAATTTACAACGATTTGGATTCTCTAATTCAGAAATTCTAGATGTTAAATTATCTACTTTATTTTCTAATTCAGAAACTTTAGATAATAAATAACTTGTTACGCTTTCTAAAGCTGCGATTCTTTGTTCTAATTCATTTTTTAGATTAGTTACTGTAGTACCTACTGAGTTTGCCATAGCACTCGCTACCCCTATAGTACTTGCCATACCTATATATGGATTAGGTGTTGTATTAATTATACTTCCAGGAAATGAAATAGTACCCGACAAATCTGCTGTAGTCTTATCTGTTATAGTCATATTTGTTGTATCCATATTATGCAAAATTAAAATCAGAATTAGTATTTAATCTACTTAAAAGTTTTTCATTTTCTTGTTTTAATTTCATAATTTCCTTACGTAGATTTTTAATATCTTCTGAATGTTTTTCAATCTGTTCTGAATGTTGATCTACTTTTTGATTTACAAATAAGATTGCTTGACATACTAAAGATAAATCAATAAGTTTAGCAGATTTACGTAATCCTGATATTTTATCTAAAGCAGATGTTCTACTTGTAATTAAAATACCTTTATCTTCTAATTGTCTAAATACTCTAGTTAATACTTTAGTACTTATGTCCATTTTTGCTGCAAGTTCTTTATTAGTTTTAGTTGTAATAGCAAATTGTCCATCATTTGTACTAGTGTATTGTTGCATTGCTAATAGAACTCCTTTTTCTTCAGGAGTAGTATTCTCAGCATCCATAAACTCGTAAGTAAATCTTTCAAAATATCTTCCCGATTTTTGAATCTCATAAATATTACTCCTACCTTTTTTCTTTTCTAGAATTTTAATTTCACCTGCTGCATTTAGTTTTTTAATACTACTTTGCACTGTATTAATAGATACTCTTGCTAATTCTGCAAGAGTTCTTAGTGAAACAAAAGTTTGGAATGTATCTTTATCCATATTTTTTCTCATATAACCATAAATGAGATAATCAGTAGGATTCATTTTAATTTCTTTTGCAACCCCCAAATCATGAGGGACTTGAATGTGTTGTACTTTATTATCCATAAATTAATATTTTTAATATTACAAAGATATAACATTTATTTAATATTACCAAATATTTATACCAATATTTATTTAAAGTGTATAAGAATTTGATATAGTACATTCAATTTAAAAATAGCCCTGGGAGATACACTAAGGTGTCGTTTTTGATACACCTATTTTAAAAAAGTGCCCTGGGAGATACACTTATATGCCCTGGGAGATACCTATCTATATATGTTCTCGCTTCGCGGAGGCGCTCGAACAGATCTATATACCTGTTGGGTTGTTTAAACAACCCCCCCCCATTGAGTTTAGAAAAAGAGATTTGTGTATGGATATCATGTATACATACGAATATTGTATATATTGTATACACATATGGATACTCTATTAAAACTCCCCCTGGGGGTTTCAGATGGAAAATCGAAATTTTTTCGAGTAAAATATTTCTGACAAAAGTTCTATTTTTAGAAACCAAAGCATCTGAACTGTCTATATGTTAAACTTTTTCATCTAATACCATTATGAAAAACATCGCACTTATCAAATCGATCGTCGCTACTTCCATTTCGTCGGCAAACCCTGCTGAGCTCACTGAGCACATAGCAGCTCTCATTCAGGCTCATCCTGAAGAGACTCGAGAGAACGCGCTTGCCATCCTCACTGGCACTGCAGAACTCACGGTTCGTCCTGTAGACCAGGTTGAACTGACCTGCAACAGCAGCAACTACACCAACCTCTCGTTCATGGGCGAGCCTACCGTAAATCTGCTCGAAGGAACGGTTTGTTGCTCTATCAACTACACACGAACCGAAACTCGCTGGTACAAGACCGAGGAAGACGCCAATGCTGGAAGGAACGGCAGCTACAACCATGACGACTATGTCATCGCGCGCGAGAAAGCGTATAAAGACTCTACGAGTGTAACATTCGACATCCGCGAGTGGAACACTGGCAAGGTCGTGTGGAAACGCTAACCACCTCAATCTATCTCGGAGAAATCCGAGATAGATTTTTTTTTCTTTTTACCAAAATATCTGAATATTATTTAGATAGCAATAGTGCTTCTCGGAAACTCATCAAACTATCAAACCATGGTACAGACTGTTTTTCACAACCTGCTCATCGAAGCAGAATCTATGTCGGATGTTCACAATTGTGGCACTGCTCGACCTCGTTACACTTATCAGGAGCCGCTCAAGCTGCAGAACGTCGACAAGGTCACGGAAGAAGACCGTGCATTCATGGATGTTGCTCGCGATATGTGGGCAGGTGTAATCAAGAAAGGGCTTTGAGCCCTTTCTTTAATAGCTTTTGCTATGGATGACAGAACCCAACGTGTTGCAGATGAAATAGCTTCTATTGAAGCTATTTCTCACAACACTGTAAAAGCTTTATCGACTGTTACTACTCCGCTCAATGTAATTGTTGAGATGTACATTGCAGGACTCGAAGCTAAGCTACAAGCACTTCGAGCACTGGTCAAATAACAAAAGCTACTGAAAGGTAGCGAATCACTAACTAATCATTCATCTTTAACTCATCACGTTTATGAAACAATTAAAAGGCGCCAAGAGGGCCGAAATGCTGCAGGATGCAGTCAACAGGGGATTCGATGACGTAACTGTCGAGATCTTGAAGTCGAAGACTATTTTTACCCAGAACTTGCTGTTGAAGGGTGATACGGTCGAGTTTGAGGACTTCGATATCCAGCTCATCAAGCAGGGGAAGGAATTTAAGACCGTCAACAAAGACGGTGAGGAGATTACCGTTCGGGGTCTCATGATCCTTTGCTGCATCAACGGAGTGTGGCGCTGGTTCCCGCTCAGCACGTTTCAGCGCGGTTGTCAGATCGCACCTGAAGGTCGCACGGACTACATGGAGGCCATTCGCGAGAAACACGACCTCAATCTGCGCATACTCACCTGCGGTGATGCGTTGGAGGTCACCCAACTCCTCGCAGGCAAGCGGCTCAAAGTCACGGAGAACCAGTCCTTTAAGTTCCAGCGGTTCAACAAGGACCGTGAGAAGCTGGAGGGAGAGTTTGACCTCAAACCAGTCTCGTTATTCGAGGAACTGGCATAATAACTGGAGAGTGGGGAGCAATCCCTGCTCTCCTTCTTTTTTCCATCAACCAAAGCCACCAACAGGTACCAAAGCTCCCGACAAGTTCGTAGTACATCACAAGTATAAAATAAACGTGATTGTAGTACATAGAAGTTTAATTTAATTTATTTATAAAACATGAAAATTTCTGAAGTAAAAAATCTGCCGAAGATTGCAGCTCCTGGTGGGCGTGTAGTAGCAGAAGTGTCTCCCGAATTCCTGAAGGAGAAAGGTGTAGGTATCGTAACTTACGGTATTGCACCGAACGAAGTTATCGAATTTCCTGATACGGAAGCTGACATCAAACCCTTTACTCGCACCGTTCGTCCGAACAGCGATGCAGTTGAAACACTGATCGTAGTGAAACGAAACGGAGAGTTCGGGTATTTCTCGGTAGCAGCACTTCGTCGCATGGACTATAAGGGCAAGTTCGTAGGTCCTGTATGTCAGGAATTGCAGAATGAAGCAAGCGATTATGCTCGTGTAGCTAAACTCTGCGGTAAGAAGCTGACGTGCAAGGAGATGACGAAGATCAAGGTTCGTAAGTTCAACAACGGTGTCGCAACCGATGAACTGACGGAGCGCGAAGTACCCGTTCTCGAGTATGCGTAACGGTCAAATTACAGTTAAGGGGTCGTGAGTACGGCCTCTTAACTGTTTAGAAACTAATATGGGTAGAATATATGTAGCTAATGCAGATAGCTGATATAGTAATCCAGAAAGTTTCTGAGTCCTTGAAAAAGGACGGTATGACATGTGGTACATTGTACGATGTGTCCATTGTCTATAAGTCTTTGATCGGACTTATAGACCCTAGTGATGATTTGATGAGTTTAGATGATTAGTGACCGTGGGAAGAGAAGTGATGAGCTCTTCCCACATTTTTATTAAAGATTATGGATGCAATTAAAGTAATACTCGGTATAATCTTTGGCTTGATTATGCTTGGATGGATTGCTACAGTAATAGTCATGGCTTGTGGTCCTTGGGCAGCTGTAGTAATTGCCGCGATCGCTTTAACTATATATCTTAACCGAGATTAACTGCGATCGCATAGTAATAATAGTTCTTTGACATATTGACATGACAAAATGACAGAAACACCTGACAAAATGTCATGTTGTGACTGAAGTAGAAGGTGAAGTGATCGGTGTAAGTCGTTGATTATCACACTGTTATTCATCCTCTACTCTTTTTAAAACTGTCAATTTGTCAGACCAACTTCCTTCATGTAAAATATCTATTATTCTCACATTCAGAAAGTTACTCTTCAATAATAATAATTTCAATTACTATTTTGAAGTTTAAACAATCGCTTTTGGTAATATTAGTTATTTTATAATTTGACAATTCAAAGTTTCAAACTTTAAACATACATAAACTCGAAATCCTGCTGATGATTACCAGAAACTAATGTCTGGATTTACTATGATTAGTTTACCTAATGTAAGTAGGGTTTAAACGAGTATAAATAAGACCCGAAATTGGCTTTTCACACTCGTCGAATAGTGTAAGGGAGCGAAGTACAGTAGGTCGACAAGTAATGTATATATTCCTTAACTGACTGTCACAAAGGAAGTGAGTACATTATGAGTTATATTATTGCTCAAGACGGTAGTAATAATTATTTAATGAATTGTGGAAGCGATATCTTTTCCAAATCACAATGGAACTTGGAGTTTCAAACATTAATCTATATCGCGGAGTGTATTGCGCATGGTAACTGGATAACCAGCCTGGGCCACGCATAACCCAGGAGATTCAGGTTCGAATCCTGACTCCGCAACTAATTTTCTTCATTATGGCATTTTTTATCTCTTTTAATTGCTCTTGTAATTATTATAGTATGAAAACGTAAGGAATAAATATTGGATGCCGAGATGGCGAAATGGCAGCCGCAGGGGACTTAAAATCCCCTGGTCAGTAATGGCCGTACGGGTTCGACTCCCGTTCTCGGTACAAAAAATCCTATGAGTTCTGCAGAGCTTACATAGGTCGCATATGTGCCTCATCAGCCTTATGTATGAGATAATAAGAGTGATTCTCAAACTTGATTAGGAAAATAGTTTTTTCTAGTTAGTGATTCTAAGTTATCCAGTGTACAATGAGATTATATGAATCTTTTTAATAAAAGTCTAACAAAATTTTAATTTTAAATAATATGCTCTGTAAGAATAATATTTTTAAGCTTTTTGTTCAAGAATTTATTTTATTCTTGCATACCAAAGACTCTGAAGAATTTTGTAAAAGACTTTGTAAAAAGCATAATTTCAAAAAAGAAGAATTTGAGGAATATTTTAAAATAGTCCAAGAAAAATTCAATGAAATACCTAGTGATCAAGAAATTGCATCTCAAGAATGCAAACAGTCTCAAATAAAAAATCAAGTTATTGAAATACTTGAAAAAGTTATTTTAGACATTAAAACTCTTAAATAAAGTTTAACAATATCTAAAATTGTAATTATGTTCATTTCTAAGAAAACTATGCGAAAGAAAGATTTCGCATGTCTCAAAGCAGAGAAGCCGAACTATAAGGCTTTTCGCGCACCGAAAGAAAATGCGAGACACAAGTTTCAGACGCTTTTCAAAACTCCTCGTGGCTGGTTTCTCAGCATGATGCAAAACAAAAAGCGTGTGATCGGCGAAATCTCTGTTCCTGCAGCTCAGGAATGGTTCGACGAGTGTCATTTCAAATACGAAACTGGCTGGTAAGCCACCTCCTTTCTTTGTAGTTAATGAATTCATAGCGAGAACCTTTGGGGCTATCTTGCCGTGACTGAACCATTAACAACGAGCAACCCTGGCACAACTCGTAAACGCCAGGAACAGTCTATCTACACATAAGGTCTAAGGACTAATTTGTGAATATAAATCCTCCTCCCCAAGTTGAATTTTATTCCGAATTGGATAGTTAATAGAGATGTCTGCGTGAGCAGGATTGGTAGTACCCTCTATTGTTAAAACTGTTTCTTTTTGACATTTTTTATCTAAATATATAAATCTAGATTATGAAATTCGCAGTAGGCTAGCTTTAATGCTTAAAAGTTCTTAGTTTAATTTTATTTCCTCTGATTTAATTCGAGTGAACAAATTGCAGAAGTAACTCACCTGCACTAACAAGCTAGAATATGAAAGCAAGAGACGGTCCGAATATGTAGGATTTATTTTTTATTCATAATAATTTATTTGGAGAAATTAAACATAAAAATGCCTAAGAAATTAGGTGTGTTGAATAGGAAGGCACTTGTCCTATTGCACGCAAGTTAATTACGGTTATTTCTAATATATGCTAGCAACATTGATGTAATCCAATTAATATTGCCTATATAAGAGATGCGGAAGACTGTTAAGTGTCGAACTACCAAGCGGTTTAACAGGGATAGAGACTCTATGGTAACATAGAGAATTTGCTGGATAGCGTGGATTCACATACGTAAATGTGGAGCAAAGGAAAATGGCAGAATTACCAAACTTCTTTTCAATAGGGACGAAATTTATCTATAGACAATAACCAGTTAGCTCGTAATGTCTGCCTTTCAGATTAGCTAGTCTAGAAAGTTGAGTGAGTTATATAGACAAGAAAAGAAGAAAACCCTCGAGTTAGAGGTCATATAAGAATTATTATCTTACCTAGCTAGTAAGATTGATCTGTAATGTTGACTGTGGTACGACAGATGATCGTAATCTTATATGTTGATTAACCGTAACAGTAGTAATTGTAATTCTTTATTATTAAAGTTTTTACATGCTGGAGAGAAGGCAGAACTCTCTTTGGAATCTGTCGTTTAGGTATAGCTTCTTTGATCGGAAGCTATACCACTAAAATGTCTGTAATTGCACTTTTTCATTTTAAAGAGAGTTTCCGATCTCTATAAAAATCGGATTCGCTCGGTTCGTCTAGTTGGCCTAGGACGCAAGATTTTCATTCTTGAAATCACGGGTTCGAATCCCGTACCGAGTACATAAAATTGAAATCTAAAATTGACTAAAAGAGTAATGGAAGTATATTTTGAAGGTACTATAGGTATCCGAAAATGGTCGCGAACTCGAAAGAATCGCATCTCTACACTTGAAGAACTTACTAAGTTAGTAATCAAACACGAACCTCGTGAATTAACTATTCACATCAATTCACTTGGAGGAAGTACATATCAAGCTTTAGCTATTTACTTCTATCTTCTTTCTCTTAGCATTCCAGTTACTACTTTTTGTCATGGTCAAGTGGCTTCTGCAGCAACTATTATTGCTCAAGCAGGAAAAAAGAGATATATGGATAAAGATGCAGAAATCCTTATTCATACTCCTCGGATTAATACAAGTAATGCAATTACTTTCAGACTTTTAGGTATTATTAAAGAAGATCTTGCATTTTCTAATAAAATACTTAAAACTATATTCAAAAGAAAATCAGCTTTAACTGAAAAACAAGTTGAAAGAGTCATGCACTTACAAAATGAAGAAGGCGTATGGTTGAACTACGAAACTGCACTTCAGTTTAAGTTGGTTGATGAACTTGAAGAATAATATGTATTTTCCATAGTTAGTAGCTGGATCTTAGTGAGAGTGAGCTACCTCTCTGAGCTTAACTAAGATCCATTTTTAGAAACCCCTGTTTGCATTTGATTATATAACACACCTAGTTCCATATAACTTTTCAGTTGGCATTAGTTAGATGAAAACTACGATTTTAATCCAGCGAGCGATAGTGTGGTTGCCATGACCTGGAGATTTTTAAAACCCTCTAAGTTTAACAATATCTAAAATTGTAATTATGTCTAAAGATCTTTTTTCAAGTCGTACTCCCTTTGAAAAGTGTTATCTCGTAGAAAACGTAAAACATCTTTCGTTCATTCCAGGGAATCGTACCCTGAGAACAGCTCACGTAAATCGAATCTTCAAAGCTTTTCTCGATGGAGAGTGGATGCCGCCTATCTATGTTTCTGCAGACGGTGAAGTTCTCGATGGTCAGAATCGTCTCGCAGCATTTCGTATGCTGAAAGAGAAGTATCCGCAGAACAAAACTGCAATTCGAGTGATTATTATCAACTCGGATGCATCTCCTCTGAATCTCGCAATCAAGTTCAATGCAGGACATGCAAACTGGGTAATCACTGACTACATGAAAGCTTATCTGGAAAAAGGTCTTCATGGCTATCAGCAGCTCCAGGATTTCACGAAAGCTTTCCCTGAGTTCGAATTCAAGGCAGCTATTCAACTGATCAAGGGTTCGCACTCTTCGAGAAAGTTCAATAACGGTCTCTTAGAGATCTCTAACGAAGAGTACATGGAAGCATGTAAGAAAGCTGCTGCTCTCATTCAGATCGCAGAAAAGTTGAACAATAAGATCGTCCTTCGACGAGACATTGTTCTCGCTTTCTATCATGTCTGGAACAAGATTCCTAATATTCAAACGTATCTCAAACGTATCGGTAATCTTCAGGTTCCGAGCGTTGAGAATCGTAAGGAGTGGGAACTTGCATATAGTGCTCTGTTGCGATAATTTCTGGTTTTTATTTGTTAATCGGCACGTTAATAGAGTTTACTCTATGCCTACTACCACTTGAAGGTGTGATTAACAAGGGTCGCCTAGCGTCCTTGTATGAACGTAGGTCGGTGATGGTCACTATCTCAGCCTCGCCATAACAACTTTAAGAAAATGAATAATTTAGGTAAAGCTATAGGATTAATTCTCTTCATGGGAATTATTCTGACTTCCTGTTTATTACTTGTTTCTAAACCTAAAGATCAAGTAGTAACTATTACAGAGTTTCCTCAGGATGGAGTAAAAGTATCTAAAGTAGCTCCTATTTCTGAGTTCGAACGTAATCAGATTACAATATCTGTAATGCATGAACTTGATTCACTCGATAATATTTATCGAGTAGAAGCAGGTATGCAAAAGATTCCTGCTGAAGTATTCGATAACTACTGTATTGAAGTAATGAATCACTACAAAGGTCAGATTCGAAGTATCTTTTATGATCCTTTGGAAAATCCTCGTATAAAAATCAGATGGGTTAATTAACTATGATTATTTCTTGTATTACAACAGCTTCTAATAAAGCTGTACTCATTAAAGGAATTCCTTTTCGGATTGTTCAAATTAAAGGCTTTGTTGTAAATACAGAGACAAATCAAGTTCTTCACATTTGCATTAACAGATTGTATGATTTGTTAATGACTTGTTGTTTATACGAAAAAGTCTTTACAGAATAATGTAGGAAGTTGTATCTATAATTAATAATAAATAAATTAACAGTATGAAGGGTGGAAAACCTGGACTGAATGTCCGTCGCAAAGGTGCTCTTGCTCGCCTAGAAGCTACGTATGAAGCTTTCAAAAAAGCAGGTGAAGACAAAAGGAATTTGATTACGGGAAAGATTATTCCCTACGATCAGGAAATCGCACGCATGGAGCGTGAGATGGCAACACTCAAATCTCGAATCTATAACTAACAAGAAAGAAAATGTCAACGATTGGACAGGTAAGACGTATGCTTCGTATTCAGGCACTCGAAGCTGCAAAACGTGAGGATTATCGGACACGTACTCGTGTTCAGAAAATCTATATCAAGGATAAGATTACGAGGAATATCACTATAAAGGAGATTACTCATTTTCCTAAGAAGGAAGAGACTCCTGCAGAGGTAGAAACTCAGGTAACTGAATAAAATTACGTATACTTTCAGGCTTCAGTAAAAGATTTGGTGAATTTAGATGATTCCACTGCTGTACAGAATTTTTCTGTTAGGATAACATAAGGCAGCATAATTGATTCTAATACTTGCATACTTGAGAGTTCGAACTGTATCAATGACCAAATAAGAGATACAGATTTTTTAAATAGGCTGCAACCTATTTGAGACGCTAACGGATATTATTATGATGTTGTTGCAGTAAAACATATAGTAAGAAGGTTAGTGAAAAGATGTGAATAGCTCAGTTGGTAGAGCGGCAGGTTGTGCTGAGGGTCGCAGGTTCGAGTCCTGTTTCACATCCAAAATTAAAAATTAAAATTATGTTTTGGTTTATATATAAAATAACTCTCGTAGTTATTGTAATGATGATAATTGCAGTATACTTTAAAAATCGAGAACTTTTCAAGTCGCAAATTTTTAACTTATTTACGACAGGAGAATTTATTATCTTATTGACTCCCATTATCAATACACTTCTTATTATTTATGGTGTATATAGAGCCATTCAAATTACAACTAAAAATGATAGGGAGTAAATATTGTGTAGAATATTATTTTTATGACGAGGATAATTTACCAGTTCAAAGTTTTGCTTTTGTCATTGCAACTTCTGATGAGGAAGCAATACAAAAAGCACAAAATTATTCTACAAGTAAAATAACAATTATATCTTGTACTAAATACGCTTAGGCATGGAAGATATTGAGACGAATGATATTGGGCAATCTTTAGTAGATGAATTTGTCGATGATAATGCTATTGAAGCTCAAGAAAAATAGCCTACGGACTTAAGAGGGTTAACACAAACCTAAACTATTATGGATAAACCCATAATTCAATTATAATAAGCCTATAATGAATTTGAGGGGAGTTAAGGCAATTCTGAATAATTAAAACCAGCCGTATCCTAACTTCAACATGGTCTGTCAGTTTAGTGTTGAAGGAATAAGTTCTGTAATTATTTAGGGTGAACCATTTGAAGAAGTTGTAATTCTTCTACGATGACTTGTGTCGTATAATAAAAGAACAAGATCTATGTACAGTTGCATGGATTACTCCGTGAGATTCGGAGAGTTAAACTGCAGGTCAATAGAAGTGGTTAATCTATTGATGAGTCCTTTGTCTACTAAGGGAGTCTACTCGTTATAAGTTTAGAGGGAAGGAGTAGAATAACTTGAGTCGAGGCCATGAGTATTTAGTTAGCATGAGTTATATTATCCCAGATTAACAAATGTGTAAATACAAAAGGTACAGCAAGGATATCTCTAATTGAATAACTTTACTTCTAAATTCTGTAGTTTAGGTTTAGAGATCTTTTAATAGGGAAAGCCAGCTTATTATAACGAAATTAATACCACTGCAAGGGCATGCGTTACAGAGTGGTATTTTTAATAGAATGTGTTAAATATTATATAACTGATAACAATGGGAGTAGATGCTTAGTTCTACAAAAATCTCTATCTGATAAGCTTATGATCCTGCCAGTGATTAAGTAAAACAGAGATGCCTTGGCAGAGGCTGCAACGGCTAGCAGATCATAAGAGATCCTAGTATCGGGCGGAGGGAAGTTGCATACGTAAGTACCTCTAATTTTTTAAATCCTTCTGATCAAGCCTATGAGTAGATGAAGGTGCATAGTGACAGTAGGCTGCTTGATCTATGTTTAAGGTGGTTGACTAAGAGACGAATGCAGTAAAAGACTGGCCCGAGAAGGTCAGTAGAGTAGGGGCGGAGCCTACCGTAGTCACAATGAAAAACGAAAAGATTAAGTTGTCGCAAGGAAACTTACACTTAGTAGTTTATAAGAGCAAACAGACGTCAAGCAATGTACAGATTAAATGATGTTTGGGAAAATAGAAACTATTAGTAGCTGTAACTACGAATGTTTGATGTAGCAGTCAATTGCATATGAGAGGTCATATGATTGATAGCCAAATGAATATCTGCTCTTATTGATAAACATGCCTGTACAAGTAATATCGAAGGTTGCACACGGATGATACGAAGGTTAAAGAGCTGGTGCAATAAGCTCATAATTAGAATTTATCTAGCTGGAATGTTTATCACTTTTTACCTATAACACTTTGATCGGTGTTATAGGTCCTAGAAAATAATAGAGATAGGTGGCAAAGTCTGAAGATTCGAAAGAATATATGGCAACAGTACCTAGCTGTAGGGTTGTAACCATTGTGAGGTCACATTTTAGATGATCCAAACGTACAGTCTATCTCTTTTATTTTTTTAAGAAAATAATTATGGTAAAAATATGAAAAAGTTACTCATTGTACTCGCATTATGTGTATTTGCAGTATCTTGTTGTGAAGTAGACCACAACAATTCTCAGAAAAAAGAACCAGAAAAGATTACTGCAACTTCCTTTAAAGTTTATACACAAAGAGGAGGTCTTGTTTGTGAATACTATGAATTCATGTATCATGGGCATAAGTATATTACAAACTATAGAGAAAAATTTTTACTTCATTCTCCTGAGTGTTCTTGTCAGTATTAGTTTATGGAAAATAAAAGTTTACGAGCTCTTGCAATATTTATTATAATAGGTTTTGTCTTTATAGTAAATTTTGCTTTTTTTGGAGTTCAAGGTAGAATTACTGAAGACTGGACAGATAAGTTTACAAAAGAGATTAACTATCTTGAATATAAGGTAGATTCTTTAGAAAAGGTAGTTAATAGTAATCTTACACATCGTCGTGATACATTAATCATTGATGTACGCCCTCAAACAATCAAAATTTATCAACCTAATGGAAATAGTATTAATAATAATTCTAGTATTGCTAGTACTCCAAGATGACGATTAAACTATGTGGTTCTTTAGATTTGCAATTATTCTCTTAGAATTTTTATTTATTTTTTATTATACTGCAGTTGTTTTTCAACTGTTAGATGTATGGAAAATAACTAATCGTAAGATAACATGGAAGGCTATTATACCTTTCTATTACTTTATTAAGAGGTAGAAAATATATGGCGCCTCTATTTATAATTCTTGTAATCTGTTTATTGATATTATTAATAGATTGCTTTAAAAACAAAAGAAAACATTAATCACTTTATAAAATCATATGAATTTAAAAAAGATTATTGCTGTCTTCGTGGCAGTGTTCGCAGTTTTCTGCGTTGTGTTTCTCGGTAAGATTGGAGAGGATGTGAAGAACGAAACTATTGTGGTCAACCAGTACCCCCTTACGGGTAACATGGAGTATTGGACGACGCCTGGCTTCCACTGGCAGTGGTGGGGTAAGACGACGGTCTATTACAAGACTCAGCAGCTCTGGTTCGGATCTGACAACGATGCTGGTCAACAGATAGGAAGTCCTATTCCCGTGATCTTTAATGATGCGTCGGATGGTATGGTGTATGGTTCACTTCGAGTTAAACTCCCTACTGATCCTAAGTATCTAGCACGTATTCAGACGGATTATAACGGTATGGATAGGCTTATTAATGACCTCGTTCGGCCTACTGTTACCAAGGTTATTTATGCGTCTGGTCCTCTGATGTCTGCATTTGAATCTTATGCTGAAAAGAAGAACGACCTTATTGAGTATATCACTGACCAGCTCAATAATGGTGTATACAAAACTTCTGTAAAGCGAGTTGAGATTCTGGATGCAATTTCAGGAGATAAAAAGCTGGTTAATATTGCAACTCTTATCCCCGATTCTCTCTCTGCTGGTGGATACAAACGTAGTGAATCTTCGCCGTTTGCCTACTATGGTTTAGAGATCGGTCAGGTAGCAGTTTCTAAAATTGACTATTCTGAAACAGTTAAGAAGCAGATTGCTCAGCAACAGAAAGCAAACATGGATATCCAGACTGCAAAGGCGCAAGCCGCTGCTGCTCAACAGGATGCAATTAAGGCAGAGGAGCTTGGTAAAGCTGCTGCTATGACTGCAAAGTGGGAGCAGGAAAAAGTAAAAGCAGTCGAGGTAACTAAGGCTCAACAGGCTTATGAAGTAGCATCACTTGCTGCTAAAGAAGCTATGGAAAATGCAAAGAAAGTGAAGGCTGAAGGTGATGCAGAAGCATTCCGTCAGGCAGCATTAGTACGTGCAGGTCTTAGTCCTAAGGAAAAGGCAGAGATTGAGATGCAAACGAAGATTGGTGTAGCTGAAGCTTTATCGAAGCTGGAACTTCCTAAAATTGTTATGGCTGGTGGAAACACTAGTAATAGCAATGCTGCCATGGATGCGATGGGACTTAAGATGGTATCGGATCTTGTAGATAAGATGTCGAATTAAGTTCTTTAAGGCTAGGGAGGAGCCTACGGCAATCCTCCCAACAAACAGAAGTAGTTCAATGGTAGAACGTAACACTGATAAGGTTAAAATAGGGGTTCGATTCCTCTCTTCTGTTCTAATTTAACAGTATAATGTTTAAGAATATGTTAAAGTTTAGAGGTAAACAACTTGCAAGTGGTGCAGTTGTAAATGAAAGGATGTACTATTATGTTCTTGATGCACTTGATAGTAATAAAGACATAACTCTTACTTCTATTCTTGGAGTTGAAGTGAGTCGGTGTAACGATTTAACTAAAGAACAGTTAGAACAAGTTTTTGATTACTTAGTTGAAAAGGAATTAGAATAAAAATATCATTCATTAAATAAAAAGAAACGATGGCAAAAATGAACATGAAGGCTATTACGATGGCTTTCAAAGAAGTTCTTCTCGATGAGGAGGGAAATCCTGTAAAGGATAATGAAGGTAAACCTGTTTATGTACGTGTGTTCCGAAAGGTTCGCCACAATGCAGCATACTTTCCCCGCACTTATCGCCGTTAGGCAGAAAATCCTACCTGCTTCACCAAAGGTGTAGTCCCTGTAATAGAACGTTACAGTTTTCTCTATTAAATATATGGAAAAACCATATATAAGAGAAGGAACCCATACTAAAACTATGAAGTTCTAAAAGGACGATAAACATTGCCTACATCTCTTTGATCGGAGGTGTAGGCTCTATTTTTTACCTATTTTCAAACGAATTCGTTAGGAGAAAGCAGAGCCTCTAATGCTTACGCAATAAGTATTATGCAGAAAACGCGACTAAAACTTGATTCCACAAGTGTTGAATTTTGTTGATTAAACGATACCAGATAGAATGGCTCATACCCACAAACCTGAATTAAACTACATGATCGTAAAGTGTAGATTCTCCTGTAGGCATACAGGCTGTTATTGTTTACCCATTGGAAGGCGTGGGAATAGGTAGAGTTAAGGAGGAAGGTTAGTCTACTGGTGTATAGTAGTATAGAGAACATGGCTCAGTACTAGGCTGAATAATAGCCCATGTTAGCACACCTTAACTTTTTAATTATTAAATTTCTATTAAGTTATGGAAGAAGATTTTGATGGAAATCAAATATTAGGAGTAGGACTATTAATAGTAGCTGCACTTGCAGCAATAATTCTAGCTCTAATGTAATCACATAAGTACTAAGCGAAAGCCGAGCGATGAGGGTTCATCTTCCTAATACGCGTTAAAGCTCCCGAGAGGTATCAGAACTGAGAATCAGAGTATGTTAAGTCTCAAAACGAAGAACAGTACTTATTTTAGGGCCCTTAGCTCAATTGGTTAGAGCAACTGACTCATAATCAGTAGGTTATCAGTTCAAGTCTGGTAGGGCCCACTATATTAAAGTTATCTGAGGTAGAAGGAAAGTACCGCTCTGTACTGAACACGGACAGGTAGAAGGTGGAAGTGAATTCCTTAAATCTCTTAGGTGTTCAGCTGAGGTTTAAGAAGGTTCATGTGTAAGATAACTTTAATTTAAACTAGCTCGCCGTCTCACCTTTCATTGGAAAGATAGTGTACCGTATATTTAGTTCTAGTACATGAAGGAGACATACTTCGAGGATAATCTGGAGGTCGCGAACGAAAGATGAAAGTAAGATGTTAGATAGGGCCTGGTAATACAGGGGAACTGAGAGCGAGACTCAGGATGGACACAAAATTTTTAGTAAAATGATAACAAAAGAAGATATAATTCACTGGTTTGAAGCTCTCAAAAATAAATGTGATAAAGTAACAACAGGCAATTGTTCTCATGAAGTTAATTCGATTCGTTTCTTAGCATCTAATTGGGCGGATAAAATGAAGAAAGAGCAAGGAGAAACTATGTTTTATCATAATTTCATTGGTATATCTGAAGTTTGTGTTAAGATAACTTCTGGAAATCTTGCTCATCATATAGCAACGATTAAAAGAATGTGTACTCGAAATATAGAGTTCATTGAAAAGTATAGAATAGAAGAAATAAGTTAAGTATGAGTAGTTATTATCAAAAAATCAATACTCTCTATAAAAGAGATATGACAAAACCTAAGAAACCGATAATTCTTGGAGAATATTCGGAATCTGAGTTTGAAGTTCTTAAAGATCTTAAATGGGAAGCTACTGAAAAGATTGATGGAACTAATATGTCTTGTTGTTTTCATCCAGGTCTAAGAATGATTGAAATTCGAGGCAAAACTGAAAATGCAAGCATTCCCACTCACTTACATAAGCGAATGGAGGAATTGTTTCAGTTTGATCTCTTATATAAAGCTTTCGGAGTACAAACAGAAATAGGAGAAACTGTTTATCCTGAAAAAGTAGAAATCTTTGGAGAAGGGTATGGCCTAAAGATTCAGAAAGGTGGAAACTATATTAAAGATCATTGTGATTTCATTTTGTTTGATATAAGAATTCTTACATCTACAGGTGAATCTCTTTGGTTAACTCGAGAAGCATGTGAAGATATTGCTAAAAAGCTTAATCTTAAAATTGTTCCTTTAGTAGGTTATATGACTATTAAAGAAGCTGAGGATTTTGTAAAAGCAGGTTTCAAGTCTTTAATTGCAGAAAATAAAGACTATATTGCTGAGGGTCTTGTACTTAAAGCACCTTGTGGTCTATTAAATCGCAGAGGTAAGAGAATTATTACAAAGATTAAGTATTGCGATTATAAAGATCTTTAATATGAGAGCCCTCAACATTTTAGTACTATTAGCAATTGTATTGCTACTCTTTCTTTTAATAATTGTTTTAATAGGATATATAATGTTTAAAGCGTCTATTTGGTTAGGTGTTGGATATATTATGATTCTTATTGCAATTATTATATATCTTTTATACAAACAAATAGAAAAATACTAAACATATGACTGAAAAGAATAAAGTCTTTTTTGCAGCAGATGGTATTACTGCTACTTCTGCAAATCATCTCTGCAACATAGGTAAAGAATATGTTGCATCTGCTCACAGTCGTCTTGATAACATTCGATTTATCACTACAACTGTAGAAACATTAAGTGCAGACAACCGCATTACTCTCTCGCAAGGATTAAATTCTGCAGAAGTACTTTCTTTAAAAGAAGAGATCAGAAAAATTGCTGAAATCAATGCATTTATTGCATATATGCGAGAGGCAATTAAAGCAAAAGATGCTGAGCATCGTGCTGTAAAAGAGCTTTCTTTTAAGGATTGGTGCGAGCAGGAAAGTATTACTCTTCCTGAATATCCCGCTAGTCCTAAGTATCCTTCTTTTGAAGATATCTTAGGAGAGTTAGATATCAAGGAGCGTAATCGTTATTACACTCTTGGGGCAGAAGCTGCTATCATTGGTAAGCAGATTCATCCTCGTGGTGCTATTCATGAAGCACGTGAAAAGCTGTTTGATGCAATATCAAATCCTGCGTTAGTAGAAGATGATAAAGTTTATCGTCATGTTGCATCAGTAAAACAGGAAGAAGTTGAAGAACTTTACTTTGAGCTGCAAAAGCAACATCGTGCTGTTGAAGCAAGTCTCAATGCCATTAAAGGTTCTATTGATCAACGTGTTGCAGAAGAAACTGCAAAACTTGATACAGAAACTGCAGTTAAATTCAAGCAATATTCAAATGAAATAGAGCTTTTGAATAAGCAGTTTACAACCTGGAAAAATGAGGAAATAAGTAAAATTGGTAAACTTCGGATTATAATTCCGAATGAACTGAAAGATACTTATGATTTCTTAAGTTCTCTCTAATAGGTAGATAGATGCTATACTGTATTTTCATCAGTATACTCTATCTTTTACATAGGACTAAATCCTACAAGATATATTGTGTGTTATACGCGTGTTGCGGATAATACAAATATAGACAAACACTTGCTCTAGTAAAGCACATGTATGCTAAGCATTATTAGTATTGTACAAACTTGTGAAATACTTCAAATATAAATATAATTGACTTTGTTTTTAGCTTTGAGAAGTATTTCGTCATGGTCATTGTTTTTACTTTTGCCTCTGTTAGGATTTAGTCCTATGACTATTTCTTTATATACCTGCTGACTCCTGCGGTATAGAAAATGGGTAGTTTTCCTTCGACTATATGTAAGGGTATGTAACTCAGTGATACTTAAGACTGAGGGAGTTAAAACTAATCTTAAAAGTTTGGTAGATTGGCTATTAGATCCCCACAAGAAATAGCCCTCCGCGATGTTCAGGCAACTTCACGCGTATCTGAAGTATCCCTATCGTCTTTCCTAGGACATTAAACAAGGATCTTGAGCCTATCGAGAATACGGGGCAATTCGGTCGGTTTTTTCATGTTAGGTTCCGCAGAAATAAAGAACATGCTATGTAGTTTCCATCGTGAAATAATAGCCGCGGTTAGTGTTTTCACACTAATCTCCGTTATAATTAGAGTAGGGATACTCTAGACTACAAGCTTGGAGTTCCACAAGTTTAAAAAAGAATCCTACTAGGGAGGTGATGGTTAATTTCTCCCTGCTCGGGGCTGCTAGGTATTTGATCCTAATGTCAAGTAATATCAATCGTGTCGAGTTTGATTCATACTCGTAAAACAGATTCAAACAATAAACGCAAATAACATTTTTTCGCGCATTATCAACAAGGTTGAGACGGCGCTGTTTGGCGACATTGAAGGAGTAGCTTTAATAGCTGCGTAAATCAATGGGAGGTTCGTCACTCTTAAACTGGCGAGAACAACACTTCCTTTCAAGGTTTGGCTTCGTTCCTTAAAAATGAGCTGGTGGATGGGTCACCTTCGGGTACCCCTATTGGGTAGTTCCAATTAAAACAAAACTAACACACGTAATAAGTTGATATTAGGAGAATTAGGAGACACGCGTTCGATTCGCGTCAGCTCCACTATTTAATACTCAGCTACTTAGGTGGCTGAGTATTTTTTAAAATTGAAATTTATGAGTAGTAAATTAAAGATATTTCAATATCATAACGTACATCTATACAATCTAAAACAATATAGAATAGCTTTAGAAGTTGGAGTATATAATTCTATGGAAGGTTTTCTAAGTGTATTAGGAAGTAATCAACGTTTAGCTTGGGAATTTAAAAAATGGTTACCTATACATAAAGAAGATTTTATTCCATATTCTATGAATTATCGATATGGGCATGTAATAGTATATAGTGATATGTGTATACAAATAGTTTATAGAATATGGGTAAGATAGTTCAAATTATAGATTCTTTCTATGATGAACGATTGTCATTTAGAATTTGTGAGGTCGTAGGAACTTACAATAATCCTTTTGCACCTCCAAGTAGATTTATAGTTGGAAGTAATAAATTTTTGTCTTGGGAATTTGATGAGTGGCTTCCAGAAGTTAAGGATTTTGTTAACCTAGAGAAAAAATCATTAAGATATGGAAGAGTACTTGTTGTAGGGGATGAATATGAGATTACAAAATATCGTATATGGATAAAATAGTACAGATTAAATATGCCCGTGGATTACGGTATGCAAAAAACAAGATATGCTTGATATTAGGTATAGATGAAGAGGGAACTGTTATTTTGGCTCGAAGTTCTAGTTTAAGTTGGAAGATTTCTAAGGATCTAATATCTCATCTTGTTAAATGTAATTTTACTTCTAAAGAATCTAAAAAATTAAATCTTATTTGTGGAAGATATATAGAACCTAAGGATATTACTTGTTATGTAAAATACCGTATATGGATAAGTTAACTTCTTATGACATTTGTACAAAATACGGATGTCTTTCTCGGATATTTACTTTAATTACATATTTTATTATGTTATTTGTAGTAATTTTATTACTTAATATTATATTATAATGAAAACTTCTGATTATACTATATATTCTATAGTAGCTATACTACTTTGGATTATATTACGTGCTGTGATTATAGCATTAATTCTTTATTTTTCTTGGAGTGCAATTATTCCTAATGTATTTCCTACAGAAGCAATTATTTATACTATTTCTCCAAGTCTTTGTTTTAAGATTGGATTACTTTTAAGTATTATTAAGAAATTATAATATTAAGAAAACTTAGCATAATTTTCATTAGATTAGCTCCTGTACTTCTTGCAATTAAAATTTTAGTATTGCTACTAGCTGAATATTTTGTAGTTAGTTCTTTGTTGATTGGGTTGGTCAGTTCAATTACTGATCTTTTAATTGCAATTGGATTACTTATACTCTCACTAACATTTAAGTTTTGTATCTATCATAGACTGATAATATATTATGTCTTTGTAAGTTACATCAGTTATATTATTAGTATATTATTTGAATTTTCATTAACAAATATAGTATTCATATCTTCATTTCTATGTCTAACTATTATCGTTATATTTTTAGTAGTTTACACATATTTAAGATATGGAGATAAAAAGCAATGATAAACTCTTGTCATTCAAGATACGGACGTTTAATTTTTACACACTATGCATTATAAACTTGTAATTTTCGAAAATCACACTAAATCTACTAGCTTAGACATCACTCCTGAACAAGCTAGACAAATCTTAGGAGTAACAGACTATACTCCTGAACAGTATGAAATACTGGCAGAAATAACCAATCGTCCTGCATCCTACTTTATGGATGATTTAGTCAATTATTATGTAGACTTCTAATAAAAATATGGATCTTAAAGAACATATTGTAGGAGAAGTTGAAGGATATCCTGTAATCTACATTGAAGAAAAAGATACAATTTTCTGTAAGAACACTGCTGTAAAATATTCTTTATTAAAAAGATTATATGATAGTCCTTTCTCAAGAGAAAAAATTGAGGAAAAATCTCTTACTATAACAAAAGAAGAACATTTTGTTACATTTGGTTGTTTAACTACAACTAAAGAATATTGTCAAACTGTAATAAAAAATATAAATAAAATTAAAAATGGGAAATCCTGTAGGAGTTAAAAGCGTAATGCGAAGTACTGTTTCTAAGTATGAGCAGGAGCAAAAAGAGAAATTTATTCAGGTAATGTCTGATCCTCGTATGCGTTATTCGGACGCTTTAAATTTTGTTGAAAACGAGATTAAGCAGTCGAAGCGTATGGGTACATTCAATCATAAGATCTTATGTTTTATGAATGATGGAGTTTATCAGCTGAATCGTGCAATCCAGGAAGTTTTTGGAATTGTATCAGCAGCTAAAAACGATAACCCTTCAGGAGGTGATGATACTGTTAATACTATTGAAGTTATCCTTGCTGATGGACGTCGTGTTAAAGTTCCGTATGGAGATATTGAACTTGCGGATTTAGGAGAAGGAAGTGTTATTTCTATCTCTTATAATGGTAATGATCACCATCTCTATATCAAGGGTAAGTGTCAGTTCAGGTTTACTACTCTGATGGACGACATTATCGATCGGACAAAAGAACTTCTTGCAACTGATTCTATTTATAAGAGTCAGGCATTAGAGATCTCTGATCTCAACAATCCTCTTGTCATGGATCTGTCAAATATTGATCGTGAAATGATGGTTCTTTCTGAAGATACTGCTCTCGGATTACGTCCTCTTAAGTCTCGTATTAAGTATCCTGAAAAGTGTACTGAACGAGGAATTCCTCTGAAATATGGTGCATTGTTTGAAGGTCCTTATGGAACTGGTAAAACTCTGCTTGCTTTTAAGCTTATTCAGGAAGCTATTCAGAATAATTGGGTAAGCGTATATCTGAAAGATCCTACATTACTTGCTGAGACTATTCGTCTTTGTAAAGTAATTGATGGAACTGGTCATGGAGTTGTTATCTTCGTTGAGGATATTGACCAAGTAACTCGTGGTAAACGAGATGCTGCTATGCAGGATATTCTTAATACTCTTGATGGTGGTGATACTAAGGGTATGAATGTAATTACTCTGTTTACTACTAATCATCTTGAGCTTATTGAGCCGACTTTTCTGCGTGGTAAGCGTATTGGCAAAGTTATCTCTTTAGGTGCTTTAGATGAAGCTACTGCTAAAGAGTTCATTGAGCGTTCTTTTGTAGGAGATTATACTCTTCAGGGAGATTTCTCTGCAGTATGTAAGCAGATCCGAGATTCGAACATTGCTCCTGCATTCATGGCTGAGATTGTAGAATCTGTAAAGAGTGATATGATCTTTATGGATGATACTAAGGTTGTATTACCTCAGTATATTAAAGTAGCAGTTGAATCTTATCTGCGTCAAGTAGGTCTTGCTCAGAAGAAAGATATGACTGAAACTCCTGAAGTTAAATTTGCTGAATCAATTCGCGAAATTACTGGTATTGATCGCGTTGAGAAGAAAGTAGATGAACTTATTGAAATGCAAGACTAAGTGCTATGGAGAGCATATGCTCTCCTATGACACCTTTATTCTACCTTCACGTGGTGGTGTTGTAAGTAGATAGATATCGAAACCAAAGAATAAATAAAATGTAAATTATTTTAAAACAACTATGATAGTACAGTATTTTGACGTAATTCACTGTAAAACTCAGGAACAGGTAACGGCAGTAATTAACAAACTTCATTCTGAACAAGGACTTACTTGGATGCACGATGATGAAAATCCTCTTATCGAAAACCCTGCAGATTTTGAAATAGAACAGAAGTTCTTTAAAAATATTAATGAAGAAGAAAAGGAGGAGTTTTATATTGTAACAGTGAAATTTCCTGAATTAGATAAGTGTATTGTTCACATATCTCGAAAGGAACATAATACAGAAACAATGCGAGCTGCTCTTGCAGAAACTGATGAAGAAGAAAGTTCTGCAGAAACTGTTTTCTATGAAGCTGAAGAATTTCTTGGGAGTTTTATAGGAAGCGATCTCTTTGGAGTATTTTCTATAGACTACGAAGTCTATGATACTGAAGATAATCATATCTGTAGTATTAAGAACAAAAAGGAACTTTCTGAAATTTATAACAAAGCTATAGAAGAAGGAACTACATTTGTTGTCTACGTGAGTAGTGAAAAAGTAGAAATCAATTCTGAGCATAATATTGATTATTATGATGAAAAAATTGCATTCTAATCGAGAATTCTGAGATCAATTAAAGGAAAATGATAAAGTATTAGTAAAATCTAAAGACTGGTATGATAAAAACGCTGTTGAGGAAAATGTTCCTATAGGTCCTAAATTTGTTTCAGCAATGACTGAAGACTGTAATAAATTCTTAACAGTTTCTGGTGTTATAGGTTGGTATGGCAGAGAAGACTTGCACTTTGAAATTAAACATAACTGGTATAGATACTCAAGTCTTTTTGTTCATAAGCTAATTATTCGTAACTATAGAATTTTATTGTAATAATTTTTTAAAAATAAGTGTATAAATATTTGGATATATTAACTTTTGTCCTTATATTTGTACACTTTTCTGATGAATTCAGACTGATTGATCCGTAGTGTAATGGTTACCACACAAGATTTTGGTTCTTGGAATCCTCGTTCGAGCCGAGGCGGATCAACTAAATTTTAAATATATGAAAGAGTGGTGGTATAAAATTAAGAATTTCTTTAGAAATCTCTATATTTATAGAAAAATATTAACAACGGATTATCAATTTGATTATGGATATCTTCTTGATTTAGAAAAGTTTAAGTTACAGTTAATGCTTAAATCTTTTAAAGATGTATCTCATGTAGATCATACTAGTAATATTCGTTGGATATCTATATGTATTAAACTTATTGATATTATTCAAGAAGAAGATTCTGCTCTAGAAGTTGTTAAAATGGAAATGAGTAAACCTCAGTTCAAACTTGTTAAATATGTAAATATTAATAATGCATTTCGGTTCGGAATTGAATATCTTGATCGATATGATGGACTTCAAGTATATCGAAGAGAATTATTAAGGCAACAAAAGGCTCTTTACTTATATAATAAAATTAGATATAACTATATGTTAGAATGGTGGGATTAATAAATAAGATATATGATAATACGCTCAGAATATTTTCATAAACATGGACTAAAAATTAGAGATAAAATAGTAATTGCAAGTAAGGAGGTCTTAAAAGATAATAAAACTGTACACCCCTTTGTAGTTAACGAAATGCTAAAATATGCGGATCAAATTCATACTTTAAAGTATGAACCCAAGGATGTAGTTTATCTTGCAAATACTCAAAACTGGGTATGGGGTCCAACCTTTTTCAGAAATTTAATTATTCGCAATTATAGACTTCTATTAGAAAATTAATTATTCAAGATTTTTTAATGTTTGATTAAAAAGATTTATTTTCTTAGTGAGAAGAAATATATACAAATATGTAAGGAAGGGAATAGTTGTTTCTCTGAGAAGCAATTGCCTTGTTGTTTTCAATATAGTTCAGATTGTTCTTTTTATCCTTGTCCAAGTAGAGTATATATACGTATTAAATATAGAATAACTTTATAAATAATGGTCTTATAGGGTAGTGGTTATCCTTCCAGCTTGTCACGCTGGAGACACGAGTTCGATTCTCGTTAAGACCGCGAAGTTCTTAATTATTAGCTGCAAATATACCCTATTTGGGAGAGCTTGTTATTCGTGTGTAAAGACGTTTGCTGTAAGCACGATTAAGAACTTTATTTTAATGGCCCCTTAGTTTATTTGGAAAAATGTCAGTTTTGTAACCTGAGGAGAACGGATCGTAACCGTTAGGGGCCTCTATTATTGGGGGGGGGGTATGTAAATACTCTCTCACAATATTAACTTTTAAAATTATTAAACATGTTTAATTCAAAAGGTACAACATCTACAGATCTGTCGAAGAAAGTAGACAATGTTTTAAATGCTTTTAAAACAGCAATTGATGGACTTAATGCAGTTAATACTCAGGCAAAAGAAGGTATTGCTGCTAAAGAAGAGGAAATTAAAGCTGCTCAAACTGAGAAAGAAGCACTTGAGACAATCTGCAAAAAGAACGAAAGTGTTCTTGCAAAATTAACTGCTATCCTTGAATAAAGGATAGTTTTCGAGTATGGGGTGTGGAAGTAGCACGAGAAATTTGGGATTTCTAGGGGATTGAGCGTTACAATCATACTCGACTAATAATTAATTATATTTATGGAATCTTTTATTGATAACCCTAATCCATTCTGTATTCAATTTATTGATGGTTATATAATTCAAACAACTCCTGCAGATAGTAAGTCTTGTGCAGATCCTGATCAATTTGGTAATTATTGCATATGTCGATCTCGAGGAGATAACTCAGCAAAAATAGGGTGTTGTTTTACTTGTGAGAATCATTCAGAGTATAGTGATTATATAATACAAGCTCAAGTTAAATACAGAATCTATGTAAATAGTAAAATGGAGAGTTAGCCAAGTGGTTCACGGCACCTGACTTACATTCAGGAGATCGGGAGTTCGACTCTCTCACTCTCTACTAATAATTAATGTATATAAGATGATAACATTAGATCATGTAAATAAAAATTCTGGAAACTTTCTTCCAACACTTTGGTTAGTAGATAAATATAAACAATATCCAAATTGTGTATCAGTAATCTGTAACCTTGAACAAAAGAAGTTAAATGAAAATAAGTTCTTAAAGAAGTTTAAAGAAAAGTTTACTAACTTTTGTATATGGGAAGATAATGTAATTGGAGTCAAACCTGAAGTTTCTGAAGAGGTACTTGAAGAATTGGATCGTCCATTTTATGTAAGTCAACCTACTGCCTTACAATTTAGTGGAATTTGTGAAGAGTATAGATGCGCTTTGAATTATTATTCTTCTAGAATGTTAATTTATTTTTGTGATAAAGCTCTTATAGGTAACTTTATAGAGGATATTAAATCTTTATTTGAAGAATGTTCAGAAAAAGTAGTTTCTACAACAAAAGTTAACTTAGTTACTTTTGATGGTCAGGATTATGGTTTAACTGAATGTAAGATTAGAGATGTTAATGTTGACCTTGATAAACACTATAATGATGATTTCAAACCTGTTTATAAAGATATTTCTGACTTCTTAAATAGTCCAAAATCTGGTTTAGTTATTCTTCATGGAACTCAAGGTACTGGTAAAACCTATATGATTCGTCACTTAGTTAATAATTTTGATAAGCAATTTATTATTATTAATAACTCTATGATGAATAGCTTATCTGATCCTGTATTCTTAAACTTTATTCTTGATCATAAGAATTCAGTAATTATTCTTGAGGATTGTGAACAGCTTCTTAAAGATCGTTCTGAAAATGTATTTACAAATGGTATTAGTAATATTCTTAATATGACTGATGGTATTTATTCAGATATTTTAAATATTAAGTTTATTGCTACATTTAATAGTCCTGATACAAGTATTGATAAAGCATTGATGCGAAAGGGTCGACTTGCTGCAAAATACAAGTTTGATGAACTCTCTTTAGAGAAGACTAATAGAATACTTAAGGAATTAGGTAAACCTGAGGCAAGTAAAGGTATGACTCTTGCAGATATTTATAATCTTGATGTTCAGTCTTATGAACATAAGACTAGACGTAAAATTGGATTCTAATGATGTTTTGGATATTTATTTATTGGTTACTTTGTGCGTTTATTGTTATTGGAACAGATGATGGAGAACCATGGACTGTTGGAGATAAATGGTACATAGTATTTGCAGGATTTTATGTTCCTATAATAATTGGCCTATTTATAGGTAGTTACATTAAAGAAACTGGATTTTTTGATAAAAAACATCCATGGGAACATTAATCTATATGTTGTCCGTAGCTTAGTTGATTAAAGCGCAAGTTTGTGGCACTTGAGATCGGGAGTTTGAATCTCCTCGGACACCTAAAAGTATTCTTTAAACATACGAATCTGGACAAATGGTTAGACCTTATCTTATAAACCCCAAACTATAAGAATTAAGAAGTATTTCTCTCGAAATTAGGTAGATCCAGCTTCCTAGAGAGATAGAAGAATACTTACGATATAGTAGATTAGTTAAAATAATAATAACTTCTACTAAATACCTACATGGCGCAATTGGTTAGCGTACTTCTCTGATAAGGAAGCGGTTGAAGGTTCAAGTCCTTCTGTAGGTACTAAAAGAGAAAATTATGAAAGAATATAAGATTTGGAAATTTATACCAGGAAAATATTTACAAACAGTAACTGTTAGTCTTGAAGAGGAATATCCTTGTAAACAAAAAAGATGTGGATATTCTTGTTTAGGAGATAAAACAGAACATGTATGTTTTGTTAAAGCAAATCTCTCTTTTGAAGAACGTGAAAATTTAAAATGTACAGCTTCAGGGAACAAAGAACATAAAAACTTTATACATATTAGACTTTTACATAGAATTTTTATAGATGAATAATTATAAAGAGGAGTGTAATCCTTAGGCAGAGCTTATAATATAATCGGTTAGTATCCTACACTTTTAATGTAGTTGTCAGGGTTCGAGTCCCTGTAGGCTCACACAATTTTTAAGTCAGAATTACAAATGATAAAACGTTTTGAAAATAAGTATATACAATCTATAAGAAGAGGTTATTTATGTCATATTACCCCTAATAAAAAATGTTATGGATTTGAATATCATCATAATTTAAATGGATGTGAGATTTTTAATGAGAAATTTGGAGGATGTAGTAACAGACGTTATAATATGATTAAATATAGGATCTATGCAGATTAAATATTTTCCTGAAATAAAGTGTTGTATACAAGCAGTTAGATCTCTAAAACAAAACCATTGTAGTAATAATCAATGCTATAAGCCAACCAATTATTGTATTTTGTTTTTACCTGCTTTCAATAAAAGTTGTCTTAAATATTATTTTTGGAGAGTTTCTTATCGTGTATTCTTAGAAGCTTCTTATGATAGAATATAAAATATAATTGGAATGTGGCTGAGTGGTTGAAGCACCAAACTGTTAATTTGGGTTACGTGGGTTCGAGCCCCACCGTTCCAGCTAATATTAAACTTATGCAACAGATAAATACTTATGCAGAACTTAGAAAACTTAAACTAAATAAGTTATTCAAACATCCAACTTATAATATATATCAAGTTATTAAAAATAGAAATGCAGGATTTTGTCAGGGTGGATCTAGTAATATTAACCAGTGTGGTTTTATGTATCGTACTAGTTTTAATAAGCCATTTTGTTATAGAGCATGTGTACAAGGAAAACAATATTTCTGGTATATAAAAATCAAATATAGAATTATACTAGATGATAAATAATTTGCTACAAATTTATTAACTTTTTGTGTTAAAATACGGAGGATTGAGCCAAGTTGGACTAATGGCAGCACTCTTGAAAAGTGTAGGTCGCTTAAAACGGCGTGGGGGTTCGAGTCCCTCATCCTCCGCAATAAATATATGAAAACAGTAGAAGATCTTACAGAACTTAACAAAATCAAGTTAAATCAACTATTTAAATATATAAATAACTATATATTCCAGGCTATTCGAAGTAAAAAACATTTCTATTGTTTTGATAATAAGAAGAATATTGGATGTAATTTATATAAGATTGGTCGTAGATGTAGCTTAGTTTGTATAAAATCTAAAGAAGAAAATTTCTGGTATATAAGAATCATATATAGAATTAGACTAGATGAGTAGAGATATTGTATTAAAATATTGGAAAATAATTAGATATAAAACTTTAATTATTCAATGTGTACCTGAAGGAACACCTATAAAAAGATTTTGTTATGAATCTTCTGTTGGAAAGCCATGTGCTTTTACAGGAAAGGCTTGTAGTGATTTTAAATGTATAGATAGAGTAGATGGTCTTCGAGTTAGGTATATTAAAGTAGATTATAGAGTTTATGTTAGTAAAACATAGAGTTTCTCAAATAATAGAATTATTTGGCTATAAATATCGGTTACATCAAGTTATTCTAGGTAAACAAGAAGAATCATCATGTTATATAAGTGTTATTAAAGATAAACCTTGTATATTTCGTGAGTATAATAGAATAAATGGTGAGATATGTTGTGGTAATGTTGTATGTACTTCTTTAGAACGAAAAGATAATATTAGAGTACGTTATATTAAATTAGACTATCGAATTTATTTGTTTAAATAAGCACTCTTGATGTAACTGGTAACATGACAGTCTCCAAAACTGTTCTTTGGGGTTCGAATCCTTAAGAGTGTGCTTATATAATTAGGGCTGTTAGTATAGTGGCTATTACATCTGGTTTGCAACCAGAAAACAGGGTTTCGATTACCCTACGGTCCACAATCTTCTGTAGATTAGGATTCTATACAGAAAGAGTACTGTAATCTGTTAAGAGCTTATAAATCAGACGTTAAAGAAAAAAGTTTTCGGGGCTGAAGAGCCCTGCTATGAATCTAATCCTAGTAGAAATACTAGGATTTTTGGAACTGCGGTGTGCTAGGTGCGCTCGCTGGACTGAAAATCCAGAGGTAAATGTTCGACTCATTTCAGTTCCGCACTATCGTCTTCCTTATTAAGTTTGGTAACACGTGCACTGCCTGTAAATCTTAATAATAGATATGCTTAGTACTTGTTTTTATTAATGGATGTATTAGCTCAGTGGTAGAGCTCTGGCAAGGAGTGCCAGAAGTCATAGGTTCGAATCCTATATGCATCCCTTAAATCAAAAAATTATGATTATACCTCCAAATTTTTTAGTTAAAACTATTCCACTATATAGTGAAAGAGATGTATCTACTCCACATGTAGTAATAAATTATCTTACAAGAAGGCTATTTTTTATTCTTTTAAAATTTCCTCCGAATTGGAAATTGATAAAAGTTAAAGAAATAAAAGATAGAATTTTTATTAAAAATCTTGATTATAAGATGACTATGGGTCTTAGGGAAGCAAAACGAATTGTAGATGAATTAACTATAGAATATGATATGAATAATATCTATAGAATACGATTGGTAGAATAGCCAAGTTGATAAGGCAGTGGTCTGCAACACCACGATCGCAGGTTTGAGTCCTGCTTCTACCTCTAAGCGAGTTGGAGAAGATGGTTACCTCGAGAGTTTCATAAGCTCTAGACCTCGGTTCAAATCCGAGACTCGCTACACAAAATTTTAAAGTTATGAGAAATATATTTAACGTACTTATATGGAATTTTAATACACAAACAATAGAAGAATATAATGTTATTCCATATTTTGTAAGAGAATGGAAAGAAGAAAAAGATAAATCTAAATTTAAGTCTTTTGATGATATTAAAGAATTTGTTAGAAGTAAATCTTTATATCAATTCTGGTCTCGATGTGAATATGAAATGATTGTTAAAGGATGGCCTGTAACTAAAAGAGAAATTAAATTAGATGTACATGAACAAATCATGATGAATCTTGATTTAGTTACACAAGTTTTTATAAATACTATTGGATGGAAAGTAAAGTAAAGGATATTTTGTTACTTTTAGAACAAAATGGATGATCTGATCTTATCGATAGTCGATGGGAACAACAGGTTAGAGAGGAAATATTAACAGCTTATCCTGATATTGATATAGATACTTTAGATAAGGTATTAGAAATTGTATTAATTTAATTAGGATTACAAGTGAAAATAATTGTAAGTCCAGTTGACTATAATCACGATGAAACTGCAATTATATTTTACTGTAGAGCAAAAGATCGTGAGGATTATATGCGAGTATATGGTATTTTTGATACAGAACAATTTGAAATTATTGAATCAAGAATTACTGATATAACTATTTTTAGAAAAATGGTTGAAAAACTTAACGATTTTGGATTTGAAAATGAAAAATATAAAGAAAATAATCCTAATTTTGATATTAACATTGTTAAGCTCATGTGCAACAACAAAGTTTAACTTAATGATTGGTCCTACAGGTGAAGAACAGAAAACGTATATAGAAAACGTAAAACAGTATAAATAATGACAATTATTATTTTCATTTTATTTTATATTTTTAATTCATATCATTGGATTATATTTTTGGAAAAAGCGCACTGATTGTGGAAAAACAATAGGAGATATGTATGAATATTATGATATAGCTGATGGAAATCCTTTAGTAATTTTTACTTGGGTTCCTCTCGCTAATATTTTTATATTATTAGCAGGACTTATTATATTTTTTATAAATTTAATGAGTAATATAAAAATTCGATAGGATGTATACTTTTTTTGTTATTATTTTATGTTATATTATTCCTGTATTTATTAATGCTTTTCTTTTTGTTTTTGCTTATAAAGTAAGTCATAAAGAAAAGATTGCTATTGGAAAAATATTTGAATATTGGAATGATAAGTTTAGGGATAGTGATGGTGATAGTAGTCTTTGTCTATTTCTTTTTATTCCTGGAATGAATATACTATTTATACTCTATACCTTTTTCTTATCATTGTATAACATATTTAAAAATATAGAAGTCTAATGTTTACTTTTATTACAGGTCTAATTGCAGTTTTGGTATGTGGAGCTCTTATAGGATATGAACGACAATTTAAATCTAAAATAATTGGAATTAGAACCTGTATATTAATTATGTTAGGTTCTTTTGTTTTTACATATATCTCAATTAAAATAGGTGGAGATCCGTCTAGAGTTGCTGCACAAATTGCTTCTGGTGTTGGTTTTATTGGCGCAGGTATAATATTTAAGAATGGAATTGATGATATTCGGCATTTAACTACAGCTGTATTAGTTTGGGTATTAGCGGCTTTAGGTAGTTTAATTTCTCTTGGATATTTATTTGAATCGTTAATGATAACTGGAATAATCTATATAATCCTTAAAATAAAAATACTAAAATGAACAAAATTGAAAAGCTGTACAGGTCTATGTATGAAAATGAATTACGTAAACTAAGAAAATGTGCAGAATCTGTTCAAAAACCTTCTCAATATGTTGTATTTAAAGCATGGAGTAAGGAAGTAATGGCTTACTTGTTTTTTAAAATAGATCGTTTAGATTATACTTGGGAATGGGAATATAAAGATAAAATTGCAATGTTTATTCAGGATTGTCAAGAAATTGCTTTGCGAAAAGTAAAACTTAGTTCTAAATGACAGAAGAAAGAAAACTTTGGTTATCAATATGTAATAATGATTTAAAGAAATTAGAAGCTTGTGCTGAATCTATTCAAACTGAAATTCAAAGAAATGTGTTTTGAATTGGAGCGAAAAGGTAAAGTGGAATATTATCTTTAAATTAGATAAAGCTACTCGTTGGGGGCATAGTCCTCATAGAAGAGAAATTTCTTATATTATTTCTGTATATCAACAAAGAGTTAGAGAAATGATGCTAGAATAAATATTAATGGTTTGCGTCGTTGGTGTTAGTGATAGCATATTAGACTTCCAATCTAAAGGGGAGAGTTTGAATCTCTTACGACGCTCTAAAGTGAATAATGAATATTGATGAAAACTATTAAAGAACTTTCAGATAGACAAATTAAACTTGCGTGAATTAGTAGTAAAAGTTTATATGAAATTTGTAAAAAATTAGAAATTCACGATAATACTTATAATAGAAAATATTTAAGAGTTTGAGGAGTTAAGGAAGGACTAAAAATTCCTGTTTTTACACGATTTACTAAAACAGATTATATAAAAAATCCTAAATTGTGTAAAAAATGTAAAAAACCTATTCCTTGAAATCAAAGAGAAAATAACTTCTGTTCTCACTCTTGTGCAACTAGTTATACAAATATAAAAAGGTGCTATAACTAGTGGTAAATATGTCAAAAATGCAACTAGTAAATGCTTAAATTGTGGAAAGGAAATTTTTGCAAGAAATAAATATTGTAGTATTATTTGTCAAGTTGAATTTAAATATAAGGAGTATATTCAAAGGTGGAAAGACGGGAAAGAAACAGGAATGTCTGGTACAGATGGTCTTTCAAATCATATAAGAAAATATTTATTAGATAAGACTAATTATACTTGTGAAATTCCAGGGTGTGGATGCAATTTTATTAATCCTTATACTGGATTATCTATTTTGCAAATTCATCATATAGATGGAGATGCAACTAATAATAAAAAGCAAAATCTTCAGGTTTTATGTCCTAATCATCATGCTATGACAGAACATTTTGGCTCCAGAAATAAAAATAGTACTAGAAAGTATCGTTATAAAAAGTAATTACCCACTCTAATAAATTTTAAAAACATGAAATCCTTATCTAAAATTTTTAATGCAATATATTTGTGTATAAGATTTCCATTCTTATATCCAAGAAATAGATTTTCAGATAAACATACAGTTTATATAAGATGGATGTCTAATTTAGTATACAAATACTATAGTAAGTCTTATTATGATATCAGTTTAGCTTATAAGTTTTATAAAGATCCTCAAGAATGTACTACTATTACAAAGCAAGTAATCTTCAAGGATAAATACAATTTTAAAGCAAGGCTTATACGTAATAATACTATTTTAAGATTTTATAGTGATATATTGAAAGAACCTTATGATTTTAATATACAAAAGTATGTGGGTGATAATTTTAAGATTTCAGGAATTACTGTAAGTAAATCAACCTTCAATAATATACCTGTTTTATATTATCATATACATAAAAAGGAAGTTACTAATACTAATTATGGATTTAGTTATAAGAAGTTAGAATTTGTAGCTGATACCAAAAGTGTCAAGATCTATACTATTCTAAACTATATTTACGAAAATATAATTCCTAAAATTTGTTTTATTCCAACTTATACAGAACTTAATAGTATGCCAATTGGTTGGAGAAAAGCATTTGGCATTCAAATGTGTAAAGAAATAAAACAAGCTCTTAAAAAGCATAATTATTTATATAATTATAGAATTATGCAGATTAAAGAGAAGTACGGTTCTCTTCGTTGGTATGATGCAGGAGCTCCAGAAGAAATACAGACTATAATTAATAAGTATGAAGATATTTCTTATCATACATGTATAAGTTGTGGAAAACCTGCTAAATATTTAAGTACAGGGTGGATATGTCCTTATTGTGAAAAATGTGCTCCAAGGGGCAGTAAGTTAATGAAATAATGACTTTTAAAGAATTTTGTAAAGAACTATTAGAGGAGTATGGATATATAATATTTCAATATGATAGTGTTATTTCTTTTACTCAAACTTTTCCTGATACAACTTGTGGATTAGGTGGAATAGGAGGACAAGCATTTACTGATGCTCAAATATTTATATTTGTTAATCAAAGTAATAGAAATGCCATTGTAATTGGTCCCGCATGGAGTTATTACATAGAAGGTATTACTGAAAAATTTTCAGTAGATTGTTGTAACCATCATATGGCTGGAATTAATAATATTGCAAGAATTAAAAAATATGGTGACATTAAAGAAATTAAAAGAGCTTAAGCAGATTAAGCGAGATAATAAGGTAATTTATAATTTGTTAAATACTATCATTGGAGAGTGTGAACAGATTAGTAAAGATCCTTCTTGTAGTCAGGTTATGGATGTTATACAGAAAATGTATAAAGATAATAAACAGACTATTAGTGAATGTTCGGTGGATAGAGTTGATCAACTTAATACCCTAAACGAAGAAAATGCTTTCCTTGAGAGTTATTTACCTCAACCTCTTACTAAGGAGGAATTAACTGCACTTATTGGTTCACAATTAACTGCAGGTAACAATATGTCAAAAATTATGAAATATCTTTCAGAAGAATATAAAGGAAGATATGATGGCAAAGTTGCAGTAGAAATTATTAAATCCTTACAATAATGTTAATTGTATTTATTATAATATTCATAGCTTTATATGAACTAATAACAGTTATGTATTATGAAAGTCTTAAGATAAGACTTGTCAAAGTAGGCGCTTTTATAGATCATCTTAATACTTTTGGTTCTACAGAAGATAAACAAATTTTCTATAAGTTTTTAAAAGAAGTTAATACAGAATCTATTAGATGCAATGCTAAACTTGATATAACTATAGAAAATGCAAGTAAACCTGAACTTTGGTACAGATATCCTTCAAATCCTAATACCTTTAAAGAGTGTTTCAAACTTTTTAATTTATGTTTTTATCGAAATGTAGTTAAAGATTCAGTTGATAAAATAATTAACTAGTTTAAGAAATAAAAATATGAAATTTTTACTTTGTCTAATTTGTTTAATTACAGTTAGTTGTAATGCTGTAATTGATCCTAAGTCAGAAACTATAAGATCTGAAGATGGATACTATATTGGTACTGCACATAAATTTAAGTTTGAAGGACATGATTATATTAGTTTTACTAAAGGTCATGGTGTAGCAGTTGTTCATAATCCTAAATGTCATTGTAATCTAAATGAAGACTATTAAAACATATTGCCCAGAATGTGACAAAGAAACAGTTCATATAATTTGGACGGAGGATGCATATGGAGCTTCTGGTGTAGCTAGAATCTTTTCAACTTTACTTTCTGTTGGAATGTCAAACTTAGCTTGTACTACATACAGTAAGTGTATTAGTTGTGGAAATACTAAAGAATTATAAAATGATTAATGACCAAATTAAAAAGTTAGCTAATAAAAAGATTCCATTATATAATAACTCTTCTAGTTTATATGATATTTTGGATTGGCTGCGGGAGAAAAAATTCCTACATGTAGAGATACAATGGTATCCTCATGGTTGGATGTTTGTTATTTATAAAATTGATTCTCAAGAGGATGAACCATATGATACTTTCTCTGAAGTATATACTAGTTATCTAGATTGTTTAGAAGCTGGAATTATAAGAGCATTAAATATTATATAATTATGAAAAATACAGGTTTACATGATATTCTGGATGAACTAAGAGATAAAGAGTCTTTACATGTAGAAATCGGATGGCATCCTAATGGATATGCATACTCTATTTATAGAATTAATAGGCGAGATACAGAGCCGTGTTATGCTTCTTCTGAAAGATACCATAATTATCGGGAATGCTTAGGAGCGGCAATTGTAAAAGCAATGAACTTGGCGGATTAATAAAAATGAAAACATTACTTTGGGTGGACGATGCTCGTAATCCTCTTGAGAATGATTGGTTAAATTTTAGTCCTATCGGTCGAAACTGTTTTGTAATATGGGCGCAAACTTATCAAGAAGCAATACAATTTCTTGAAAAAGACTGGCCTGATGCAATTTGTCTTGATCACGATTTAGGAGAAGAAGAAAGCGGTTATGATATAGCTAAATATATTGTAAATCGTTGTATTGATGAGGGAAAGAAACTTCCATTATTTGCAAGTCAATCTGCAAATCCTGTAGGTAGAGAGAATATCTTAAGATTGTTTAAAAATTATCAAAAACAGGAATTATTAGAATATGTTCAAGAAGCAGTTCAATATAAACATGATTGGTTAAATGCTGTTGAAAATGGTACAGAAATTCCCAAAAAGAGACGAATGTAGAATTCTTTATCATATAACCTTAAAAGAAAATTTAGATAGTATTTTAGATAAAGGACTTATTCCAGATATTGGTTCTCAGTGTACTCATTGTAAAAATGATAATCCAACTGAGAAGTTAGTTTATATGACTGATTTAGAAGGAATTGCTAAATGGAAGAAAGCGTTATATGGTAATAGTAATTCTTGTGTAATTCTTGAAGTTAATACTCTTAATCTTGAAATAATCTATCGCAGAAAGTTTGTTGAAGGAACTGAATATGCATGTAAAGAAACTATTTTACCTGACAGATTAAAGATTATAACTCTTAAATGAAAAATTTTATTCAACATGTTGTTTATAGTCATAGAGAGGGATTACGTTGGTACTTTAAATCAACAGAGCGTAAAGGTACATTTGTAATTTCTTTATATCCTTGGGATATTAGACTTTTAAAATATGGACTTTATTTACTAATTCCACCTCTTAAAGAGACTCATATTAAAGGCAACTGGAATTAAAAAAGGTATGCCCACGCAGCAGAGTTGGAGATCTGCACGAAACTGTAAATTTCGCGTCTCAGACTAATGAGGTTCGAATCCTCACGGGGGCACAAAATAATAAAAATTGCAAATAATGAAAAATTTTCAAGTAACTTCAAAAGAAGATAATCAAAAATACTGGATTTCGAGGTCTTGTGCAGTTGCTATGTTTCTATTTTCTAGAGATAAATTTGGAAACTTATGTATTTTAGCAAATAAACGTGGTACTGGAACTCCTGATTTTCAAGGATATTGGAATTGTCCTTGTGGTTATATAGACTTTGATGAAACTGGAGAAGATGCCGTTTGCAGAGAAATTATGGAAGAAACAGGATATGTAATTACTCCTGAAGTTCCTAAATTTGTAGAGGTTGAAACAAGTCCAAAGGCTAATAAGCAAAATATTACTCTTAGATATACTGCTTTAGTACCTTATAAATTACTTTCTCAAGTTAAACCTATTGGAGGCGAAGATAATGAAGTTGAAGAGGTTAAATGGATTGATATAAGAAAATTAAACAACTATAAATGGGCATTTAATCACAACAAAATAATTGAAAGAATTATACTTTTAAAACAATATATACAAAATGACAGACATAAACACTTTAGCTAAAAGTGGTTGGTATGAAACTAATCACGATAAGTATAAGTATGTTTACTTAGAGCTTGATTATAGTAAAAAAATTAACAAGTTTGTATTTTCAGGCTGTTTAAGCCCTCAAGGGTTAGCTTATTTTCCACTTCCTAATCAAATTTATAGAGAACCAGATAGTGGAAATATGTTTTGTATCCCTTTTACATTATTTTCGCTTGTAAAATTTTGTGACGGGACTTTACTTCCACTAGTTTTAACTGAAGACTTAGTAAAAAGGTACGCAGATCCTGAAAATATTGTTCTAACTTCTTTATGTATTAATATCTCTCGTTATGCAAGTAGTTTAGACTTTAGTACTATTCATCTTACTCGAGATACTCCTTTAAGAAATCTCTTGAGTGAAGAGGCATTAAGAGTTGTTACTGGTAGTATGTTTGATTATTTTATGATAAGTGTATTAGAACATAAGAAGGAGTTTGATGAGCTTAACACTTCTCATTCAAATATAGAGTCTTTCATTAAGGTAATCTTAAAAATAATAGACTTATAAAATGTTTACTTTTATTATTCTTTATTTTTTAAACTTAGTTCTAGATTATCCATTGCAAGGAACATTTCTTGCAGAATATAAATGTAAAAATAATTATATTTTATTTGTTCATTGTGCTATTTGGGCATTAGGTATTTATATTGCTTTATATTTTCTAGGGCTAGCTACAGTTTGGAAACTTGTAATGTTATTAGTTGGACATTATCTTATTGACTACTGGAAATGTAGAGGCTTATATAAGAAATATATGAAAGACTTTACCGCTTATTATATTGATCAAAGTCTTCATATTGTTCAGGTTCTACTTTGTTTAATATAAAACAAGTTCTATAAAAACTTGTTTTTTGGAGAGTTGGGGGAGTTGGCTTAACCCATCGTCCTGCTAAGACGACGTACCTCAAAAGGGTGCCACTAGTTCGAATCTAGTACTCTCCGCAAATTTAAAATAACATGAGTAAACTAATAATTAATAAACATCAAATTTGTTATATACCAGAATACAATTTATATTTACAGAGAGTAGGAGTAGATAATACAAGCGTTCGTCATACTTGTGAACGTATATGTTCGATTTATCAGATCTGTAGGTATGGTTATTGTCGTAATAAGACTATAGACCCACATTATGGTAATCATGGTTGCGCAGATAACGGAGAGCAAGACGCTTATAAAATTATTTGTTATAGAATATACTTAGAACCTATAGAATGGAAATAGCAAATTTAAAGGTATATAATGATAATATGCGAAAATCACTTTTAGATAAAGCATATTTTCTATCTTTTGTAGATTCGGATACGTTCATTGATTTTGGATGTGCTGATGGATCTTTATTAAAACATATTCATGAGATGTTTCCTGATAAGAAACTAATTGGATATGATATATCTCCTGAAATGCTTCAAGTTGCAGAAAAGAATCTTGAAGGATGTAATGTTTCTTTATATAATAATTTTGAAAACGTTATATCCTTAAAGTTAGATAATGCTACTTTAATACTTTCTTCTGTTATTCATGAAGTTTATAGTTACGGTGATAATCAAAGTGTAAATGAATTTTGGAGACAAGTTTTTAATGAAAACTTTAGATATATTGCTATTCGAGATTTAACTCCTCGAAAATCAATTGATAGAATGTCTGATATTAATGATGTTTCTAGAGTTTTACATAATGCTAATCCCACACATTTAGCTGAGTTTCAATCTATTTGGGGAAATATTAGTAACAATAAAAATCTAGTTCATTTCCTTATGAAATATAAATGGGTTGAAAATTGGGCTAGAGAAGTTAGAGAAAATTATTTTCCAATAACTATCGAAGAGTTTTTATCAAAAGTTCCTAATAACTATGTTATTGATTATTTTTACGAATTTATTATGCCTCAAACTCAGCAAGGAATTCTTAAAGATTTTAATATCCTATTAAAGGATACAACACACTTCAAATGCATTTTAAGAAAAATATAATATGAAAGTAGTACAAGTAAATGTGGATTACACTGAAGAAGTTAATTCTTCGAATAAGAATTGGTTAAATTCTGATTCTAGGCATTGTGATATCTTAGTTAGAAGTGATGATGCAGAAACTATTAAGTATAGTGGAATTTTATCTCAATCACAAGTAGAACATATCGTGTTTCTAATTCAAGATAATTATTCTGGAAAAGATATTAAAGATCAAATTATCGAATATGAAGTTCAAAATCTATCTCCTACAGTAACTTCTCAGATTGGAGATCCTGAATTTTTAGAAGAATAATAGAGAGATTTACTCTCTATTTGCCCTCGTGATGGAACTGGCAGACATGCCGCTCTTAGAAAGCGGTCTGAAGTAATAGTAGGGTGCAGGTTCAAATCCTGTCGAGGGCACTCTAATAGCTTCCTATCTTGGAGGCATTTTCTATTTTATAGATATGTTTAAGTTTATTAAAAAGATGTTTAACAATAGAAATATTCTAACTAAAAACTTATATAAAGTAAAGTTAGATAAATATGATGAAGCTCTGATTATTATTTGTAAAGCTTTAGGAGTAAACTTACTAAAAGCAAATTTCTTCCATATAGATTCTTATACAAAAGTAATGAAATCATATGGCTCTTTGATAACTATTATTGATTTTGATAATGCTATTGATTTAATTTTTGGTAATTTAAGTTCTAAAAGAAATCATGACGAAATTGTTTTACAATACATGATTAAGGTTATGCAGCTTCCTTCTAGTGTTATTGATAATGATAGATTTTATCGTAGTATTCGTAGGACCTTTAATAAGATTTCTGTGTATTATTCTAAAGAAGATAAATTTACATGGTTTCAAGAATATTGTCAAAAATTTATAAAACCTGAATGGTCTAATTCTTTTTGCTTTTACTATAAATCTGCAGAATTTTATGTAACTTTTTATCAAGGATATTTTAAATATAAACGTAAACAGGAAGACTATCGAAGAAAAAGTAGAGAGAATTATCAATCTCAAAAACAACCTAATATAAATGAGTATTATAGAATACTTGGAATTAATATTACTAAAGATAAGGCTATTATCAAAACTGCTTATCGTAAGTTGTGTTTTCAGTATCATCCTGATAAAGGAGGCTCTAAGGAAAAGTTTATTGAAATTAATCAAGCATATGAATATTTAATTACACATGTCTAAAATGTATAAATTAATGAGTCTTAAAGGCTATAACGGGCCTGAAGATGTAATAAAACTTCAAGAATGGTTAGCTATAGAAAAACAAATATTTATTGAGACAAGAGTGTGTTGGAATAAAGAAGGAACTTTCCCTATTGGATATAGTGCAAGAGCTTGGATGCCTCCGTATACATTATATACAGTAGCTCCAACAGAATTAACTATTGAAGAAGCAGTTATGGCAATTCTAGCAAGAATTTATGATTATATTTAAATAATCTTGCTCCCGTAGTTCAAGGGATAGAAATTAATTTTTGATTCGAACTTTGTATTTTTGATAAAATTTTTGTATCTTTGTGTACGAAAATTTTAAATATAAAATATATGATAAGTTGAAAATTAGAAAAAGAAAATTTAATTAAGTTCCTTATCGATGAAAAATTAAGTTTTGAAGAAGTAGGTCGTAAGTATAAATGTAGTGGTAGCAATATTAGAAAAGTAGCACAACGTTTAAATATAATTGTTCCTTCTAGAAGAGCAGTAAATCCATGCGAAACTTTTAGAAGAGGAACTGCTAAAAAAGGTATCTGTAAGAACTGTGGAAAAGAATTTATATTATATTTATCTCATAGCGGAATTTATTGTAGTAGTAAATGTCAACAAGAGTATCAATCTAAGAAAAGATATGAATTAATTCTTAATGGAGATCCTTCTATTATGAGAGCTAATTATAACCCTAGATCATCTAAGAAGTATATATTAGAGGAACAGAATAATAAATGTGCCATTTGTGGGATGGAACCCAGTTGAAATGGGAAAGAGTTAGTTTTTATTTTAGATCATATTGACGGTCATGCTTCTAATAATAAAAGAGATAATTTAAGATGTATATGTCCTAATTGCGATTCTCAGTTGGATACTTACAAATCTAAAAATAAAAACGGAGACAGATATTATTATAGATACTATAAAAGTAGGAGTGACCAGAATGGATAATGGACCAGACTTCTAATCTGGCGAGCTGCAATGCTCATTGCGGGTTCGACTCCCGCCTCCTATACTAAATAAATATAACTATGATATTATATAAAGTTCAGAAATACTTTCCTACAGATTTTACAAAAAAATTTATAGAATGTAATATTTGTTCTATAGACAATTTTGAAAGAGAAAGTATAAAACATGCTATTCGCGATGGTCTTAAACCACATATTTGTTCGGGCATGTGTAGAGAATGTAATAATTTTATAGGTTTGATTGGAGTAGATCTTGAAAAACAAACAGGAACTGTAATATGTTCTCATAAAAATTATTACAGACTTGAATTTGATGAAAACGAAGGTGCATAAATTATTATATATGAAATTATACGATTCAACTGAAAACACATTTCATTGGGAAAAATTAGATTTAATCCCTGAAATAGAAAAACTAAAACGAATACCTCAAAATGAAATATGGCACAAAGAGGGTAATGCTTTTGTACATACTTGTATGGTTGTACAAAGTGCATTAGATCATATTTCAAATGAAACTATTGATTATTTAGCATCACCTGAAATTAGAGAAATTTTAGTATATGCTGCTTTATTGCATGATGTTGGCAAAGCTTTTACAACAAAGAAAGGAGAAGATGGCCTATATCATGCAAGTAACCATGCAATTAAAAGTGCAGAAATTGCAAAAGATTTATTAGTTAAGTTAGAAGTAGATAAACATTTACATACAGCAATTATTTCATTAGTTCGCTGGCATATGCAGCCTATGTATATTCTTGAACAGACAAATCCTGAAAAAGCTATACTAAAACTAGCTAATAATCTTAATGAAGTAAATGTAGAACTTTTAATTCTACTAAAACAATGTGATTGTGAAGGTTCAATCTACGATAAGGATGATCATCGAGACGAAATACTCCAAAAGGTAAGAGAGATTTATTATGATAAAATTACTTACAAACGTGGAGAAACCGTTAAAATTACTAAGTTATCAGATAATGATACTTGTAGTTATGTTCCAGGACATCATCCTAATGGAATTAATACTGGATATGAAAAAATAGGTAGGCTAATTGAACCTATTACAAAAGGACATAGAGTATATCTAGGACTTGGATTCTCTACATCTCCTGTTGTAGAAATTGTTAGCAAAAATTGTTTTAAAACAAGAAATTCTGTATATGAAATTACAGAAGTTTGTAAAACTACAGAAAAATAAAATTTAATATAATGCGTTATTTATTAGTAAAAACCGAAAACATGCCTATTTTGGCTCTGGCTCTTGGAAGTCTAGATTACAAAGCTGGAAACTCACCTATTTTTCCTATTGCATTTGGAGAATTCTCAATTTTAATTGATAAGGAGGATAAAACATTCTTCTATGTTAAAGGTCGAAAAGAAATTGATAAATTTGTTGAAGATCATGCTAAAATCTATACAACTAATGATTTATCACATGCTCTTGAATTTCTTAAGGAAGACGAAGATGAGGAAACCGATAAGTCTGAAGAAGATAAAGAGGAGATCGATCTTAAAACTATTTTTGAACATCCTTTAATGCAGGTTTTTAGTCGACATATTCCTAAAGAGATTTTGGCTAAGTGTATTATGGAAGCTAAAGAAGAACAAGAACAGGAAGAAGAAAACGCTGCAGAGGAAAAATCTGAAGATAAAGAGTCTAACTTCCATAAAGAGTTGGTACCTGGACGAATCGTTCAGTTTGAAAATGCAGGTATGATTCGGTATGGAATTGTACTTAGTAATGGTACAGTAATGCACTTTTCAGGAAGTAATTTAGCTGCTTCAGGATATATTAATAATATTACTGAAGATCGTCCTTATAGAGTTGTACGTATTCTTAAGCCTACAAGTAAATATTACAATCTAAAGGATGTAAGTAATATGGAAGTAGCTTGGGAACGTAAAGTTCGCAAACCTAAAGTTACTAAAACAATAACCGAGATTGAAAAGGAATTAGGGCTTGCTCCTGGTTCGTTAGTCATTGAATAAGAGGGATTAATTCCCTCTTTTTGTTTTTATAAGTATGGGTAAGTTTATTCGGGATTATCAAGTTGGTAAGACATTTAGTAAAGAAGAGGAAACTTTTAAGCCTAATCGTAAAAAGGTAAAAAGTTTAAAGACCCTGAAAAACGTGAAAAGAAACAATCTAAAAAAGATTAAAAGATGACATATGGATTGAACGATATTTGTTTAGTACCTGCTAGGATTAGTGATATTGAACATCGTGAACAATGTAATCCATATAATGCTGATAATATGCTCCCGTTGTTTACTGCTCCTATGAGTTCAGTAATTAACGAGAGCAATTATCAGGTATTTATGGATAATAAAATAAATACTATAATTCCTCGTTCAGTAGATTTATCTACTAGATATGAGTTAATGTCAAAAACTTTTGTGGCCTTAAGTTTATCTGAATTTGAAACATTTGCAGGTCTAGAATTAGGTGAAATTAAGGAGGAAGAAATATTTTATATATGCGTAGATATTGCTAATGGTCATATGCGTAAGCTTATTGATCTTTGTAAATCTGTAAAACAGAAATATAGAGGTCATGTTATACTAATGGCAGGCAATATTGCAAATCCTGATACTTATATAGATTATGCCTTAGCTGGTATTGATTTTGTACGTGTTGGAATTGGTGGTGGATCAGTATGTACTACTTCTGCAAATGGAGGAGTTCATTATGCTATGGCTTCTTTAATTAAAGAGGTTGTAGATCGTAAGTGGGAGATAGAAAAAGCAATTAAAGATGCAGAAGCTATGCGTATTTCCCATAAATATGAGTCTTTGCCATTTATTGTAGCTGATGGAGGATTTGATAATTATGATAAGATTATTAAAGCGTTAGCATTAGGTGCAGATTATGTAATGGTAGGCAAAATCTTTGCTCAAGCAGAAGAAGCTTGTGGTAAAGTAATAGAACATTGGGTACGAGGAGAGTATATTGCTCGAGACCGAGTTTATTATGGGATGTCTACTAAAAAAGCTCAAGTAGAAACTGGAAGTCAAAAATTAAAAACAGCAGAAGGAATAGAAGTTATAGTACCTATTTTGTATCCTTTAAGTGGATGGTGTGAGAATTTTGTTCATTATCTTCGATCAATGATGAGTTATACAAACTCTTTTACACTTAGTGATTTTAAAAATACAGAATATCGTATTGTTAGTCCTTCTGAATATTTATCATATTATAAGTAATGGCAGAGATAATTTATTGTAAATTAACTGAAACTAGATCTCGAAGAACTTGGCAAATATTGCCTAAGCAGTATTTTCCTGACAAAACTCCTGTTTATGAATTAGCTGTATCTATTTCTCAGTATACAATTGATAGGGTACAACATCCTTTTGATTGTATAGTTGGATTATATGCTAAACAGCTAAATTTTGCATCAACACAAAAGTATTATTCTTATTCTGGAGACGTATATTCAATAGCGGATGATCCTAAGGCAGATTCTGGATATCAAAAATACCTTAAAAATAGGGATAAGACTCCTGAAGAAATAGAAGAGGAAGAAGCTAAGCTAAAATCAAAAGTCTTGTATCAGATTAAGAGTAATCCTGATATAGTTCCTATGTCTATTGATAAGGATGGTTTCTATATTAAGGATGAAACTTTCTATCTACTTACTCGAAATATTTATAAACGTGTAAATACAATGCTAACTGGTCCTACTGGATCTGGTAAAACACAAGTAGTAGAATTAATTTGTAAGCAGTTAGGAATTCCTTGTACTATTTATGATATGGGTGCTATGCATGATCCTATATCTGATTTACTTGGTGTTCACCGTCTTGATGATGGAAAGTCTATTTTTGACTATGCTAAGTTTACTCAGGATGTTCAGAAACCTGGAGTTATTGTACTTGATGAGTTATCACGTTGCCCTGCAACAGCTCTGAATATTTTATTCCCTGTTCTTGACCATCGTAGAACTTTACCTGTAGAAATTGCAGGTTCTAAGGATATTCGTGAAATTCCTATTCATCCTAAAGTATGCTTTATATCAACTTGTAATATTGGTATTGAATATACTGGTACCTCAACTCTTGATAAAGCATTAAAGAATCGTTTCTTTCCAATTGAATTTACATATCTTCCTGCAGACATTGAAGCTCGAGTTCTCATGAAGAGATGTGATATTGAGAAACAGGATGCTGATATGATTACTTCTATTGCTGCTAAACTTCGTAGGATGGCAGAAAATGCAGAGGCTGCAACAACAGTATCAACTCGAGAAACTTTAATGATTGCAGAATTAATTCATGATGGATGGTCAACATTAGATGCATTAAATTATGTATTAATTCCATTATGTGATAGTAAAGAGTCTCGAGAATTAGTACGAAAATTATTAATGAGTAAATAATATGTCATTTACTGACTGGTTTGGGCGTAAAGGTAAGAATTATACATCTACTTATAAAGGATCTACTCGTTTAGGATGGGATACTAAAGTAAGTGGATCGTATTCTTCTTTCTTTGCACCTGATTTGAATAAAAGAAAACTTTTAAGAGATTCCTATCGCCACGCGTGTGACATTAGGGATATTATGGATATCCCAAGAAGTATTCGAATACAGTTAAATGTAGACGCAGAAACTTCATGTACAAATGGAAAAACAGTTATTGTTTCTACTAAAGTATATGATGATAATAAAATCGATAATAATGTTAAATTAGATGTATTCTTAGGTACAACTATTCATGAATTTTCTCACATATTATATACAGATATGGCAGAAATTCGTAAAAATAGACCTAATAAGTTCCTTTTTAATCTGTTCAATATTATTGAAGATGAACGAATTGAATACAATACTACACAAAATTATCCTGGGTATGCTAATTTTATTGGGCAAGCAAAATATTATTATTTTGATTTGTTATATAAAAAAGCTGAAAAACAGGATGATTTAATGGATGTATTACAAAACATTTTATATATTGTAAGATATCCTGCAAGAGTAGATACTAAGGTTATTTATCGACATCAGGTTTTGTTTGATAAAATTAAGAAAGTTCTTTGTGACTTTGGAAATAATTCTAAAGAAGCTTATGATAAAGCAGAAAAAATTTATAAGCTATTACTAGATTACTTTAAGTTCCCACCTCCTCCGCCTGAAGAACAACAAGAAGGAGATGAAGAACAAGATCAATCTGATTCTAGTGAAGGACAGTCTGATTCAGGTGAAGGCCAAGAAGGATCAGACGGAAGTTCTGACCCTCAAAATTCTAAACAGTCTTCTCAAAAACAAGATTCTAAAGATAATGAAGGATCAGATAAGAATAGTAAAACACAAAGTTCTCCCAAAAGTGGTTCTGATGAGGGATCTGCGGGCAAAAAGAAACAAGAACCTATTAAAGCATATACTCAAGAAGAAATAAAACAGGCAGCTGAGAAATTAGCTGAACAAATGCGACGTTTAATTACTTCTAATACTTCTTTAAATAGTAATGAAATTAAAGATGAGTGGGATTCTAAAGAAATTGCTGATGAGTGTAAGCAAATAAAAGATGATGTTTTTATTGTAAAACAAGAAGATTACGAAAGACGTTATAAAGCGGATTTTGATACAGTAAAACAACATATTAATGGTTTAGTTAATACTTTTAGCAAATTCTTTGTTGAACAGGAATATCGTTTAACAGGAATGCGAAGAGGTGTGCTAGATACTAATAAATTAGCTGAAGCTTATCAAGCAGTAGAAACTGTCTATTCAAATAAGTTTAAACGTACTACTCCTGGTTTAGATGTTTGTGTATTGATTGATGAGAGTGGCTCTATGAGCGGAACTAATATCGCATCTGCAAGAAAATGTGCAATATTACTTAATGAGGTATTTTTACGTTTAAAGCAATGTGACTTTTATGTTTATGGTCATACTGCAGATAATCGACATATGGGAGAAGTTACTATTAATGTATATCGTGATCACTGGAATAGGAACCGTTATGCTTTAGGTAAAGTTGAAAGTTATTCTAATAACAAAGACTCTGTTGCTATTGAAGAGACATATAAAATGGTTAGAAAGCAAACTTCGAAACCACTTTTAATGTTTGTAATTTCTGATGGAGCACCTAATGCATATGGTTTAAGAGGACAACCTGCTGTAGAGGAAGTTAAAAAGGTAGTAAATAGAATTGAATCAAATGGAGATACTCTAGTTTGTCAAATTGCTATTGAAAGCCACTTCCGACCTCAGGATATGTTTAATCATTATGTTGTCATGACAGATATGAATACTTTTCCAAGTGACTTATCTGTATACGTTATGAATACGTTAATATCTAAACTTAAAAGAGTAGATGTTTAATTTGTATATTTTCAGATTTTTTACTACCTTTGCTGTATAACTAAAGGTAGTAAAATGCGAGCTTAGTGTAATGGTAGCACAGCGGTCTTCGAATTGGAGCACGCTTGGCGTGAAAATTGTGGCAAATTCGGTAAAAGCGAAATAAGATGATAAAAATCATGCGAATCAGCTTTCTAAGAAAGTCTAAGGTCCCGAAATATGGATAGCTGATAATACCGAGCTAATTTAGAGTAAAATACAGTAGAGAACATAGGCTGTCTATGCCGTGTAAAATAGGCGGAGTGCTTAGTAGGTCGAAAATTAAAGCCGTACACTTCTCTATGTATCCTACTTTACTCTATAAATGTGTAGAGACTAAATGCCACACTTGTATATCAAGCTGATATAGTCCAGACCACAAACAGTAAAACTGGTAGTGAAAACTATAGTGGTAAGCAAAACCGTATTGTAGGGCTCCAAACCCTACGGTCTCTGTTCGAATCGGAGAGCTCGTGCTAATAAGTTGATTATGAGTAAGTTAAAGGAACAAATTCTTATTTTAAGAAGTGATAATAAAAGTTATAATGAAATTGCTAAGATACTTGGATGTAGCAAAAGTATTGTTGGATATTATTGTAATGATATAACTAATAGTAAACAACGAAAATCTACTTCATTATGACGTAATACACTTAAGGGGAGAATTAAATCTAGACTATGTACTTTTTGTGCTAGAATCTCTCATGGAGGTAGAAGAATCTCTAATAGAACATGACGTAAACGTTTAAGGAGATATATTGAACATTTTCAAAATAGAGGAATGAAGAGTTTAAATAAAATTAAGACTTTAGATATTATTAATAAATTTGGTACAAAAACAAAGTGCTATTTAACAGGTACTCCTATAGATTTAGAAAAAGATAATTATTGTTTTGATCATATAGTTCCTGTTTCTAAAGGTGGAACAAATGATTTGTCAAATTTAGGTATTACAATTCCTATTGCTAATTATTCTAAATCTGATTTAACAGTAGAAGAATATTTAGAATTATGTAAGAAAGTACTTGAACATTATGGTTATACCGTTAATAAGATATAACAATGCAACATAGTCCTTATAAGATAAAGTATGAGCAATATTTTGTAATGTATTCTGATAGATTAAAAAGAAGGTATTATCAAGGAAAGCCTTGGGCAGAAGTAGGCTCTTATACAGTTTGAAATCTTCATTATATTAATAAAACTTATCGAATTGTTATACAATAGGCATCTAGAGTAATCTAGGTGCCTTTATTTTTAAAACGAAGAATATTATGGTAATTGGAGTATTAATTTTAGGAACATTAGTTGCTTTGGATAGTTTGGCAATTATAGAATATTTTATAGATAAAAAGTAAAATGAAATCAATTTTAATAAAAATTGGGATATTAGCTGTTTTAGGTTTAACAATATTTTTCATGGGACAAAGAATTCATGATTTAAATATTGCATTAGATAATTCAGTTAATAACGAAAAGGCTTATGCTGCAGAAAATTCTGGTTTAAAAGAAAGTAATCGAGTATTTAAATCAACTATTGAACAATTAGATTGTTATAATGATTCACTTATGTTAGCTATGAAAAAAATAGCTAATGATAATGGTATTAAAGATAAAAAAATTAAGTCTTTACAGTATCAATTAGAACATTATTCTAAAAGAGATACTTTAATTCTTAGAGATACTGTATTTAAAGATCCTAATTTTGTTCTTGATACATGTATTATTGATCGTTGGAATAAGAGCTGTTTACACTTACAATATCCTGGTACAATTGCTCTAAGTAATGAGTATGAAAATGAAAAGTTTATTACTTTAAGTTCTCATCGAGAACCTATTAAACCTCGTAAATGGTTTTTACCTAGATGGTTTACTAAGAAACAAACTGTAGTAGAGGTTTTAGTAGTTGATGAAAACCCTTATGTTAAAACAAAACAACAAAGATTTGTTGAAATTATAGACTAATATGAAAGCTGCACTTCCAAGAGATGTTTCTTTAAATATATTATTTGTAATAGATATCTGTAAATTAACTTTAGAAGAAAAAGGTAAACTCCAGGAAGATTTATTTGGAGTAGGAGCTTATTGGAGTAATAGTCAGAGAGTTATTATTGAAGAGGGCACGGATAATTCAGTTGGATATTATTTTATATATCCTAATAGAAGAATAACTTATTTACAAAAAGATCGTAATGTTTTTGATTATACGTTTGATCGTATTGTAGATAAAGATACTGCGCTAAATCTTTTAAGATATAGAATTTTTCTAAAGTAATGAAAAAGAAAGCTATTGCATTAATAGATTATATTGATGATGATGGAATGATTGCATTTCAAGTTAATCAAAGAGTTAATATAATTGAATTTACAGATAATTGTCTAGTTAAAACTAAGTATGGTTATATAAAAATCTCTAAAGAATATTTAAAAATATTATAAAATGTCTGAAAAATCTCTTTCAATTAAAATTCGAAGAGCTAGAAAAGAGCTAAGAATAATGCAAGGTGAAGCTACTAATATTTATTCTTATCTTACTGTAATAAAGAATATTGATAAAAATAATCATATGGCTCGCAATATATATGTAAGTTTAATAGCTGACAATTTAGAGCAATACTCAGTTAAAAGTATTACTGAACTAGAAAAACTTATTCGAAAACAGAAAAGTAAAATACGTAAATATGATCAAAGAATATGCAAATTACGGTCAACACAAAATATGAAATAGGACAGCAGGTATATCTTTGTAAAACAAAGTTAAAATTTAAAGATGGAGATTTTGTAAATGCGAGTGTACCTAATTTGAATCCTTTTACTGTAACTTCTATTCGGATTCATCAACATCTTAGTTCTCAGAGTATTTATTATCGCTTAGATGGTTTACAAAAATCTATTCGTGAAGATCAGGTTTTTGAATCTATTGAAGCAGCTAAAAAATTTTGTCATGAGCAATAGTTTTAATCATCAATCTTTCTTAAAAGCAGGAGCTGAAAAAGAGCAAGAATTTGCTAATTTATTAGTTCTTAGGAATGGTGGGGTCATTTCACATTCTGATAGAAGTACAGATATTAAAGACCATATAGATCTTTTCTGAACTAAAGACAATAAAACATTTTCTTTTGATGTTAAAAGCTTAAAAAAGAGTAATCGATCAGATAGTAATACAGATAGTAATATTCATTGGATTGAAATTAGTAACGTTAGAGGAAATCCAGGCTGGGTGTATGGAAAGGCAGATTATATTGCTTTTGAGACAGATAAAGAATGGCTTTTAGTAAAAAGACGTAAGTTAATTGATTTAATTAATTCAAAAGTAACAGATACTGCAGTTAAAAATACTAAAGAATTATATACTTACTATCAAAGATATGGTAAAAAGGATATAATTGTTAAAGTTTTAACTAAAGATCTAGCTGAAATAGCTTCAAAAACTATTAATAAATGAGAAAATTAAATATAGCATTAGTTGCACACGATGCTAGAAAACAAGAATTAGTTGATTGGGTTAGGTTTAATGGAAAAACATTATATCCACATAATTTAATAGCAACTGGAACTACAGGTAAATTATTAAGCGAAATATTAGTAAATGATTTAGAAGAAACATTTCCAGGACAAAAAATAGTTTATTATAGTGATCATTTATACGTTACTTCTGTACTTTCTGGTCCTTTAGGAGGAGATCAGATGATAGGAGCTATGATTGCTCAAGGACAAATTGATGTATTAATTTTCTTTTGTGATAATCTTATTACTCAAGGACACCAAACTGATATATCTGCATTAACTCGTTTAGCATCGTTATATAATATTGCTTTTGCAACAAATAGAACTACTGCGGACATGATTCTTACATCCTCATTATTTGGAAATGAAGATTATGTTCCTATTAAACAAGATTTTAGTTCTTATTTAAATAGAAAATTATAGATAATTTAAAAATAAAAAGATATGAGTAAAGTAGTTAAATTTTATTACACTAGACCTCTTTCCTTTCTTGAAGTAGCAATTGTGCCAATTCGAGAAACTGTAGCAGTACCTCAGCAAAAAACTCGTATGAGTGAGCGATATACAATTGCTGCAATATACGATGAGGAAGCTAAAACTATTAAGTTTGGTCTTGCAACATGTGTTCCTGCCGATCCTTTTGTTAAAAAGATTGGTCGAGAAATTGCTGAAAAGAGAGCAGAAACTGAACCTTTCTTTGAAGTAAAAGATTTTGATGGAACTTTTGCAGATTTTAGGCGTTTGGTTATAGAGGTTGGTACTAATAAAGAAGAGGAATTACTTTATCGGAAGTATAACCGTTATATGCAGGCTGCTGATGAAAATCCTAGATCTAGCATTTAAAGGGAAGGTAACCCTTTCTTTGGAAAAAGAACAAGACTTCTTAAAAGATTTCGAAGACTTACTAGCTAAATACGATGCCTATTTTGATGGCACAATTAGGTCTTATGAATTTGACGATTGTGAAATTATAGAAGAAATTGAAGAAGTGAGAAGTTAATATTCCAATTTTTGATAAAGATATTTTAGTTATTCAGGATGAAGATATAAGTAAGATCACATCTTATTTAGAAGATATGTATTCTGTGCATCTTGAGTACCAATCTAATCTAACAGATGGTATTACTTGTATACTACCTAACGGATTAATTGTTATTGGATTAACCAATAACGATCCATATATTGCTTTACATGAATGTACTCATGCTGTATTTGCTTTAAAAGAGATAATAGGATGATCAGATAACGATGAAGAAGTATTTTGTTATACTTTAGAATGAGTCTATAAGCATGTAACAAAGTATATAAATTCTCATGATTAGAGTATATACAGATGGTAGTTATAAACCAACATTAAATCAAGGTGGATATTCTTCAGTTATAACTGAAGATGGAAAAGTAATTAAAATTCTTTATCAAGGTTTTAAAAATACTACTAATAATAGACAAGAACTGAAAGGAGTTTTAGAAGCCTTAAAGTATTTTAAAACTCCTCAAGTTCTTGAAATTTATTCTGATTCAAGCTATGTAGTTAGTAGTATAAATAATGGCCATGTGGCTAGATGAATCGAAGAAAAAGACGATTCAAAGAAAAATATGGATTTATGAACTGAAATCTACAAGTTAATTCAGTTTCATAAAGTTACATTTGTCTGAGTAAAAGGACATAATAACAATGAATTTAATGAACTTGCAGATTTATATGCACAACATGCTGCAGAATGTTTAGAATTAACAGAAGATGAAAAGTTTTAAATTAAGAAAAATTGGAAATCATTGGTATCCTTGTATTGATCATGAACTTGGAGATCCTATTAATCTTACTGAAAAAGTTGACCGATATTTAAATATATTAGATCTCTCTAAATCAGGAGAAATTACAGTAGAACTAGAAGAATTAGGAATTTTATTTGGAGGTATAAATATTATCTATTTTAACGAAGAGGATATTGTTCGATATTTGACTACTGATGATAATTTTGATATTCGTTTTGTTGTAAACGAACATGAGTTTCTTATATCTTCTGATGTTTATTGGTTATTGGAAAATCAATTTAATTTTAATTTTCATAAGACTAGTTATAAAATTCATATTTATTAGAGATAGCAGAAATGCTTTGTATTTTTAACCATTATAATTATGGTAGTTAAAGAAACTGCAAAAGATCCTACTGGACTTAAAGATATTAGTAGGAGAGAATGTACATTAAGTAAAGAAATTCAAGAGTTATTACTTCGACAGCTTAAACATGAATTACAAAATCATAATATATACATGAATTTTGCTAATTATTTTGGAGTTCGTGGATTTGTAGTTCTCGAAGAGTATTTTAAATTAAGAGCCGATGAAGAATATTTGCATCATAGTTGGATTCGTAAGTATTTAAATGAAAATGATGCAGAATATATTTATCCTACTATTGATCAATTTGATAAAAAGATAGTGGATATGGTTGATCCATTCAAGATGACTGTTGATCTTGAAATTGAAACTACTCAAATGATTTATGAAATAGTCGATCAAGCTGCTGCTGAATGTGATTGGGCAACGTTTAACTGGTTACTTGGACACGATGAAACTACTGGTCGTTTAGTTGAGGAACAGCGTGAAGAGGAATCAATCAGTCGTACAGTTAGAGATATTGCAGAATCAGAAGGTTCTTGGCTTCGTAAGGAAAAGTCTATTATGAACGCTTATAAAGGCGATACTGATTAATAGTTAAATCTATGTTAATTCAACTTCCAGATACAATTAAAGACTTATACTTTGTTGGAGATGTTCATGGATCTTGGGATATAGTTACTTATCATATTCGACAATATAAAGTTAAAGACACTGTTTTTATTTTCTGTGGAGACGTTGGCATTGGATTTGAAAGTTTAAAACATTATACGGATCATGTAATTCCAGAGCTACACAAAACACTTAAAAAGTATAATGATATATTTATTTGGTTCTCGGGAAATCACGACGATCCTAAATACTTTGAAAATCAGCTAATTAATACCAATTATGTAAAATGTATTCCAACTTATAGCGTTATTAACGTATTAAATAAAAATATACTTAATGTCTCTGGTGGGATATCTATTGATAGACAGTTTCGTATGCAAAACGATAGTGTTAGTATAGTTAGATATATGAAGTATCATAATTGCGACTATCAAACTGCAGAACAGAACTGTCTTAAAACATATTGGCCTGATGAACCAGTAATATATCGTCCAAAAGTAGAAGAACATATTGATATTATTTGTAGTCATTCAGCTCCTTCTTTTTGTTATCCAAACGATAAAGGAGGAATTGTAAAAGATTTTACAGCATATGATTCAAAATTATTAGAAGATATTGATAGGGAACGAGCTGTGTTAGATCAGGTATATGAGGATTATAAAGATGAAGTAACGCACTGGTATTATGGTCATTTTCATAAGAGTCAAATGCAGACTATTAATAATACAATGTTTAAACTTTTAAATATTGGGGAAATTGTTCGACACTACTCAGACGATAACAATGCATTGTAAGATAGTTGCTATTGAAGATGGTCAGTATACAGCTATTGTAGTAGAAGATCTGAATCGAATAGAAACAGATGATCTTAAATATGTTACTGTTGTTAAATGTCCAAACTGAGATATTTCTACTTTTGAAATTGGAGATATAGGTTATCTTCAATTTCAATATGTAGAAGGAGGAAAGACACAATGATACAACAAAGATTCAAAAGATTTTGAAATTTATAAATATACAAATAATTATTTTATAAGTTTTATTAAAGAAAAAGATATATATAGTCAAAAAGAATTTAATTTTTAAATATGCGTAAAGAGACAGAATTTGGCGAGAAGTTACGTAGCGTGTTAGAATCAATTGATTCCTTAACATGGAGAAACAAAAGTGGGAATGATGTTAAACTTGTTGATGCATCTGTAGAGGACTTACGTAAATGATATAAGCACTGTTACGAGATGTTATATAACGTTAGTCCTCGGAATCCTGGTAAGTTTATAGTTAGAGAAAACATTCATCGAACTTGAGATTCATGTAATACGGAACTATTTGTTAGATACATTCTTCATGAATGCGAAACAGATATCAAAACTAAGAAAGATATCTTAGATTATATTAATAAACAAAGAGCAGCATCTGAAAAAGATATACTAAATGATTCAATAGCAAGTATATTTAATGGTGTTCCTCCTATTTTTGAAAAAGTAACAGTAAATCGTCTTATGGATGCTTGTTTTGATAAACTTGACATTCTTAATAAGAAAATGATTACTGATAAATTCATTTTAGCACAAGGAATTTGGCTAACGGACGAGGAAAAAATTGAGCTAACTGAAGTTGGCAAAGACGGCAAAGCAAGAAATAGAATGGAAGTTATTAAGGAACGATTGTGTTTAAATCCTGATATCAAATTAAGAGTTAGTCCTACAGGGTTATCTTTTACAGAATTTAGATCTTTAGTTCAACTTAGCTCTTTACCAAAAATTTCTTCTTTAACTACAATTGCACTGAAAACACTAAGAGATAAGATCTTATTACTTTTAGATAACGATCTCGATTATCATATAAATAAATGAAGTACATTAATGTCTAATATTCAACGAGTTGCGGATGCTCGAAATATTGAAATTAATCCTCCTGCAGGAAATTAATTAGTACTAAAAATTTTATTTTTTAAATAAAAATTTGTATCTTTGATGAACAGAACGGAACGTCAAAAGCTTGCTATTAGACGTTGATTAGATAGTAATGGGATAGGCACAATTGTTGCTGCAACTGGATTTGGTAAGACCTATATGACTTGCATGTTGATAAAGGCACTATATAATAAAAATCCTAGACTATCTGTATTAATTGGAGTTCCTACAGAGGTTCTAAAAGAACAATGACTTAGAGAGTTGGCTAAAAACCAACTCTTTTCTGTCTGTAAGGTAGAGATATTTAACACTATTGTTAAAAATCAGTATACAGTTGATTTATTTGTAATTGATGAAATTCATTGCGCATGTAGTGAAAATAACATCAATATGTTTAAAGCTGTAAAATATCGTTATTTTTTAGGATTAACTGCTACATTTGAGAGATTAGACGGAAAAGAAGACCGATTATCTGAGTTTACTTATGTTTGTGATCGTATAAATATAAAGGAAGCTGTTGATAATAATTGATTGTCTGATTATAGAAATTATAAAGTTCTAATTGATGTAGATTTATCTCTATATCATGAATGAAATCAGAAGTTTCAAAGTCTATTTTCTATATTTAATTTTGAATTTAATACAGTAATGAGTTGTATTAGTCGTCCTGGTTTTGCAAGTAAGTATGCAAAGAAAACAGGATGAAGTGAATCTCAAGTTAAAGGATTTGCAGCAGCTTGAATGAGAATGTTAAGAAAACGTAAGTCCTTTGTAATGTCTCATCCTAAGAAATTTGAAATAGCAGATAAGATATTAGATGCAAGAAGTAATAAAAAAGCAATTACTTTTTCAGCTACTATTAAAGATGCAGAATATTTTAAGAAACGAGGATATGTTTTACATAGTAAACAGAAAAAGAAGGAAAATAATACCATTATAGAAAGTTTTAACCAACAAACTATAGGTGTATTAAGTACTTCAAAATCTTGCGACGCAGGTGTAGATATAAAAGGGTTAAGTGTTGGAATTATATTAAGTGGAGATAGTTCAAAGACAAGGACTACGCAGAGGATTGGAAGAATTTGTCGATTCGAACAAGGTAAACTCGCAGAAATGTTTACACTAGTTATTAAGGGAACTATAGAAGAAACCTGATATAATAACTCTAATTCAAACCAACAGTATATAACTATTGATGAATCACAATTAGATATAGTGTTAAGTGGAAAGGAGATTTCTACTAGACCAAAAAAAGGCATAATAGATATAGAACATAGATTTTAATAAATAGATCTAACGTAGTACGTTTGTTTATTTTTTATCGTATTATATGGAGTTAGATACGATTCTTAATATTATGGCTAAATACAAACTAACAGCCGATGAGTTACTGTTAGTTTATTTAACATTTATTGCTCAAACAGAAAATGGAGATCCTAAATTAAATAGGAACTATTTTCGAAAGTGATATGAAGGAGGCGGCAAAGAAAGATTGCGAGAATTATTCAATTCACTAAAAGAGAAAGGAGTAATCAGGAAAAATTATAATCCAAGTACCTATGATCCTGATGAAATTGAATTTAATCAGAATTTTATAAAACAATATTTTAAGCTTTCTGGAGAACTTGGTATGGAATTAGAGGAAGCTTATCCAACTAATTTATACTTTAATGGGAAAACAGTTAGTTTAAAAAATATTGCAAAGAAATTCTTAAATATGTCAGAATTCTACTTCTGATATTCATCTACTATTGGACATAGTATTGAAAAGCATCGTGAAATATTAGAGATACTAGAATGAGCTAAATCTAAAGATCTTGTACAAGTTTCTATGATTGAATTTGTTTCCAGTCAAAAATGGAAAGAGTTTAAAGAAATGCGAGATAAGGGAATTAATGGCAAAGTTAGTACTGAACAACTTTACGATACTGCTTAATGTCTATTGTAGATGAATTATATTCTGAAATTGACAATGGTAGAGAAGGTAGAAACTTAGGTTTAAAAACTGGATTGCCAAAGTTGGATTGATATACAGGTGGATTCCAAAAAGGAGTTTATAAATTAATATTTGGACAAAGTGGTTCAGGTAAAAGTTCATATGTAATATATTCTGATTTATATCGTATATTACGAGATTATCCAGATAGAGATATTGTACATGTATATTTTAGTCTGGAAATGAGTTCGAAAGTTTTACTTGCTAAATTGCTTAATCTATATATATATGATACTTATGGAATAGAAATTTCTTATATGACACTAATGTCCGTTCGAGAAAAACTATCTGATAAATATTATAAGTATATCCAAGAGTCTAGAGTATGACTAAATTCAATTATACATAAACTTATTATCTTTGATAAACAGCTAAGTTCTAATACTTTCTATGGTAATATGAAAGAACTTCTAAAACAATGAGGTACTTTTCAAGATATTGATGAAGGTAGAAGAAATATTTATATTCCAAGTAATCCCGATAAAATAATAAATGTAATAATTGATCATGCTGGTTTATTAACTCCAGTTGATGGTAGAACTAAAAAACAGGAAATTGATCAAACCTCGCAATACTGCGTTTATTTTAGAGAAAAGTGTGGAATATCTATTGACTTTATTATGCAAGAAAATAGAAACACAAGTGATGTAAATAGATTAAAAATGGATCTTGCAGAGCCAACCCTTGATGATGTTAAGGATTCTGGTAATGCAGGTAATGACTGTAATATTTGTGTTGCAGTATATAATCCTATAAAACATCAACGTAGTACTTATAGAGGATATACTATCATTAATAAAGAATATCCAGAAGAATCTTTAGGTTCTGCTATGCGTGGATTAATATTATTAAAACATCGATTTGGAGTTGCAAATAAAGTTTTTTGTACTGGCTTTCAAGGTAGTTTAGGACGATTTGAGGAACTTCCTGATCCAGGAAGTATTAATTATGAAGTATATCAATCTTGAAAAGATGAGAAGTTAGAAGATGAAATAACAAAAGATACAGCTGCAAAAGATGCAGAAGAAAAAGATAGCTTACAAAAACCAATATTCAAATTTTAAATATGGCTATCACATTACCAACAAACAAAATTCCTGCAGAAACTCAGGACCCAAGAAATTTAATTATTTTCTCAAAACCAAAATACGGTGGCTTTCGCCGTGTATTATAGTAATATAATACTTATGAATGGGCAAAAACGGTGAATTCTAAAAATTTGCCATATATTTACATTCTTAGTTGGAATTTCCAGAATCTTTATGTAAATTTGCATTATTAATTTTTAAACTAAAATAATTATTATGCAAATTAAAAGACAAAAATATTCGTATGAATTATTACAAGAGTGTTCAAATTATTTAAATACACACTCTCTTAAGGAAACAGCTATACACTATAACCTTAGTTATAAAACAATGATAAATGGGTTAATTAGGTTTGGATTTTATACTCCAACTAGAAAACACAAAATAACTAAGAACAACTGCTATAATCAAAATTTCTTTAGTAAAATTGATTCTCATGATAAAGCATACTTTTTAGGATTTTTAATGGCAGATGGGTATATTTGTACAACTCCTTACAATAAACAAATAGGAATTGGGATTCAGACAAAAGATAAATATATATTAGAATACTATAAAAATTTAATAGGTAAAAAATTAAATATAAAACAATATAAAAATTCTAGTAAACTAACTATTACTAGTACTATAATGTATAGTGATCTAACTAAATTAGGATTTATAGAAAATAAATCTCATAATGACTATCATTTTCCAGATATTCCTGATGAATTTAAATCATCTTTCATTTGTGGATATTTTGATGGAGATGGGTGTATAACTATAAAATCTACAGGATTTAGTGTATGTTCAATATGTTGTAATTCTAAAATATTCTTAGAAGATTTAAAATCTATATTGGCAAAATATAACATACTATGTAGACCTATCTGTAAAGAAATAAAAAATAGAAAAAATTCAATATATGTTTTATATTTATCAGGAAGATCCAACCAATTAAAATTTAAGGATTTTATATATAAGAGCGTTAATGTTTATCTTGTACGTAAATATGATAAATTTATGAAAATACCGTGCTAACTGTTGTAATAATATATAATGGTAGTGTAACGCGTAGGAAGTGAACCTGTTATACAGAATATAATCTTCCCAAGAGTGTCCATTATCCTTATGGGATAAAAATGTACGCTGAACTATAAGGAAACTTATAGAAGTAGAGATAAAAAGCTCTACGATAACAAAATTGAAAAGCACAGCTTGTGCTAATCTTCCTGGAGCATTATGTATCGACCTTGAAGGGGGTGGATATGATTATATTGATGCTGTAAAGGTAAAAGCATCTTCTGTTAAAGATTTAAAAGAAATTTGTGCTGCAATTAAGGAAGCTAAATATCCTTATAAGTTTATTGTATTGGATACAATTACTAGACTTGAAGAAATGGTTAAACCATTAGCTTTAAAGTTATATTTAAATAGTCCTGCAGGACAAAAGTTTACAGGAGATGACGTACTTGATGCACCAATGGGAGCAGGATATAGCGCTCTTCGTAAGGCATTAGAGATGGTTATTGATATGGTATCTAAATGTGCACCTAATATTATTCTTATTTGTCATACAAAGGATTCAGCAATCGGTAATACTGATATGACTGCAAAGACTATTGACTTATTTGGAAAAGCAGGTAGAATTCTTGCTTCAAAGTCAGATGCTATTGGTTATTTAGATAGAGATGAAGATTCAAATACTATTCTAAGTTTTAATACAAATGATAAATTTGTAGAATGTGGTGCTAGACCAGAACATTTACGAAATGCAGATGTAGTATTAGGAGAAATGAAGGAAGATGGAAATATTGAATTTCATTGGGAAAGAATTTATCCTTCACTTTTAAATCCTGTAGAAGTTAATATATAATCTAAGGATTATGCTAAAGGTATCTTTTGAATTTGACGAAGAATCGAAGGCTGTTACAAATGTTAAAGTTGTTAAAGTGCCTTCAAAATATGATAATATAGATTTACCAATTGTAGAGATAGGAGATAGTAAGTTAATTATGTCTCCTAAAGCCGTTAGTTTATTATCTGCACAATGCGGAGATCGGATAGCAGTTAATTATATCCAAAAAAGTAACGAGCTTACAATCCCAGTTATCGGTAAAGCTGAAGTATTTTCAGATCCTGAAAATGGGAACAAATTAACAAAAAGTAATACAGTCTCTTTTAAAGGGACTCAAAAAACAATTTTATCTAAATATGGTCAACTCTTTAAAATAGAGGAATGTAGACCTGGTATGTTTAAAATGATTAAGATTGATGAATCAGATCTTTCTAAAGCTGATACCGATTTAGATACAGAAAATTCAGATTTATTAAAAATTTAAAATTATAAGAATATGTCAATGTTTGATTTTAGTGTAGCAAAGAATGCAAATCAAGTAACTTCTACTTTCCTTCGTGGAGGAATCCATAATGTAACCTATAAAGGTATTGAATGAGTAGCTAGTCAGAGTGAAGGTAATTCTGATGCTTTTGTTTTGTTATTTGAAACAAAGGACGGTATCCAGCATCGAGAAACTATTTTTGATCCAAGTAATATAAGTAATTGTACTCAGAGAGCTACAACTCAGTATGGAGAAAATCCATCTGAAATGGAAAACTTTATGGTTAAGATTACTCAAATCATTAATGCTCTTAATCCTGAATTAGGTGCAAAAATTGCTGCAGGAGAAAAGATTGAAGTAAGTAGCTTTAAGGCTCTTGCTAAATATTTAAAGGAAAACTTAGCAAGTTCTGTTGGTAAGGAAACTCAAATCAAGTTAATTCCTTATAAAGGTTTTGCTAATATGCCTAAGTATGTTGCATCAGTAGGTAAAGATGGAGTAGTTCGTAGTAAAACAAAAGTTATTGGTGAAGATTTAACTTTAACTGCTAGAGAAAAGACTGATATTGAGAATGCTAACTCTGCACAACCTACTAACATGAAAGAACGGGATAAGGATTTAGACGATCTTAAGGAAACGTTTAATGTAAAAGGCTCAGAAGACGACTTGCCATTCTAAAAAATAATATAGTTAAATTTTAATGGTCTTTACATTAGAACCGATAAATATCACTAAAGAACTTATTTTAAGTAAAGTTAGTGAAGAAACTTTAATGGAGCATTACTTGGGCATTCCTGTAAAAAAAGGATTGTTCAAGTCTCCATTAAGGCAAGATAGTAAACCTACCTGCGCATTTTATAGGAATAGGAAAGGAGATTTAATATTTAAAGATTTTCGTGGAGACTTTTATGGAAATTTTATTTCGGTTGTAATGTATAAATTCGATTGTCCTTATGGCAAGGCTTTACAAATAATTGCTAATGACTTTGGAATAGTTTCCCGCAAAAATTTAACTATAAATAAACCTCTTATTAAATATACAAATCAAAAATTTAATGATACTACTCAAGCTGTTATTCAAATTGAAGATAAATCTTGAGAAGATTATGAACTTGAATGGTGATCTAAATATGGTATAGATAAAACTATATTAAAAAAGTTTCATGTATTTTCATGTAAAAATGTATTTTTAAATGGAAGTATATTTAGTTTACATAAAGATCGACAATTAGTATTTGGATATTATGGAGGTATTCGAGAAGATATAGAACGTTGACGTATATATTTTCCTGGAAATATAAAGTATAAGTTTATTTCAAATTGAAAGTCATTTAGATTACAAGGTGCTCATGCACTTCCAAAAAATGGAGGAGAATATTTAGTTGTAACGAAATCTTTAAAGGATGTTATGACTCTTTATTCATGTGATAAAATTCCTGCAATAGCTCCAATTTCTGAAAATTGTTTTTTAACTGAAGCTCAATATACAAAGTTAAAGTCTAAATTCAACAAGATAATTTTATTCTATGATAATGACCTTGCTGGAATTGAAAACATGAATAAAATTCGTAAGAAATTTCCTGACGTACATGTATTATTTATACCTAGACATTATAAAGCTAAGGATATATCAGATTTTTATAAAATGTATGGAAGGACTAAAACTTTAGAATTAATTGAAAAAGCAAAAAACTACATCTCAGAAAAAGAAAACAGGAGCATACTGTAGAAATAAAGGACATAGATATGAGACAAAAATTGCTCAGGAACTTAGAAATCTTGGATTTACAGATGTAGTTACATCAAGATCTGAGTCTAAGAGTATGGATGACAAAAAAGTGGATTTAGTTGATCGCAGTGGTAAGTTACCATGTTATATACAATTGAAAAATACTGTTAATACACCTCAATATCATGCTATTAAAAAAGAATGTCCTTTAAAAGATAAACCTTTTATTGTAATTTGAAATAAACAAGTTAAGAAAGAAAAAGTATTTGGTTCTGCAGGAGAAGTAGTAATCATGGATAAAGACTTTTTCTATGAACTCTTATCAAAATTAATTAATGGATAGTTGTAGAGTAGTGTTCACCTCTGCTTCTGGACAAAAAATCATTATTGTATTTACATATGATGAAGAGAAGGATGAATTAAATTACGTCCCTCGATTTGAACCTCAAGTTGATGCAAAAACTCAATTAGGTTTGTCTGGAAAGTTATGTGAAATATTTTTAGAAGCATTATCTAGCAAAGATGGAACAACAAAAGATTAGATACGATTTGACTCCACAATATGGAATTGAGGAGGTCAACAAAATTCTTACAAGTAAATTAAGTAAGTACCAAGAAAACGAATGGAAAAGAGGTATGAAGTGGACAGATGTTCTTTCATCTCTTAAGAAACATTTAAATCAATTTGAACGAGGTATTGATTATACAAACGAGGGACTTTTAGAAATGGCTGAAGTAGCTACTAACGCATTGATATTATGTGAATTCTATCATATATATCCTCAAGGAGATGATAGAGTTATGGCTCCTATCGATAAGCCTATTGTTGGATTAGATCTCGATAATGTAGTATTTGATTTCAACAAAGCTTATGAAGACAAGTTTGGTGTTGCTATGAATCCTTACTGGAATGCAAACTATCAGATGTCTGAACATCTACATGAGTTAGAATCAGATAAAGAGTTTTGGATTAATATTCCTGTATTACATAGACCCTCTTTTGAAGTAGACTATTATGTAACTGCAAGAAATATTCCAACAGAATGGATTCAAGAAAGTTTACAAAAAAATGGTTTACCTTGTGCTCCTGTAATTACAGTACCTTGGAATGCTAGTAAAGTAGAAGCTATTAAGAGCAAAGGAATTACTATTATGATTGACGATAAATATGATAACTATAAAGAAATTACTAATGCGGGAATATTCTGTTATTTAATGGATGCTCCTCATAATCAGTATTATCAAGTAGGACATCGTAGAATTTATGATCTTAAAATACCTATTAAGTAATGAACTTAAAGGATAAATTAGAACTGGCCTTACATGAAGCCTATATAAAAGCCTATAAATTAGCTGAACCTTCTGCAGACTTTGATATTTTAGTTGAAAATGCAGAAATTATGTCAGATGGCAAGAAGAACATTCATTTTGAAAACTACTTTTTAGATGATGATATTGCAGAAAATATCTTAAATGAAGTAGCTAAGAAATATAAGTTATCTAAATACATGAAAAGCCAGCTTCATATAGCTTATTATTTAGGTTGTAGTCCAGCGACAAAACGCAAGGAAAATGACAATTAACTTAAATGATATAAAACTTAGTCCAGTCTTAGAAAGTGTATATAGAAGTAAAATAAGTGATGCAGAATATTTCTCAAGCTCTTATTCTAATTATATATCAAATTCTAGATTAAAGTATATAAATCCTAAACAGGATAAACAAAACTGTCCTGTATAAATCCCTTAAATTCGGTGAACCCTGAGATGGGAATACCGAGCCAAGCATAAGGTTAACAACTTATGAAGGTGTAGAGACTAGCTATTGAAACCAATCTGGAATATAATATAGCCACGAAAAAGGGAAATGTATTTTGAAATGTAAACATCTTTTACTACCTTTGTATCAATAAAAATTTAATTGATATGAAGAAAATTTGCAATTGTTGTGGTAAAAATTTACCTATTGAAGAGTTTTATAATAACCCTGAGTTACGAGCGGGAGTTATAGACACATGTAAAAGATGTGAATATCTTAAGAAACAGCCTCAAAAGAAATACCCGTTAGAATTTACTTGTAAGATTTGTAATAAGACTAAACCATATTATGAGTTTGATATAACAAGAAAAGTTCTACGTAAGTGGTATTGTAAGGAGTGTGCAAGAATCTTTGTTGAAGAAAATCCAGGAGTAAATCTGGATAAACAACGAAGATTGTATGATACTTCTTATAGAGAACGTAAGCGGGAAATAAATAGAAATTCTAGAATAAACCATTACGAACATAAGATGTAAGCAAATGCTAAGAAGCACGCTCCAGAAAGAGGTTTGGAATTTAATATTGATGAATCAGATATTGTAATTCCTGATAAATGTCCTATTTTTCAGAAGCCATTTGAATTTGGTAAAGATTTTTATTATGATTGAACACCATCCCTTGATCGTATTGATAATACAAAGGGATATATTAAGGGAAATGTTTGGGTTATTAGTCATAAAGCGAATGTAATGAAAAATAGTGCTACTTGAGATGAGATAAAAGTATTTTGTCAAAATATATTAAGATATAGTCCGAACAATAACGAAAAGAAAGTTATTGAACTTAAAGATAAAGAGCTTTAAGGATAACATATTTGGGCAGTCCTCTAAAATACAAAAATGGAATAGATAATAAACAAACAGTATCTTTAGAATTAGGAACAGCTATACATGAATTATTTTTACAACCAGAGTCTTTTAAATTAGGTGATTCATATAATAAGCCTACAGCAAAATTAGGTATGGTAATAGATAGTATTATTAAATATAGAAAACAAGGTTATACTATTAGAGAATCTATTACTAAAAGCTGTATTGATATAGATTATTATAAAAATAATTTAAATGAGAGTAGAATCCAAAATATAATAAAATCTGGATTAAATTATTATCAAAACTGCAAAGATTTAATAGAAGGCGATTTAGTAATTTTAAATGATAAACATCGTACAATTTGCAGTAATTGTCTAGAATCGTTATCTAACAATCCTTCAATAGTAAACTTAGTAAGACCTGAAGGTCTTGAAGCTTATAATGAAGATGCTTTGTTCATAGATATTATTGGCGAATATAATAATAGTAAATGTATATTAAAATTAAAAATGAAAGCTGATAATTGGACGATTGATAAAGATAATAAAATAATTACTCTTAATGATTTAAAGACTACGGGTCATTTACTTGAACAATTTATGAATGGAAGTTTTTGGAATTTTCATTATCATAGACAGATGGGAATGTACCTATGGATGTTACTTCAATTCTGTAAAAAAGAATATGAATACACTCCTAAAGACTGGACTTTTCAAGCTAATATTATTGTTGTTGAAACTACAGGCTCTAACAGAGCTAGTATTTTTAATATTGATTCAGATATACTTAATATAGGTAGATTAGAATTTTGTAGACTTCTAAAAATGGTTGCATATTGTGAAATCAATGGTTATTCTGATGATGTTACATTTATTTAAATATGCGCAAATTAGAAATTCAGGCTTATACCTTAGATGAAGCTAAAATTAATGCTTTTAAACAAGGTATAACTGTAGTACAAGATGCTACCAGAAGCTGAAAAAAATCTGGATCTCCAGTTCTAACTAAAGATATGAATATATTTGCTGCAGATTTTCTTGAACAAAAAGGAATGTTTGATTTTGAAGGTGCTGGTATTATTATTGCTATAAAATCTGGCACTAAAGATACTCGTAAGAAGCCTTATAAAGTTATTAGTTCAAGACGTAAGGGACGTTGTAAGCTTTATCGAACTATTGAAATTCGTTTAAAACGTAATCATGAAGTGATTGGAGAAGCAGTAAACAAAACTGAAGCGTTAAATCTAGCTAAAAGTTTAATTCGTAACTTTCGTGAAAATGTGTATGCAAAAACTGTATACAATACTAAAGATATTGATTTTGAACTTGAATATATGCCTTCTACTAAGGCAGAAAAAGGGCAATATATTGTCTTTGGAGTAGAACAATCTGATGTAAAACTCAGTAAAAGAAAGAATAGAGGGGCAGAGTAATCTGCCTCTTTTATTCTCTTTATATATAAAATTATATATAAATGACTATAGAAGAATGGTTAAATAAAGACGAACTTGCAATAACAATTTGAAATAATAAATATAGATTTGAAAATGAATCATTAGACGCGTGGTTTAAACGAGTAAGTAATAATAATCCTGAAGTCGAAAAACTAATCAGAGAAAAGAAATTTATTTTTGGAGGACGAATTTTAGCAAATAGAGGTTTGAATTCTAAAAATAAAAAAATTACTTATTCGAATTGCTATGTAATTGCTCCTCCACAAGATAATCTTGAGTCTATTTTTGAATGTGGATCTAAGCTAGCTCGTACTTTTAGTTATGGAGGTGGATGTGGAATTGATATTTCAAATCTCCGTCCAACAGGATCTAAAGTAAACAATGCAGCAAAAACAACATCTGGTGCAGTCAGTTTTATGGATTTTTATTCATATATTACTGGATTGATTGGGCAGAGTGGCCGCCGCGGAGCATTAATGATTTCTATTTCTTGTGATCATCCAGATCTTGAGGAATTTATTGAACTTAAATCAAATTTAGATAAAGTTACAAAAGCTAATATTTCTGTTAGAGTTAGTGATAACTTTATGAAATCTGTTATTAATGCAGAAACTTTGATTCTTAAGTTTATTACAGATACAGGAGAAGTTATAACTAAAGAAGTTAAAGCTTATCCTATTTTTAGAAAATTAGCAGAGATGAATTGAGATTATGCAGAGCCTGGAATTTTATTCTGGGATGCTATTAAAAATTGGAATTTATTAAGTAATAATCCTGATTTTGAATATGCTGGAGTTAATCCTTGTGCTGAAGAGCCCTTGCCGAGTGGGGGATCGTGTTTACTCGGAAGTATAAATCTTGCAGAATTTGTTACAGAATGTGAAACATTTGACTTTGCAGGATTTAAAGATACTGTTAAAAAAGCAGTAGTTGCATTAAATGAAGTACTTGATGAAGGTCTTCCATTACATCCTCTTATTGAGCAAAGAGAATCTGTTAAAAATTGGAGACAAATTGGGTTAGGAGTAATGGGGTTAGCAGACATGTTTATAAAACTAGGTATTAAATATGGAAGTGAAGAATCTATTAAATTGATTAATATGATTGGAACAGAAATGATCTTTTCAGCTTTAGAAAGTTCTAATGAACTAACAATAAGTAAAGGAGCATATCCAATGTTTAATACAAAAGTTGTAGATACACCTTTCTTTCAAGCGCTTAATACTAAGGAAAATAATCTTCGATATCAGGAATTAAGAAGTAATGTTCTTTTAAGAGGATTATGTAATTCTCAGTTATTAACTTGTGCTCCTACAGGTAGTATTGCTACTATGTTAGGAATTTCAACAGGTTGTGAACCTATTTTTGCAACTTCTTATACAAGAAAAACAGAATCTTTAGTTGATAAAGAGAAACTTTATAAAGTATATACTCCAATTATCCAGAATAATTTCATTTCAAAAGGAGTTCCTGAAAATCAACTTCCAGAATATGTAGTAACTTCAGAGAACATTCCTTATACAGAGAGAATTCAAGTTCAAGCTGCTTTACAAAGATATATAGATGCTTCAATTTCCTCAACAATAAACTTACCTGAATCTGCTACAATAGATGATGTTGAAAGAATTTATAGACTTGCATGAGAGTATCATTTAAAAGGTGTAACTGTTTATAGAGCAGGTTGTAAAAGAGGAGCTATTTTATCTAAGAAACCTATGGGAAGTAAAGAATTAATGAAGCGTCCAGAATCAATTGATGCTAAATTAATTAGATTTAAAAATGGAACTGAAAACTGGATTGCATTTGTAGGTTTAGTTGATGATAGACCTTATGAAGTATTTACAGGAATTAATAATATTGAGGATTTTCCAATTCCCTCAACTATTACCGAAGGTAAAATTATTAAGGTAAAAGATGAATTTGGTAAACGATATGATTTTCAATATGTCGATAAGTATGGATATACAAATCGATTAGGAGGATTGTCTCGCATCTTTAATCAAGAATACTGGAATTATGCTAAATTAATATCTGCTCTATTAAGAGGAGGAATTGAATTAGATAAAGTAGTCAAGATTATTGATGGTATGCATTTTGAATCTGATACTTTAAATACCTGGAAGAATGGAGTAAAAAGAGCAATAAAAACATTTATTGTTAATGGAACAGAATCTCACGAACTTTGCCCAGATTGTGGTGACCATTTAATATATGAAGGTGGTTGTACTATATGTAAGAGTTGTGGATTTAGTCGTTGTGTATAATTGTAAATAATAAAATATTAATAGATTAAAATTTAAGAGATATGAAGACAGAAAGAATCGTTTCCGCTCACGGATTAAAAGGTTATCGTGTAACTGATAGTGGTAAACTTATTGGTAAGAGAAATTGTCAGTTAGTTGGATGCTTAAGTAATGGTTATACTCGATATACTGTTAGAGTAAATAAGAAAACTAAGAGTATTAATGGAGCTCGTGTAGTTTGGGAAAGTTTTTATGGTCCGATTTCTAAAGGCTTTGAGATTGACCACATTAATGGAGATCGAAGTGATAATCGTTTGTCTAATCTTAGAGTAGTAACTCATAAGGAAAATATGGCAAATCCTATTACTCGTGCTAGAATGGGTAAACCTCGTAAGCGTTATTCAGTAAAATATGAAAAAGTATAGTGAAGAATTTCGTGATGCAATGACCGATGTTGAAGTAGTTAATATTTCTAAAAATACTCTTCCAGAGTATACTGAAGAATGAGATGCTGGTTGTGATGTTAGAGTCGACTTTAGTAGAATAACTTCAGATGAACCACTAAAAACAAAAGGAGATTGCCAATTTCTATTTGAAAACGAAGTTAATCCATTAAAATCTTTTATTCTTGAACCTAGATCTCGAGCAATTATACCTACAGGTTTATTTGTTTGTATTCCAAAAGGATATGAAATACAAGTACGCCCAAGATCTGGTTTAAGTTTTAAGGTTGGTCTTACTTTAATTAATTCTCCAGGTACAATTGATGCAAGATATCGGGACGAAGTAGGTTTACTTGTTGTTAATAATGGTTCTGAACCTGTTGTAATAACAGATGGAGAACGTATTGGACAGCTAGTACTTAAGCGTGTTGAATTTATTAATTGGATTGTAAAACGTTCTGTTAAAGAATTCTCTGATCAATCTGATAGAGGTGGAGGAACAGGACATTCTGGAGTAAATTAAAATGATTTTAAACTATGATTTACCAAAATTAGAATCTGAATTACTTTCATTTCAACTAGATTCTAAGCAAAAAGAAGTACTTGAATCAGCTCTAAACTATATTAAAAGTGATATTAAGATTAATTCTGATACTAAACATTTGTGCATATCAGGTAGAGCAGGTACTGGAAAAACTCAAATATGTGCTTTAATTGTGAAGATATTGAAGGATAATAATATTCCATTTTTGGTAATTACTCCTACAAATAAGTCAAAGAACGTAATAGCTTCTGTAGTTGATTCAGAAGCTATTACTGTTCATAGACTATTAAGTTTATCTCCACAAGTTGATATACTTGAATTAGATCTTAAAGAGTTAAACTTTATACAAAAAAATGCTATATATTTACAATATAAAGCAGTTTGGATTATTGATGAATGTAGTATGGTTAATGATAATTTATATAAATTAATTATTGATCAAGCTACTGATCATCAATGTAAAATTATATGGCTTGGAGATGAAAAACAGTTAAGCCCTGTAAGTCAAAAACAAGTATCTAAAACATTTAGAAATTCTACTAAATACACTTTAGATAAAGTATATCGTCAATCTTCAGATTCTCCAATTGGAAAAATATTAGAAACGTTACGTTCTAAGCCAATTAGTAGATTTGAATCTACGCCAGATAGTGATTCTGGATCTTTAAAAGTATACAATAATATTCGAGAAATGTTAGAAGAGCATTGCTATCTATTTAAGGTTGGAATGAATCTTGAAAATCAACATATTGTAAAACTAGTTACATATACTAATAAAAGGATTGAAGCTTTAAATCAGATTATTAGACGCTTAGTTTTTAATGATGATGAGGAGTATCATTTTGGAGAGGTCTTAACTGGGTATAATTCTTGTATATATAAAAATCAAGGTACTATTGAAAACTCATCTGATTATTTAGTTAGAGAAGTTGAGGATACTACATTTCAAGGATTAAAAGCATATAAATTAACCTTATATGATCCTTCTAAAGAGTGTGATATTGAAGTTACTATAATTTCAAGATATAATAGTAGTTACGATATTGCTAATTTAGCAGCTCGAATTGATAATATGAGGATTAAAGCTGTAAAAAGTAAAAATGGCAAAGATTGGAGAGCTTATTATCAATTTCAAGAAGCGTTTCTTACTCCCTTTGATTTAGTACATGAAGGAAGAGTTATAAAGAGAAAATCTTTAGACTATGGATATTGTATATCTGCACATAAATCACAATCTTCTTCATATTTAGCAGTATTAGTTGATATGGAAAATATTTTGCAATGTACAGATCCTGAGGAATTACGACAATTACAATATGTAGCTTTATCTCGAACTACTAATGATATATATTTATATCAAAGATAATATGACAAATTACTTCTTTAAAAGAGACAATAATAATAAGATTCGAGTAGTTCAACTAAATTTAAATGAACATACTGATATTCAATCGAATGAAAAATTCTATTCAATAACTGGAGAAACTGGCGTATTGAATGGAAAGATGGTTAAACGACCTTTAGTTACTATTGAACAAGGTAAAGTTAAAAGAACTGTTAAAGAGCAAGCCGAATTACAATATAATAGCTTATGTAATAGCTATTTAGATAAAGGGTATAAATCTCAAGAGGAACTTAAAATAAAAGATATAACTGATGAATCAGAAGTGGATTTAAAAGTTCCTAAACAAAATACTGACGCTAAGGGAAATTTAAAGCCTCAACTAGCTTTAAGTTATGAAAAGGTAGACTCTAAGTTACTAGAGAACAAATGATTAGGCAGTAAAAAAATTGATGGGGTAAGATGCCTTCTCTTTATGAAAGACGGAATAATTCAAACTTCTTCTAGAGGAGGTCAAGATTATAATATTGCAGCACACTATATAATTCATGATCCGTTTGTTGAATATGTACTTAAAAATAATCCTAATTATATTTTAGACGGAGAATTATATATTCATGGCAAACCTTTGAGTTATATTAGTGGATTGTGTCGATTAGAAACTCTTGATGATAGACACAAAGATCTAACTTTCCAATGTTATGATATTGTACGAGAGGATTTACCATTTAATCAAAGGTTAAATATTCTTCATTCTATAGAACATAATAGACCTATTGATTCAAAATTAGAAATAGTCTTTCATTCTGAAGTGCAAGGCAAGGATAATATTATAGCTTTACATAACAGGTATGTTGATTTAGGTTATGAAGGATTAGTAATTCGAGATCCTGAGCAAACATATAAATGTGGAGCTAGAGATAAACGTATGCTAAAGATTAAAATGTTCCAAGATGGTGAATTTAAGATTGTAGGTATTACCGATGGTCTTAGAGAGGAAGATTTTGTTTTTAACATGGAAACGAAAGAAGGATATCCATTTGAAGCTAAACCTATGGGAGATAGAGCTTTAAAGAAATGGTACCGAGAAAATATAGACAAATTGATAGGACAAATGGGTACGGTAAAGTATTTTGGATATACTACAACAGAAAATGCAGTTCCAAATCTCCCAGTGTTCAAAAGTCTACGAGATAAAACCGATTTATAATGAAACTTACATTAAAACAACTTAAAGATCTAATTTCAAGTTATCGTACTGCTCTAAATGAAGCAGAGAACTTTGAAAGACTAGGTTTTGATATTAGAAGTAGTGAGATGTGGTATTATTTAGAACATGCTCTTGATATAGCTTTAACGTTGTATTTTGGAGAGAATGTTTCTGAAAAAATATGGAACTTTATTTTAAATGATTCTGTAAACGAATTTGCTACTATTGAGGAATTATTTGAATTTGTATCGGATAAATATTCAGAGCTAGTTAATAAAGATACAGCACTTACACTTGATCAACTTCAAACATTATTTCCTCAAGAAGAAATGTTTAAGTATTTTGATAAAGTAATTAAAGAACAAACTAAATAAAAAGAAAATGAAACAACCATTTAACTTATCTCAAGAAAAAATAGATCAGCTTTTTCGACATTGTATATTTAATTTAACTCCAAAGGATATAGGTCATAAACAGATATCCTATTACTCTTCGGATAATACTTATAGATATAAAATTCAATGGACCGAAAAAGATGATAACTTTTATCATTCATGTTTAAGTAATAAAATTACAGAAAATCTTTTTGAATCAGACAATTTAAAATTCAGAATAATTATATATCGTATTTTTAAAGACGATGTCCTAGGTGAAATTACAAGTAATTCTATAGCACTTAATGTATCTGATTTAGAGTTTGAAGAACTTCAAAAAGTTAAATCAGAAATATATAATATATATAAGAATTTTTATAATGATTTATTAGAAAACGCTCCTTGTGAACTTTCATCTATTGAAGCACATCCTAGAGTTGTAAATCCTAATGAATAAAGAAGAGATTAAGGAATTAAAAGAGAACAAGGATATTAAGTATATTTATAAAATTCCTTGTTCTCTTTTTGAAACTGATCTTTTAGTTATCATTGGAAACATTAAAACCAAATATGATAAAGAAAAACATTGTTTATATTTTTCTTTTGAAGATTGGTTTCAAAGAACTGATTGTGGGGATCTTTTACCATATGTATGTTCTACACTTAATAAAAAAGGAAAGATAAAAGAATATCTTAATGTTTATGTAAAACCTGATTTAGTTAAGTTTAGAAATTATATTATTAAAGATCCTAGTATTACTCCTTTAGAAAAGTATATAGAAGTTAATTGAGCATTACAAATTCTTAGAGAGTTTAAAGTAAATCGTCCAGATGTGTTTTCTAGAGAATCTAATCTTGAAGAACTTATGAAAAATAAGTACCAAAAAGATTTAAGTACTTTTCTAACAGAAGTCCATTCTATGTATATAAAGCAATTTTATGACAAAAAATAAATTAACAATAATTGTAATGGTTGGACCTCCAGCTAGTGGCAAAACTTCGTGGTCTAAAGAGTTCGTGAAGGGAAAGTCTACTTGGATTCGGGTGAATAGGGACGATCTCCGACTTATGTGCGGTGATTATTGGATTCCGTCTCGGGAAAAGTTAATTAATACTCTTGAGGAAACAACTATTACCTCTGCTTTAGAGCAAGGTTATAACGTTATAATTGATGCTACTAATCTTAACCCTAAAACTAGGGCTAAATGGGAAGAAATTGCCTCAAATTTCGATGCAAATATTGAATATAAGGAAATAGTTATTCCATATAAAGAAGCTGTTAAACGGGATAAAAATAGGGATTTACAAGTAGGTGAAGATACAATACGCATATTTTATCGAAAATATTATCCTGAGCTACTAAAACAAGAATTAGACGAAATATAATATGAAATATATACTTATTGAGTGGCCTGAAGTTCAAGAATTAATGAGTTATGATGATTTTGATTGTCAGCGCATCTTGTTAATGATGAAGGTTGAATTGATCAGTATGGCCCTTCTTCATACTTTGTAGAAGAGGATTGATTAAAAAAGTTAAAGAAATGTTAAGAATATATAATATTTATATCCAGATATACAATAAATTGTGTTCACTCAATAATATAGTTTTGCAGGAAAATTTATTGTATTTAACACTAATACTACAATCTTATGTCCACTAGATCTAGAATAGGAATGATAAATCCATATGGTAGTGTTAGTTCAATTTATTGTCATTTTGATGGATATCCAGAAGGTGTTGGGAAAACTCTACATGATAATTGGAATGATATAAATGATATTATTGAACTAATTGCCAATGGAGATATATCTTGTTTAGGAACAGATTTAGATACAACAAGTTTTTATGCAGATGGATCTGGCGCAATTATATCTCCAACTGAAGAAGATTACTATAATTTAGATCCAATAATGATTGAGTATCATTATTTACATAAAAATGGAGAATGGATATGTAAAGAGGTAAACCTTAAGGAACGTTTTAATGAAAGCTCGAGTTAAGAATTTTGATGTAGAGGTAGAACCTATGACTAAATATGAATTTTATGATAGAATTAAGAAAATTCAGTTACAACATCCTGAAAATAAATGAGTCAAAGGTTATTATATTAACTGGAATGGATATGAATTCTGGTTAATGGAAGAAAATTTTAATAAATTATATGAAATAATAGAATGTTAATCCGAGGTAAAACTGTATATGTTTATGATATTGAGATATTTCCAAATGTATTTCACTGTACAGTAAAAAATTCTGAAACAGGAGAATATTTATATTTTGAAATTTCTGAAAGACGAAATGATCTTCTAAAACTAGTTGATTTCTTTTGAACTATTCAAGAAGAACCTCAAGATGGCATTTGAGCAAAAAACTATACTACAGATCTACAATTCTTTACAGATAAAATATTTTGTGGATATAATAATTTACATTATGATAATCCTATAATTAATTATATTATTGATTATCATAAGAAATTGTCAACACTTGATTATCTTAGTGTTTGCAAATCTTTATATAATCTTAGTAATGAAATTATTAGATCTACAGATAGTAACTTTACTTCTTGGAGTAAATGGAAATATAAAATTTATTTTGAAACCTTGGATTTGCTTACAATGTTATATTCTCAGAAATTGAGAGTTGGGTTGAAGGAAATGCAAGTAACTATGCAATTTCATAATGTTCAAGAATATGAAGGAGATTTCCAAACCTGACTTCCTGCATCTGAAATTCCTAATATGATAAAATATAATATTAACGATGTTGATTCTACTGAGGAATTATTAAATCGGTGTAAAAAGGATATAGAATTACGATTAGCAATCGAAGATGAATATGGAGTAAAAGTATTAAATAAAGATGGTGTAAACATTGGAATGAAGATTATTACTCAAAAATATCTTGAGAAAACAGGTCAAACTTGAAATCAAATCAAGGATTTACGTTCTCCTTGTGATATGATTGATCTAAGTAAAGTTATTCTTCCAATTGTTAAGTTTGATACACCGATTCTCCAAGAAGTTCTAAAAGATATGAAAAGTCAAACTGTTTCACCTGGTAGAAAAGGTTATGAAAAACATTTTATACTAGATGGATTAGAATATTGCGTGGGCGTGGGAGGGATTCATACAGTAAATAAACCTGAAGAAGTTATACCTTCTAATGATCAGATACTCAGTGACATAGATGTAGCTTCTCTATATCCGAGTATGATAATTGAACATGAATTTTATCCTCAACATCTTGGTAGAGAATTCCTTGAGGTTTATTCCCAAATTAAAAATGAGCGTATTGAGGCTAAACATAATGGAAATAAAATAAAAAATGAAACATTAAAACTTGCTCTTAACGGATTAAGTGGAAATTTGCAAAATGAACACAACTTTTGTTATAGTCCGTTTACCGTTATGCAAATTAGAATTAACGGACAATTATTATTATTAATGTTAGCCGAACGATTAATTGCAATAGGTTGTAAAATTGTTCAAGCTAACACTGATGGCTTATTTGTTCTGCGCCCAAAAAATAAAGAGCAGGAGTTTCAAGATGTTTGTAAAGATTGGGAAAAGTTAACTAAACTTAATCTTGAAGAAGATCGTTTTGAAGCTATGTTCCAATTTGCAATTAATGATTATTTAGCAATTAAAGAAGGATATTCTAAAACTAAAAATCCTGATTTGTTAAAAACTAAAGGAATGTTTATTGATAAAGTTAAACTTGGTAAAGGTATGGATGCTACTATTATACCTGAAGCTATTAACAAATGTTTAGCTGACGGAATTCCTGTTGAAGAGACAATTCGAGGATGTAAAGACATTAATAAGTTTATTACTTATCAGAAAGTAAGTAAAGATTATTCTGTTGAATATGATGGTAAAATTATTCAAAGAATTAATCGTTATTATATTTCTACTGATGGTCCTTGGTTATATAAGTGTAAAATTGATAGTAATGGTCGTCGATATAATTATATCAAGTTGTTAACTGATTCTGGAGTAACAATTATGAATACTATTGACGATAAGACAAAGATTCCAAATAATATTAATTATCCATTTTATATTGCGTCTGCTCAAAAGATAGTATATTTATTTAAACATAAGCAATTGAGCTTATTCTAAAATATAAAATTTTAATGTAATTTGGTGTTTTAAATATAAATTTATATATTTGTAACATCAAATTACATTAAAAATAATATACTATGAAAAATAACAAATGATGCGTTTATAAACATACAAGTCCTTCCAAAGGAGTTTATATTGGAATAACTAAACAAAATCCAGTAATTAGATGAAGTAACGGTTCTGGATATAAAAGAAATCCATATTTTTATAAAGCTATACAAAAGTATGGATGGGATAATTTCAAACATGAAATACTTTTCTCTAACTTAACACAAGAAGAGGCAGAAAGATATGAAAAAAACTTAATATCTGAGTATAGAAATGGAGGTAAATGCTATAATATTCTAGATGGAGGGTTAGCTGCAGTAGTAGATACTTCTAAAAAAGTCTACCAATACACTTTAGAAGGTAAGTTTTTAAAAGAATGAACTTCAGCTACGGAAGCAGCAAAATTTTACAAAGTCACACAAAGTACTATTACAAATTGTTGTAATCCAAATTACAGAACTAAAACTGCTTGTGGATTTATTTTTAGTTATAATAAAACTTCTAAAAAAGATCCTATTATCTCTGTTTCTACAAAAGCAGTAAATCAATATGATTTACATATGAATTTAATAAAAAAATGGCCATCTAGAAGAAAAGTCCAAAAAAACTTCCCAAATTGAAGAATTGGGGCATGTTTAAATGGTAAGGTTAAATCTTGTAACGGTTATATATTTAAATATACTGATGACGCTATATCAGAAAAACCTGTACATAAAGGAAAATTAGTTACTATTAATGGAATTACTTATCAATCATTAAAGCATGCTTCTACTGCTTTAGGAATTACTGTATATAAAATAAAAAAATTGTTATGTTAAAATTATTGAAATTCGGAGCATCTTATTGTGCTCCATGTAGAGCTATGGCTCCTATTTTAGAAGAATTAAAATCTAAAATTGATATACAAGATATAGACGTAGACGAAGCAGATCCTGTAGTACTTACTAATTATAAGATTAGAAATATTCCTGTATTAGTCTTATTAAAAGATGATAAAGAAGTTTGAAGACATGTTGGAAGTATTTCAAAATCTGACTTAGAAAAAGAAATTGAAAAATATGAAGCTAATTAAACCTTATTTTGAAATTATAGAACAGGAATCTGGACTTGAAGGTATTTATAAACAAATTGAACTCGCAGGAAGAACTTGTTATAAATCAGAAGATAAAATAACTCCTGATTCTGCTAAAGGATTTGTCGATAGAATGATCAAATCTGGTCATGGCGCTATGCTAGAACATGGTACTGTATATTTAAAAGCTGATTCTGAATTTTATAATCCTTTTATTCAACCAGAAGACGGAGAGGAAGAAGAATACAATGATTTATTTAAATATGGCGATAATAACTATTCGGTTTGTCATGAACAAAGAAGTGTAAATGGAAATACGATTTATGTCACCACTAATCTTAGAGTATTAGTAGAAAATAACTGGCTTGATGATCTAAAATATCTCTGTGAACCTACTGAATATCATGAAAAACGAATTACAGTAAAGTTTATTTGTGATCGGGGTGTATCTCATGAATTTGTAAGACATAGAGTATTCTCTTTTGCTCAGGAATCTACCCGTCAAGAAACAATGGCGGCTTAAATAAGTAATTATTTATGCATAACCCAGTGAATTGCTGGAAGGCTAAAATTTATTAAACTTTTCTACAAGTTTGGATATATCCAAATTTATCATTAACGTTGTTACAGTAATAAATATAAAATTTTTAAGCTATGAGAAAAATGGATATTAACGTAGGTGATAAATTTGGAGATTGGACTGTAACAAATATAAATGTTCTATCAAAGAATAAAAGTAGATATGTATTATGTCAGTGTAAATGTGGCTATATGGGAGAAGTTAATGCCTCAGCCCTTAGAACTGGAAGGAGTTCTAGCTGTAAATCCTGTGCCAAAAGGAAAAATACCACAATTTTAAAAGTAGGAAGTAAATACAAACATTGGACTATACTAGAAGGTCCAATATACAAAAATTCTACTGCTTATTACAAAGTTAGATGTGATTGTGGGACTGAAACCTATAAGTTACCTATAGAACTTCTTTATAAAGATAGGGACTTTCAATGTGAAAAATGTGCTCATAAAGAGAATATGGAAAATATTAGAAAGAAAAATGGAGAAGTTGGAGAACTTACTAAAACTGAATATACTAGGCTTAAGAGGTCTGCTGAAAAGAGAGCTTATGTTTTTGAGGTTTCTATAGAATACTTATGGAATCTATTTCAAGAACAAAAACAAATTTGTGCTATTACTGGGGATTATATTCCTAATATAGAAGAAGCTTCTCTTGATAGAATAGACTCCTCTAAAGGGTATATTGAAGGTAATGTTCAATGGGTAACTTATCAAGCTAACTTAAGTAAACATGTTATGACAATGGAACAATTATACGAGTTTTGTAGAAAAGTATTAAATCATGCTAATCAGCAGCCAAGCCAGAGGTTAACAACTCTGGAAGGTTCAGAGACTAATTGATGAAACTATGTCTAAAATAATTTTTGAATGTCCTGTATTGCAGGAATTTTGGGACAAATATATAGCCAATAGAGATTGGAATAAAACTTGTAAAGAGATTAGTACAATTCTTGATGGCTTAGAGTATTTTAGTGTAGAATATAATTCAAACACGAGTGCTGGACATCCTTTATAGGATGATGATATAGTCCGATACTCTGAGGAAACTCAGAGAGTTCAAGATAAAGAGCTTGAACATTAACTAATTGTACTGTAACTATAGTAAAGATAAGTTTGGAAAAGAACTCACTTTTATTATTCCATGTTGGTTAGATATCCCAGAGGGTCAAAGTTATTGATATGACGGCCTTGGATATCGTGTAGGAGCTGATATACAGAATCAGAACTTTGGGTACATTAAACGATCTTCAAATTATGGTAATTTTTTAAATGCATTAGAAAACGATGAAAATGTTTATTTACGTTTACTAAATGAAGGTTGAACTCCTCAACAAGCAAGATCAGTTCTTCCTAATGCTCTTAAAACAGAATTAGTAATGACTGGAACTCTTGAACAATGGAAAGGATTCTTTAAGTTACGTAGTCCATTATATGGAGCAATAGGAGCTCATCCTCAAGCAGCAGAACTAGCAGATAAACTGTATATACAGTTTAAGGAGAAAAATTATATTTAAAATGAGCCATTATAAAGAAACAGTACAGTATGATCATATAGATGAAGAACAAGAACATTCTTTTAGACATCTTTATGCAGATTGAAATTCTAAAACAAATACTGTAACTGTATGAAATAAAGAAGGTATAGTTATATATAGTGGATACGATGATGAAGCTAAAGCTTTAGGTTGTTTATTATCTAATATTAGATGTCAAAAAATCGATAAATTTCCACATGAAGATTAAAAAATTTAAGATATGCAACTCATTAAAGCATGTAAAGAATTAATGATTAGAGAGCCCTTTTATGGGCTCTTTCTTCTTAATTTAAATAAAGAAATATCTGATACATATGTAGATACAGCTTGTGTTTCTAGAAATGGAGTAAATTCTAAACTAGTTATAAATCCTAATTACTGAGATAAATTAACTGACAATCAGCAGTTAGGTTTATTAAAACATGAGCTAATTCATATATGTTTTAACCACATGTTTATTGAATCAGAACTTCGAATTAGTGACCACAAACTATTCAATATTGCTTGCGATTTAGTTTGTGATCAATATATAAAAGATGTTCCTGATAATATGTGGGATCAACTAAAAGATAAATATCCTGATTTAGTAAAAAACTTAGAAAAGGACAAAGGTGCAAAATATTATTATGAAGAGCTAATAAAATATGCACAAAAAAATTCTCAATCTGGACAGAAAGGATCAGGTAGTGGGAATAGAGGCACAATACAAGGTCTTGATGGAATTAGTGGAGGAGCTGATGATCATAAGTCTTGGAAAGAATATCAAAATCTTGATGAAGCAGGAAAAAAATTAATGCAAAATCAAACTGAGCATCAATTAAAAGAAGCAGCTACAGCTACTACTAAAAGTAGAGGTAGCATTCCAAGAGAATTTCAATCAATAATTGATGCATTATTTAAAGTAGATCCTCCTATATTTAATTGGAAAATGTATTTCCGAAGATTATTAGGAAATTCATTCAAAACGTATACAAAAAAATCTCTTCGAAAAGAGTCTAATAGATTTGTTGGAAGTACTGGAATCAAAGTAAAGCATAAACAACATATTCTTGTTGGAATTGATACATCTGGATCTGTAAGTGATTCAGAATTACAAGATTTCTTTAGTGAAATCTATCACATATATAAAACTGGGTCTATGGTAACTATTGTAGAATGTGATGCCGATATTCATAAAATATATGAATATAAAGGAAAGTTTGATGGAAAAATTACAGGTAGAGGAGGTACAGATTTTAAACCTGTAATAGATTATTATAACGCTAATCTAAATAAATATACTACCTTAGTATTTTTTACTGACGGTTATGCTCCATTAGACACATTCAAACCTATGCGACAAATGATGTGGGTTATTACAAGTAATGGGCATAAAACCCAAAAATATCCAGGACATACTATTTTTATACCATAAAATATGAAGAAAAATATAAATACAATTAATATTGAAGAATTAAAAACATTAGCTAGTTATATTATTGATAATAATAAACGATTATATAATGAGCATAAAAAGACTACTGCAATTGAAGTAGTAGGTGAATCTGGTTTAGGTAAAACTTCTGCTATCATTCAGTTAGCTCAAGAAAGAGGAATGGACTGTATTAAACTTAATCTTTCTCAGTTAGAGGAATTAGGTGATCTTATTGGTTTTCCAATTAAAGAGTATTATGTTTGTACAGAGCGTCCTAGACTTGATAATGATGGAATGCCTGTTGTAGAAAATGAAATAGTAATTAAGGATGAGGAATGTCTTTGGGTATCTGCAGATGTACTAGATTCTTATATTGCAGAGGGTTATAGAATTAAAGATAATATATCTCGAATGGGATACGCTCTTCCTGCATGGGTTCCTACTTCTCGAAATGAAAATGGCACAATTTTAATTCTTGATGACTTTAATCGTGCGGATTAAAAAATATATTGTAAAGTTTTGTTTCCCTGAATAAATTTAGTATCTTTGATATAAATTTAAAAATATGGAAAAACTAACATTACAAAAGATTAAAGTTTATAAAAAAGTTTGTGGAATTTATAAAATAAAGATCCACGATAAAGAATATATAGGAAGTTCAAAAAATATTCAGCATAGATTAAGACAACATCTAATTACTTTAAAACAAAATAAACATCACAATCATACTATGCAAAATTTGTATAACAAGTATGGCATTGATAATATTTATTTTGAAGTTATAGAAACTTGTCTTGAGGAAAATAGAATTAGTAGAGAAAAATACTATATAAATAGTATTAAACCTTATATAAATCATATTTTAGACCCTGAGAATATCATTAGAGATAAAGAATATAAACATAGAATAAGTATCTCTAAAAAGAAATATTATGAGACACATTCTCCAGTTAATATAAAAATGGTATATCAGTATAGTTTAGAAGGAAAATATCTTCAAAGTTATAAATCGATAACAGATGCAGCTATATCTACTAACCAAGATACTACTGCAATATGTAGTGTATGTAATAATCGTAGTTATACTGCTGGTGGATATAGATGATCATTTGAATTAAAAGAAAATCTTTCTAAACTAAAAAAGAAATATAAGAAAATACCTGTTATTCAATATTCACTTGATAATGTTTTTATTAAAGAGTGAGATTCTAAAACAGATGCTGAAAAAGAACTAAAAATTTGTAATATATCTCGCGCTATAAGAAAAAATCTTACTGCAGGAGGATATAAATGAAAGTATAAAATCTAGAGGTCCGCATAAAATAGCGTGAATTGCTGGAAAAGCCTGAGGAGGTCAATCAGCAGCTAAGCTAATTAGTAATAATTAGAAAGTTCAACGACTAGTACATGGAGTCCAGGAATGGATGGTAAAGTACCACGAGTGCGCTACACTATTTATATAGTGAAGATATAGTCTGAACTACGTTATAACCTAAGAAAAGACGTAGAAGTATAGGATAAAGAGCCTATACGATAACAATAATGCCTAGATTTATACAAGCTACCATGGAGCTTATTGACCGAGGAGAATATATTTCATGGAGTCTTCCTCCTAATTGTACAATTATATTAACATCAAATCCTGATAATGGTGATTATAATGTTAATTCTATGGATAATGCCCAAAAGACTCGATATATTAGTTTCGAATTAGGTTTTGATAAAGATGTATGGGCTCGTTGGGCTGAGAAAGAGGGTATTGATAGTCGTTTTATCAATTTCGTATTATCTTATCCTGAGATTATGAACAAGGAGGGAGGAGTACAAAAAGTTAATCCTCGAAGTTTAGTAACCTTTGCAAATACTATTTCAGGTTTTAAAGATTGGTCAGATACTAATACTTTAGGTTTAATTCTTAATATTGCTCAAGGTTGTTTTACTTCTAAAGAAAACGTTATTGGAAACTTATTTACTACATTTATTGCTAATAAGTTAGATAAATTAATGGACCCAGATACAATGTTAAATAAAGATTGGGATTATGTTAAAGGAGAATTAGCAAAACAAGTATATGATGGTACTAACTATCGTGCAGATATTGCTGCAGTTTTAACAACTCGATTCTGTAATTTTGTAAATCTATATTTTGATACAAAAGGTAGTAAAACAGAAGTAGCTGTTGATAGAATTCTTAAAATTATTGAGCATGATAAGATGTTATTTTCTGAGGATTTGATTTTCAGTTTAATTAAAACTCTCCAAAAAAATCATCCTACAAGATGCAATAAATTGTTATTAAATCCTAAAGTAGCTAGAAAATTAATATAATATGTTATTTAATTTAAATGATACAAAATTAAGAATAGTTGTTTGTGACTATTATAGAAGACAAGGAAATAGTAATAATGGTTACTGTTATAACAACATAAGTAACACTTGCCTTGCAGATATGATTGTTGTTTATGATGTTAATGGGAGTAAAAAACATATTGGAGACGATTGCTATTATACTAGTCCTTTTTGTGCAGAAAAAGTATTTGGTATGTATTTAGGAGATAGTGATAGTATAGAAACTATCATTTCTTCTAAAACTTTAACAAGTTTAGCTGGAGTGAAAAGAGTATATTTTGATCCTAAATCTAAATATCCTCGATTTAAACTAAGCGAAGCTACCACTATAAAACGTAGTTTAACTGCTGCAAAAGCAGATGTTTGTATATTGCCAAAAGTAGAATATAGTGTATATACGCCTAAATATAGTTCAGGAGGTGCTCCAAGGGATAAAAACATTAAATTATATTATTCTCCATCAGAAGATACTTATTATCTAATTGATCATAAACCTGGAGCTTGTTATCAAAGTAGTTCTACTAAAGACTTAAACAACTTTATTAATAAAGCGATAAATACTAGCTCTTCAGATCCTCTTGAACAGTTTGCTTCAGCAGTAATGGCTGAGGGAATTATTCCTGCAGACTGTACATTATTTTATTCAGGTAAATGCTGTTTCTTTACAGATAATTCAGAGTATGAGCAAGTTAATAATATTTTAAATAATTATATGAAAATAATATATGATACAGAATTAGATAAATTTGTAAGTAATAATTTATCTAATCTTACAGAGGACGATCTTAAATCTTTATCTGGAATGTTAGGTTCTCAAGATCCTACTGTTGTAGGTATAGGTATTAAATTACTCTCTGGATATAATATTCCAGATTCAGCTTGTTCTGTAGGTATTCTACTTATGAGTAACTGGAATACTATTACAAGTAATTCTGCTTTTAAAAGTGTAGGATTTCAACAAATTTTAAATACATTAGGAATTTCTGAAAGAGAGGTTTATAGTGGCATTACTGATAATATTATAAATAAACTTTATAAAAGTAGTACAAATGATGCAGATAAAGAAAAGGCTAGAAAGATAGTTATAGACAAACTCAAGAAAAGTTTTGAAAAGAAATGGGCTGAACATAAGTCGCAACTTGATGCTATACCTATGAACTTCGATTTTACATTAGAATAAGTGAAAAATATAATAGCTATTCAAGGTTTTAAAGGAAGTGGAAAAGATGAAGTTGCTAAATATCTAAACTATTTATTAAATACTCCAACTTGTTTACATTCTTATAATATTGCTTCTGCATTAAATTTTACTCCTGTACCGTTTATGATTTCAAAGCGTTGAAAGATAGTACATTATGCAGATAAACTAAAGGAAATGTTATCTATTATGATGAATGTAGATAAGAGTAAGTTTGATGATAGAGAATTTAAAGAATATTATCATTTTGATTTTCAGAAGTTTTTACTTTACGATAGTAGAGTAAAAACTTTTGGAAACGAACCTACAGATAAAGTATTTGCTAGAGAATTAAAAAAAGAAAATAGAAATTTAGCTATAGAATATAATTTATCTATTAGACAAATATTACAATATTTTGGTACAGATATAATGCGTAAATATTTTGGAGATAAATTATGAATATATTCAACACTTCAAAGTGGAAATAAAAGTAATATTGTAATTGCAGATCAAAGATTTGCAATTGAAAATGAAGTAGTAAAAGAATACAATGCCTTTATTATTCATGTAACAAGAAAAGGTTGTAGTATAGGTTTACATTCTTCAGAAAGAGAACTAGATACTCTTTATAAAAAACATAAATTTGATATATCGTTAGTAAATAATGGTACATTAAAAGAATTATTTAATAAATGTAAAAATATTGTATATGGCTACTGAAATTAAGTTTTGTAAAAACTGCGCAGATAATAAAATTACACATGAGTTTCAAGATGAAAAATACGGAAAATTTATTCGTGTTTTTAATATTGGAGAGAAATCAGGTACTTCTACTTGTACCATTTGTAATGGCGGTAAAAAAGCTAAGAAATAATGAATAAAATTATATATAAATATCCTCTAGATTTTACTTATCCTCAAACGATTAAGTTACCTAGTAGTGCAGAAATTTTATATGTTGATAGCCAAAGAAATACACCTACAATTTGAGCTATAATAGATACAGATGATAAATCAACAATAGAGGTTGATGTTTATATAATTGGTACTGGTCAAGCTTTTGATGCTAGTAATAAATTATATGTTGGTTCATGTATAACTGAAAACGGACTCTTTGTTTGGCATATATTTATTGATTATTCTAAGAGCGAAAATATAATATTACCAGGTGTTGATCTTTAAAAAATAAATTGTTTTACTTCTATGAAAAATCCCCTTACTTGCTTAATTGCGAGTAAGGGGATTTCTTTTGCCTCTATCTGCTTATGCGGATAGAGGTTATTTTTTTAATCTAATTTATCTCCAATATACTTAAGATCACTCATAAATCCAAATGTACTTGTAGCTCCTTCCCAGAGATTTTTATCTCCAGTAATAACAGCTGTACTTTGATTTACAATATTCTTAATAATAGAGTATGCAGGTGGATTTAAGTCTCCTGCAAATTGTGCAACAATATTTTGAATTGGACCATCTTGAAATGATGTATATAAAGCCATAGCTCCTAAGTGTCTTAATGCTCCTAATTCTTCTTTATTTTCTTCTGAAAGTAATACTGCATATATCATCCACATTATTAGACTCATAAATATTAAATCAGTTAAGAATAAATAAAAATTAGCCTTTTTAGTTGGATTAGCTCATAATGCTTTAAATTCATTATAATCCATTTTACCTATAGCTTTTAGAAAATCAATCATAGAATAGGCAATACCTTCAATAAATCTTCCTTGTCATTCTACATAAGGAGTGGCCGTTTCTCCTTCTTTTACATTCGTTTCAAGATCAACTCTTGTAGTAGGTAATCCATTTTCTCCTGTTGACTGAATCATCACATAGCGAACTCCATTTTCATCAAATTTTTCTACAAACTTACCTTGATCATAAGTTCCAGGTTTAAGAATCCATTGTTCAAGTTTAGCAGAAAGGAATGTACGGAATTGTAACATCATAGCTCCCATAAACATTTGTTTTGCTATCATTTGAGTGTTTTTATCATAGTGACCAAAACAAAGTTCTGAAAAAGATTTAATACTTGTAGCTTCCCTAACCGTGTATGCTCTAGGTAAAGGCTGCCCTTTTTCAATGTTTCATCCTTCTTGATTAAATTGCTGTCTATAAGCTTCATATAATCCTTCCTGTCTTTTGTAAGCTTCAGAATTTACGTCAGCTCCTGCAGCAGTAAATACATCAAAACGTTTATCCTTCTTAAAGTTATATACTAGCTCATCATCTGAATTTACACTATATGCTTCTCAACATCCGTCGTGAATCATTTTGGCAATTAATAAACCCATTCTATGATACATATCTGGAACTCTATTACAAATATATAATTTATCAGTACTAAAGTTTAGTATTCCACTTCTAGATTGACTTAATGCTTTTTGAACTACATCTGCGTCCATATTCGCCATTCCGTATTCAACATTTAAAGCTTCTACTTTTGTTAAAGTAGTAATACGCCTTGGACTGTCTTTAAAGATAATTCCTCAAGCTTCAGCTAAATCTCTTCCAGAAAATTGATCTTTACCATAGGCATTAGCCATAGTTCTACTAATATGAATTCACATGCCTTGCATCATTTCTCGAAGGCCAGATCTTACATTAAGCGCTAATGCAGTAGCAGTAGTAATTTTTTTAATAGAAGCTAATGTTTTATAAATAGGTTGTAAATTTTTATCCATAATAGGTTTATTATAAATATTAGAAGTAACATATTTATCAATAAACTCTAATAGATTTTTTGCTTCCTGCCCATACATTGCTTGATTGTACTGTAATGCAATTTTAATTCCTTGAATTTGTGGAATAATGTCGTTGTATTGTTCTTCAGCGACATATGCATGTATAATACTTCCTAATAGATCCTCAAGATGAGTCTCAAGACTATTTATTCCATGGTTTGCTATAATTTGTTCTCGAGTATCATTTCCTATTTTAAATTTATTATATACTCTTTGAGAGTCCTTCGTAAGATCAAAGTCTTTCATTTGCTCTTCAAACAGTTTTAGCATATTAGTAACCTCTTGATACTCCATTTTAATGCCTTCTTTAAAGCCTTTATTGTGGAATTGAGACTTCATAGAACCAATAGCTACAGGAACTTGATAATAAGTTCCGTCTTCAAGTGCTTGTTGAATACGTTCAGCATTTCCATCGAAACGAAGTTGGTTTACAATTTCTGTAAATGTTTTTATTAATGCCTTTTCTTCTTTAGCTAAAGAACTATCATTAATGTCTTTTAACATAAAATCTTTTGTAATATTACCATTTTCATCCTTTCTAAATAGATTATCAAAGTATTTTACTTCTCCACCTATTAAACGATTTTGATCTTTAAATCTATAAAAGTCTTTAAATACTTTTCTAACTTTAGAATTTCATGCTAATTCTTGTCTACGTATTTTAGTCTCTGTTACTGCAACAATACGTCCAATTTCTTGTGCAGTTAACGATGGAGAATTATTAATACTTGTAATATCAGTTCCAATATAGAAACTACCTGTTACATTAACTAATTTTGCAGGATCGGGTTCAATATAAACTTCATAGCCTCTTAGTTTATTAAGAGCTTTTCCAAGTAACATATAAGAAGTCTGTAGCGGGTCGTCAAAATTTCATTGTCCAGTATGTATAGCTTTACGTAATCCTTGTGCATTTTCTAGTTTTCTAAGTTCTTCCATTCTGTTTTTTAGAAATTCTCCACCCTTAATAACATCATCTGCACTAAATGTAATAGCTCAATTTCCAATATGTTTTAGTTTTTCAGGACCACATATATCAGTGATTGTACTTACTACATATTCAAGAGTTGAACTGAAATTTGATTTCTTAAGGTTTATAGGAACATTATGTGCTCTACACAATTCTACAAAATTGTCATATAACTTATCGAAGTATTCGTCTGTACCAGTCTGCTGCCAGATATTAATGCTTTCAATTTTATTGATCCGATAATTTTCATAATTAATAGTATCACTATTTAATAGTGCCATTACTTTAATTAAATCGATATTACCGTTTGTTGCAGCCATTGTTTTATGTTCATCTACATCTCTATTAGCTTTAGTTGAACCTAATATACTTGTTCCTTTCTCAAGCTTAACTTTTTGATCAATAACATTATTTGTGATCGATACTATTTCTAGTAATTTATTTTTTGTAAATACTAGTAAACCTGCAGAAATAAATGAAGGATTGTTTTCAAATTGTCATCCTCCTTCAATGTACTTGCTAATATGTCTACGCAAAAAGTCGCCTTTATATGGGTTATCTTTTGCAAGATCGTTAATATCCATAGCATTTTGTTGAATATTAACAATGTCTTGTGCAATATCAGCTAACTCATTTCCTCGACGGTCATTAATATGTTTTATATAATCCTCTAATTTTTTATCAATTTCCTTTTCTGTATCCGCATATTCTCACTTGCTTTTTGTAAAATCCTTGGATTTGAATTCATTCCAAAATCTATATTTTCCATACTTTGCATAAGGATCTGAAGAATTGACATATTGAATAAGTTTTTTCTTATAAAATTTAAAGTTTGCGTTTTTCCTTTGAACTTTTGAAGATAGTTCATAATTAGGAAAGAACTTACTCATAGGTTCTTCAATAGTTTTAATGATATCAAATGAATCTGTTAAACGTCTAATAGGAATAATTTCTCTAACTCTATCATAATATTTTCCAATTGTGTTAGATGGATTTACTATAATATTATCAGAATCAATGTATACACCTGATAAATTATCAATTTGAGATAAATTATCATTTCCTGAATTATCTTTTTTATAATCAATATCAAGTTTAACAGGAATAATTCCTACTGTAGCTACATTAATACCTTGTTGTTCTAACATAGCTTTATAGAAGTTTAGCTGATATGCTGCACCTAATTTTTTAGTAGAAGCTCATACATTGTTTAATAATGCATTTCTAGTTTCATCTCAAGCTCCTACTGCTTTTCGAGATACTTTAAAATCTCGAATATGAGCATTACCATTTTTATCTACAATTAATAAGTCAATTCTACCATTAATTGAATTTAATCCTGCTGCTTTATAAGGTTCAGCTATATCTTCAGAAACAATTGGTATTTCAGTAATGAATTTACAGTCTCTTCCAAATTTTTCTTTAGTGTCTTCTATAAAATCTCTTAATTGGTTTTGTAACAATGATACTTGCTCTTCATTTAATAATTTTGGAGTATATTCTATTTCAGGATTAATTACAGATTCAAAAAGTTTATGTACTTCTGTACCATAATCGGTTAGTTGAGTTCAACTCTTTTGTAGATCCTCCAAATATTTATCTGCTTCGTTCGAAGTCATGCCTTTTTTCATTAGTCTTTCTTTTTCTCTTTTCAGATACTCTTCAAGATTAAATTTTGTAACTAATACTTTAGCTAAATCAAAAGGATCTCCATAGGTTGTAAGGAACTTAGTAACACCCATTGATTTATCTAATTTTAGAGCAATTTCCTTTTCTCCGTCTTTATTTATTATTTCAAACTCTGTAGCAAGTGATTTATATTTTTTTATAGCTTCACTTATTTTATCTACAGTGACTTGTTGTTGATCTACTTGTAGTGTTGCATCAACATTATCAACTACCATATTTTGAGCGTAGTTGTCAAGAAACGTGTCCAACTCCATTTCGGAGTTGAACACTTTCTTTTCACCGTTTATCGTAATTTCGTATGTACAATTTCTTGCCATTATTTACAATCTTCTTTTATAATATCATCATTCATTAATTTATTCTTGATTGTAGCTACTTTTTGACTAAGTTTATAGTTTTCATGAATAAAACTATCATAGAATGGCATGATTTCTCCACTATTAATAATAGCTTTAAGTTCAGGATTAGTAATTGAAAGAATTTCATCTATAATTTCTAATTCTGCATCAGATTTAATATGTCCATTATAATAGTCTGTAATCATAGTTGCTAAAACTTCTTCATCAAAGTCAGATCCTTTCTTATTTTTATAATAAGGATTTTGTCGCATTTTATTTCATAATTCAGTATCCTGTATATTACCTAAAATCTTATAATAAGACTCAGCATACATATTTCTGGCATCTGCTAAGTATAGATGTGAGAATTCATGAATTAGAGTATCATCTGTAGCTCTATCAATATTAATATAAATTATTCCTTCTTTAATAAATCCTTTTGCGTTTTTAATTGCAGTATCTTCATTAATTACATCCTGATCTGTTACTAATCTTACATTTTGTAAAGAATTTACATTTTTTACTAATTCTGTAATCTTAGTAGACATTGGAGTTTTTAAGTCATAGAATTTGGTTGGTCCATTATTAAATAAAGTAAGTTGATTTGGATCAGTTCTAACAAAAGCTCCTGAATTAAAGATAATATATTTTAGAGTTCTAGATATAAGATTTTTAGAAGATGTATTAGTATTATTAAACTCGTCTACTAATATGTTATGTTCACCTATTAGTTTATTAGTTACAGCATACATTCTTTGATCATATCCTTCATCAAATAACTCTGCTACACTTTCAGCTATATTTCATTCCGTAAAATAGTCAAAACCAATGTAAGAAACAACTTCTTCATTATTTTTATCTGCTTTTGTTTCTGCAACTTCAATAATTTTAGCAATTTTTAAAGCTTCTTCAACAGATATGTCTGTTTTAGGAATATTGAATCTTACTTGTCTATACTGTTCATTTCCATCAGATACTAATATTGGTTTAGTAGTGTCTGTAGTTGAATCATTATAATCTCTATCTAAAGAAGTGTTTTCTTCAGATTTAAATCCAATGGTTTCAACATTTTCATTTGCTGCATTAATAAGTACTGCTTCTGCTCTTTCTGCCATACTATCATTTGGATCTCGTTTTAGGAATGTATTAGCAAGTTCTTGTGGATTTTGTTGGTCAATTCAATTATTATAATCAACAACTCATAATGAATTATCTCCACTTGCTACTAAGTCCTCAAACAAACGAGTTAATGAAGCCTGTCCAAAACCATCTTTATTAACAATTAAGTTATATAAATAGAAGGCATTAACAGGATTTAGAGCTCCAAATTCAGGAATCGTAACTTTATTTAAACTATTAAAATCTCGTAAGATTTGTTCATAAAGAGCTTTAGTCTTTTGACTATTATCTATCTGCATCATATTAAATGGAAGTTTATAAAAACCTCTTTCCTTACCTTCTGAATCAGTTTTTAATCCAAAGCATAAATATTTAATAAATGCATTATCAGGTAATTTTTCTTTAAGTGTAGGAATAATATAATCCTCAATATACATTCTAAATGAATCAATATTATCCTTACTGTCTAGATTAATTATAAAGTTTTCATCTTTATTAATTAAAATAGAATTTTCTACCTTATATTTCTGATTAACTGGAACTTGAAAACTTAAATTTTTAGTTTTAATTCATGAATCAATTAAGAAATCATCAATATTATTTCTAGTTTGTCTAAATTCTTCTATAGATAACTTACTTCCTCTTTTAGGAGTAGTTTCATCTATAACAATAGATTCAACTTGATTTCTAACTGATAATCGATTAAGAACTTCATTATCAACACTTAGAATATTAAACATTTCTTTGAAGTGTGGAACACTAGCTATAACATCTAATATATTAAATGTAGTCTTAACTTTTTCATAGTTATCAATTTGTTGTAATCTGTATTCTTCATTAGCAGCAAACTTTAGTAGATTAAATTTCTCTCCAATTTCATCTTTAAACTTATCATTAATAAATGTTTCAATTCCCTTAATATAAGAATACTTTCCTCATTTATCTATAGGAAGTCCTTGATTAATTTTTAATAATCTACCTAGAATTCTAATTTCTTCTGCACCTTTAGCTTTCTTCTTTAATGTTTTAAATAAAATTTCAGTTCTCTCATTTGCTTTTTTAATATCAGCTTCAGATGCATTTGGTTTATAAACTGCATATCTTGAAGGATCCTCAATAGCTTGATTAATGAAATGAATTTTATTTTTTGGAATTGGATCTGTTCAAAGATTTGTATTATATTCCGATACAAGTTTAGTAACTTCTTCAGATACCATTAAATCTCCAATTCTTCTTAAGTCCTCTCCAAGCATTAAACTATATACATAAAGATCAACTCAATTAGAGTCTGCATTAATTTTCTTAAGAATTAACTCCTTAGCATTATCTGTTGCAGCATTCAGTAACTCTCCCATATCAAGAGATTTATCAGTTAATCTTCTTTGGAAGTCTATTAGCTGAATAATATTATTTGCAATATCTGCAGGAACTGCATATTTAGAAATTCATTCAGGATCATTTTCAAACATAGAAAAATCTACATTTGCTAATGTAATTAATTGTTCTGTTCCATTACGTTGAGAACCTTTAATAAATGAATATCTACTTAAAAGTTGTCTAGTTGTATCAAAATCTCTATTTACAATACTATCATAAACTTGTTTAAATCTAGTATTATATAAGTTAGATAATGCAAAGAAACTCTTTAATCCTGTAGCAACATTACCAATTACAGTTTTACCAACCATATTTTGAATTTGCATTAAATATTTACTAGCAGAATTATAAGGATTCATAATTTTTGCACTTTCTCCTAATACAGATTTACTTGCAAGTTCTTGCATATGAGATGTTGTAATAGGCATTGTAAGGTTAATCTGATTTTTAGGACTCAGTATTACATCAAATACACCATTTACAATTGCATTTCTTATAGCATCCTGTTTTAAGAATGGAGATATTTTTGGATCTTCTGCATTTGTAAGTAATTCTCCATTATCAGAAATAGAATAACCTAATATATAAACTTTATCGATCATTTTTGTTAGCTTATACTTTCGTATAAGATCAGACTATATCTTATATTAAATTACTATTACCATAATTTAATATCCTCTTATTTCCATAAAATAATGTACTCTACTTGTTTATTCCTAATAATATTTCTTTATTAGTATACTTTCGATAGTCGTTGAACCCTTCTTTTCAGAATCGGCTGCTGATTGTCCAATACTTATAATTTTTAAACATTCACACTTAAATCATTTTTAGATTTTATGTTGTAGTTTATAAGTCTCTAAGGAGTTTCCAGCAATTAAAGAGGTTTTATTATGACACGTAACTCTATCATAATCAGACCCTTGCAACCATGTCTGATTGGTTGGTACGTAGACCTCGTTTATGTCACTATCAGTAAATAGAACTACTTCCATTGGCATGAATGACTGCATTGACTGACAAGGAATACGAGTACCTACAAATCTTAAACTTTGCTCAAACGCTTTATATTTTCTATCAGCGATTTTCATAATTCTATTACTAAATCTAATATTTTGATTATCACTTAACATTTGAATTAGCACTTGAGGATTTATAGATTTGTAATCTAAAATTTCTCTAGTTTTAATATCTCCAAAATCATCATAATATGATAAAGTAACATTATCTGACGTAAATTGATTTGCAATTAAGTTTTTGTAATTAGATAATGTATAGTTATACTTATAGTTATTATAGATTCTAGAGTTATTAATTTCAGAAAATCTTTCAAAGTTATCTACAATTACTAGGTCATGTGTATTTCCCGCAGTATCAGTATATTTATAAAACTTCTTACCTTCTGCAGATGCTATTTCTTTTCCATTGTAGTAAACAGAATTATCAACTATAGTAAAATCTCCATTTGGAGTTAAAGTATCCTTATATAAATTATTCAGATTTTGGTCTCCAATTTTTACATAAAGTTTTTTTCCAGTTCCATCAAATAATATTATATCATAAGATTCAGGATCAGGATTATCATTGTTATAATAACCTTGAATTCTCTCTTTAAAGAACTTAGCTCCTCTTTGCTTAATTTTAGCTATAGAATCTCCTGGCAATAGACCTAATTGTTTAGCATATAATTTACCCATAATAATCTGGGCAGGAATTACTTGTACAGATTCAGGTTGTACATATATACCTTTTCATTGGATCATCTTACCATCAGCTAAATCATTTAATAATTTTTGCTGAGATTTATGTAACGAGTTTTCTATAAAGTCAATATCGATTTCTCCCGCACTAGGAATTAATGTTCCTGCTGCTCTACGAATTAGAGCTATTCTCTCTGTAGTAATAATATTAACTCATTCTAGTTGCTCAGGGGTTAAATCTTTTTCAGGTTTTCCTTTAAGCCCAAGTTCCTTTTTAATATTAGATCTTAATTCATCATATAGAGATTCTACAGTAGTACTAGAGGTTCCATTAAGATAATGTAATGCACGAGTTATATCTCCTTCAAAAATACTATGTTTTTCTCCCTCAATAATAAATATTGTATCAGAGCCTTTAAGATTTTTTGGACGTAAAGATAATCTTTGTGCATATCTCTTATCTAAGTTTTTATACCAATCGTATTTTGAATAATTATCAATTTTTACAATATCATACATATCAGTAGTAACCTTTCCCATATATCCTTGATATAGTCTCTGTCCTTCTTCGTTTAATAAAGGTTCTTCTCCATTAAACATCGGATCATTATAAACTACTAATGTATCTTCAAAATCGATAGGATTTTCAGCAGTAAGTTCTGTAACAAATGGGTTAATAAGATTTTCTCCATTACGAGTAACAAAAGGACCTTGCATTGCTTCATTAATAGTTAAATCTGCAAGGCGAGGATCTGTAGCTCTACCTACTTTTCTTACTAAATCTAAAAGTTCATCATAGCTATAGTTATATCCTCCTCAGTTAAAATACTGTTGTATTCCATATGATGGATTTAATACAGATGCAACACCATCATAATGACGTCTAATTGCATCTTTTACTAAAGAAGATGTAACTGTTGAGTTAAAGATACCATTAATAGTACCTGCACTAAAAGGAATTTTATAATCGATTTTCTTTTCATTAAAACTTTGTTGAGCAAGTTTTATAAAAGATTGTGCAAGTCCTAAAGTATCTTTATTATTTGTTTGAAAAGCTTTAACTAAAGCTTTACCATAAATTTCATATAAGGCTTGTTGATCTCCTGTTTCAAGAACTTCATGAATTTCTGCAATAGCATCATGACATAATTTACCAATTTCTTGATATACTTTTGTTGCTAAATCGTGTGTAAATCCATTTTGTTCAAGAGCACTAATCATCTGAGTCATTTCAGTAACTTCTGCTTCATCAAGTTCGTGATCTGCATTCATCTGAACTCCTCCAAACTTAGTTGACATTGTAGTAAACCATAAATCAGAATCATTAGTTCAAATATCATCACCATTAACATTAGAAGCTCCTACTTTGATAGCAGACTTATTTACAAGATACCCAATCATATAGTCTTTTAGATTATTATCATTAATAATATCATTGACAATATCTAAGTTGTTTTCAGACCAATATAATTGTTTCATAGTATCATTGTATTCCATTGATCATGCTCCACCAAATATTTGATCTAAATCATATATACTACTAATTTTAATATCTGTATCAAGTATACTATTTTCTCCAATTATATTGCCAAATATATCGGTTTCAATACGTTCTACTTGAGCTACATTGTTATTAATAACTACATGATTTATTTTCCAATAAGTTTGGTTATCAGGTTCTCTATAGAAAAGATTATCAAATACTTTATCATAAACTATTGTTACACTAGGATCAAATAGTAAATTATGCATTTTTCTAAACATATTTTCTAACTTGATATCTGATCCTCATGATGTACGTCTATTAGCATTTGTAATCTCATATTCTGCTCACTTTAATAATTTAGGTAAACCATATTCTCCATTCATATCTGCTAAAATAGTCTTTTTATTTCTACCTACTTTAGCATCAATTAGTGATACATTTTGTTGTCTAGAGAAATATGGACTTGTAAATCCAGATCCATCCATAGAATCAACACTATCAGTCATACCTGAAATATTTTGTACAGCAGCCCCAATATCTCCAACTACAGCCATTTTAACTTTTGGAGCAACTCCATTTTTTAATCCTTGTACAAAAGAGTGGTGAGTAGCTCCATAAATAACCATACGTTTTACCTGAGAAATCCATCTACTTGCAAAACTATGTTCAAGATATCCTTCTGTTGCAGAAACTTCTTTATTCTTGTTTGGGTGAGTATAAACTCCTCCAACCATCATTTTATTATATTCATTACTTAAAAATGAATCCATAATAAAATACGAATAAAGCATAGGATTTAATTTGCCATCCTTATCATGTATTGTTACATAAGGAACAGTATATGATATTGGCTCATCATTTTCATCAACAGTTTCAATAGTTCTTTCAGCAATTCAGTTACTTCATTTTCTAGCAGAAAATGCCTTATATACATTTTTGTCAGAAGATATACTCTCTCAAGCTTTTGAGCTGTCTTCAAGAAACCTATTTAATTGATAATTAATAAACTCATCAAATTGATTTCTTTCGCTGAATATATTATAAAGATTTTCAAGTGTTTCATTAAAGACATTTTTCTTAGTATATGGATCTTTAGATATATGAACTTCTTCAATAAATTCTAATCCGCTGTCTCTAAATTTTTGCTTAATATCTGCAAGTTTTGTTTTTGCAATATATTCTTTTAGATCACTTATAGTCTTAAATTCTTTACCTGTAGCTTGAGTATAGTCGTTTAAGATTTTATTAATTAAGTTCGTATATTGACTTTGATTTGTTTTAAATCAAATATTCATAATAGGTTCTAAATCAGATACATTCTTACTAGAATAATATTTCTCTAAAACTTCCTTAAAATTAATTGAACCTAAATCTTTAAAATCTCAATTTTGACTTAAATCAAATTGCATTACAAAATGTTTATTTTTATCTGAATAAACTGTTGATTGCAATCCAATTACTCCATTTACCTTTCCACCCTGCTCAGAAACAGATTTACTTGAAGTTAATCCTTCAAAGAAATCATATACTATTGCAAGATGTATTACTTCATCTTCAGTAAGATTACTAGATTGTTTAGTATAATCTCCAATAGTTACTTCTGCTCGAATCTTTGGATTTTTAATACGTTGAATATTGTTAAATACAGCATTATCACTCATTACTGTATCAGATCCTCATCCAAGTTCATCATGTAAATATTGGCTCATTTTCTTATGAGAGTACGCTAAACAAACCATTTGATATAATGGTAAATTGTTACCTTCTGCATTCTTAATAACATTAATTGTATCAGAACCATTAGTAACACTTAATACTTTTGCTAAATCATTTGCTTGCCCAAAGAAGCCATTTTTGCCTATATCAATAATTTGACCTGAGTTAGCACTATATAAAATACTACCTAATATTGGAGTTAATAATGTAATTTTATTTACATTTTTTTCTCTTGGGAATACTTGTTCTGCAACTTGATTAAAATCATCTGCTACTAAAAATGAAGCAAAATCCATAAGTAAATCGTCCATTAAAGTATCAGATATTATTCCTGCAGAATTAATTTCTCCAGTATCAGGATTATATTTTAAATTTAAAGTATTACTGCCTTCTGTAATACTAATATTAGTTCCAATAATATTAATATCGTATTTTCCTAACTTATTTTGAAAGTTAGTTTTATTATCAATTCAGTAAGTACTTGCAGCTTTAATAATATCTGTAAGAAAATATCTCTGTATTTGTACAGGTCGATCAGTTAAATTCTTACCAGTTAATTCTCCAGTTAAGTTATCCTTACCATAACTAATATAACTTGACAATACCGTCTTATTCATTAGATGTGTATACATTTGCTTAATTGGAGTAGCCATTTTATCTGAATAGATAAATTTAGCAATACCTCTTAACTTATTTTGTAAGTAAGTTGTATGTTCTGGCGCTACAGATTTAGTTGCTAGTGCATTTAAATATTTTCCAATAATTTTACTCATATCCATATTGCCCTCTTTAGCTATTTCATCAACTATTTCAGGGTCAACGCTTTCCTCCATAAATAACTTTACTTTACCCATAGCTGAATTAAATCCAGATAAGGTAATAGCTGTATTTTCTATAATAACACCGTCTTCATTAACTTCAGGAAAATATGAAAGTAAAATTTTTGCAAGGTCACTGACAGATTCTTCAGCACCCATAAACTCATTATTACTAAAACCAGTATAGTGTGTAACATTAGGTCCATCATAATTATAACGTCCTATAGCATAAGTTGAACTGTTTTTATATTCTGGTTTAATAGAAATAAATGGAGTATATAATCTCAATATATCATCAAAAGTTTTTAATGTTACATATGCATTATATGCATTAAAATATTTTTGATCTTGAGTAAGTCCTGCATTTTTAATGTAGGCTTCATATTCTTTTATAGTATCTTCAAATACATTAATAATAGATTTAGGCTCTGAGTCAATGCTAATAGGATTTAGAGGTTTTCCCATGAACTCACTAATAATAGATAAAAGTTCTTGTTTATATTTAAAAATTCCAGTATTTAAATTGGAATAACTTCCTAAAGTAGCATTTGCATCTATAAAAGAATCAGAATTAATATCAAATACAGACATAGAAATAATCTTTTTTGCTGCATCGTCAATCATTTTATTATATTGTCTTGAATTATCAATATAATATTGTTGAGGTGAAGATCCTTCGGGAGGAAGTTCAATACCTAATCTACTACTAATCTTTTTAGGTTCAGATACAGGTGTTGGAGCGGAGTCTGTATAGACTCCACTCACAAACATATTAAACACCTCATCTGGATTTGTAAAATGCTCATTTATGAACACTTTAAACGCATTTAAATCTGGTGAATCACCTCTAAGTAAGTTCTTCAGTAATGGATAATATGCTGAAGAATATCCACATTTAACACTCATTATTTTCTAATTTTGCTATTAAGTATTTCTGTACATTTTCTCTTAACTCGTTGAGAGTTTCATTTGTACTAACTTCGTTATAATATGTACTTGCTATAGTTTCAGTTACTTCTGTATTTTGCATTAGAGCTTTAAGGTACATTAAAATATTAGGACTTGATTTATATAAATCTTTTGCAGAATTTAAATAATCTCTAAGTTCTATATATTCATTCATTGTATTAAACTCTCTAATTGAGTAAACTCCATCTTTATTTTCAAGTACAAAATTCTTTGAATTATTGTTCAAAGATACTAAAAATGGTACAAATTTCAAATTATTTCTAGAGATAATTGTAACATCATCTGGATTCTCTCCATAAGCTTGTTTAAACAAATTCTTAAGCATAGGAGTAAGATCATCCTTTATCTCCTTCATTACAATTTCAGGATTGTTAGAATCTCCAACAATTTGAATTATTGTATAATTTGGAGTAGTAACTTTATTTAATATTTCATTATTAACATCATTAACGGTTGATTCTAATAAGTCTATATTTGTAATTTGTTTATTTACTCCAAACTGGTTAAACGCCTCATTAATTTTATTAATCTTTTGACGTTGTAAATCCTCTTGAATAGCTTTTTCAGGATTAACTTGAATTTTGTCATAATCTATAATAAAATCGTTTCCTATTAAGTTAGAAGCATTCGTAGAATATAGTTTATTTGCAGTATCTACTTCATAGTAGAATTGAGATCCTGGAACTACTTTAACTGCGTCATCAAATACATAAATTCCTTGCTTAAAGTTTGGATTGTTTTCAATATGTTCTTGAAGTTTTTCAGTTTTTCCAACAAAGTCTGCAAAGATATTATATATCATAAATGATGGATCATTAAATTCAAATTTACCAACTCTACTAATATATCCTGTTTGCATTAACATTTGATTAGGATCAAAAGATCCAAATTCAGTGTTTAATAAAGAATCAAAATCAGAATAAGTTTTTCCATTAACAACATATTGACCATTCTCCATAGTTACTATTCTCTCAGTAACATTTCCTCTATCAGCTTGAGCTACTTTATCTTCATAAGTAACTCTAATTGCATTAGTATATCCTGATTGTGTATTTAATAATGCTCCTAATCTAAATAATATAGTACTCTTATAAGGAGAAAAATATGCAAGCGAAATTAATTGTCCAGCTCTTTCTCTATTAAGATTATTTCTAACTTTAACATTTTTGTCTCCTGCTTTTCTTTGTGCATTAAATAAATTAACATTATTAATTGCAGTATGAATTATATTATCTAAAGAAGCAACACTATTTATTCCTATTAATCGAATTCTAGGATCATTTTGAACAGTATTTAAAATAGTTCCATCTTCTGCTACTTGTGCTTTTAGGTGAGCTTCAAATTCTTTTTGACTAACTAATGGATCAGCAGAGAATAACATAAATGTATTTCCTCTATTCTGATACATAAATGCATAGTTTCTTGAATCTGCTTCAAATGTATTTCCCACTCATTTAATATGATCCTGCCAGTCTGATTTACGTACTACTAAAGATACTAATTTTCCATAAGAAGAGAATAAACCTCCTTTATTTAAAGCACTTGTATTAAAATTAGATACATCAACAGTTGTTAATTCTCCTTCTCTTGTAAACTTAGCATAACTTCCAATTGTAAAATCTCCTGTATATATTCCAAATCTTGGAGTTGTAAATAATAATGGAATTTGTGCAGTTTTATCTTTTATCTGAATTTTTGCCACCAATAATCCTCTTCTTCCATTATCATATGGAATAACTTCAAAAGTAGGTTTAGTTTTTAGTGCAGTTTCAAGTTCACTAAAAGCACGCCCCATAGCTCTATCTTTATTTAAAGCTTGTCCTAATCGTACAATTTCTCTTGGATTTTTATAATATCCATATTTAAAATAAGCAGCAATTAAATTTAAAGCTCTAATATATTTAGGAGCTGCAAGTTTACCTTTTATTCCTAATATATTAAATAAAGAAGATTCTGTAGCTTGATCATAATTTCATAAATTATTTAAATAGAAATCTGCAATATCATTCCATTTAGAAATATTTAAAGGATTATCTGTTATTCCTATATTCTGAGGAACTTCTTCAAGTATATCTACAGGAGGAGTAACAGATTGTTCAACATTAGGAGCATGTACTGGATTTTGATCTGTAACAGGAGGTTGTTCTCCAGTATTACTATTGAATGTTTGTTTGCTTTGTGCTTCAGCTACAGTATTTTTAGTCTCTGGTTCTACAGAAGCTTGTCTAACTGGTTCCTTAGGAGATTCACTAACTATTTCTGCTTCTGGTGTAGGTTCTACTCTTGGCTTAATATTTTGTTCTGAAGTTGGTATAACAGGTTCAGCTACAATTGGATTTGGATTTACTTCTTCATAATCAATAGATTCAGGACTATTCTCTAATAACTTAGTTCTTCAGTCTTTGAAATCACTAATTTGTTCAGGAGATACTTCAATACTTCCTGCACTAGTCATATCATTAATTGTGTTTAACTTTAAATCTAGACTAATCCCGTTATCTACAATAATTGTACCTTTTGTAGAACGTTGAGTTAATGTATATAAATCCTTAAGAGTTAAATAGTGTTTTCCACTCGTATCTTTCCAACTCTTGTCTATGATTGCAAATTCAAATTCATCACCTTGGACACTATCTAATCCTACTACTTTAACATTATTAATAGCAGTATATTTAGCAGGATTATCAGTTATAATTGCAATATCATTAGATAGTTTAGATAACTTTTCTACTATTTTAGGTACTTCATCTGAACTATTAATAAATTTCTCCCCACCAAACGTTTCAGTAGTTTCAAAATATTTAAGTTTAATACTATTTTCAGATAATATCTGTTTCGTTAATAAATCGATCTCACTTTCAAGCATACTTGGATTATCATAGTATTTATCTCAAGTTTGATCTAATATGCTATTTAAAATAGTATAGTTATCATATTTTGCAATATTATTTGGACGTAATGGAGCAGTTAAATTTGGAGTACGTGTAAAATAAGTATCTTCAATTCCTAAATTTCTCCTTGCATTTTCATAGAAAATATAAGCTGAATTTTGTTTATAATCTCCTAATCCAACAATTAAAATATTATTTTTATTTGCTCATCTTGTAATTAATTCAAGATCGATTTTAGAAAACTGACTAATTTCATCAATAAATATGATTCTATTCTCAGTTTCTGCAAACATTGTAGCTGGATTTAATTTTAAATCCTTAAGAGTATATGTAGGTATTTCATCACTTCCAACAATTTTATTAATATCTGATTCAGAAATTTGTTTTCCCAGAATCTGTTCAATTAATTCTGCTTTCGTATATGATAAACCGTCATGCTCAATTGCTGCAGATAATCGATCTGTTTGTTTTCTTGTTGGAGCTACAGTTACAATTTTATATGCAGGCATCATTTTACGTAGTACATAAGCGACACCTTGTGTTTTACCTGTACCTGCTCCTCCAAATGTTGCAATAAAGTTTAATAACTGACTTTTATTCTGTATATAGCTATCATCTGATGTAGCTTTTGCTTTTGCAGATAAATATTTAACAAATTCATTAAATAAATCTTTTCTTTCAGATGTTGCGTGTATTAATCTAATTGCATATTCTTGAGAAAAAATTGGAGCTTTATTAAATGATTCATCAGTAATAACAGTTTTTAAGTTGTTATAGAAATTTGCAGAAGGATATGCAATTAAAGACAATAAATAAACTGCCTGATCATAATCAGTAATCGCTTCAGTATCTCTAGCAAGCTTAGTAGGTCTTGCTGTAATTAAAGAAGTTGGTTCGAATAGTGAAGTGATGCGGTCAACTATTTCGCTATTAGATAATTTTTGATCATCTATAAGTTGATAGATTTTAGTTTCTAATCTAATAGAAGCCTCTTCAAATTCTTTAAAATTACTCTCCTTAATTTCTCCTGATGGAAAATCTGATTCAGCAATTAATTGGTTAAGATCTAAGTTAAATAGTGATGCAAACTTATCTTTGATTACAGAATTTTCATTATTAAGCAACAGATTTGTAAATCTCTGTCTCATATTAATAGCGATATCCTTCTGTTCTCTAATTTTTTGTGCATTATTATTTTCTGCAATATTTATTAATGTATCAAGTCTAACTTTAATTGCTTTAAGATCTGAAGACATATTAACTGCAGTTTCTGTATCAATTTCTGCAAGCAGATCTTTAGCTAATTTTTTCTTGAACTTATTAATTTGAGTATTATATCCTCCATCTATAGAAGCAATAACAAGAGAATTTAAAATATCAATAAATCTACTGGTTTCTTTAAGTCTAGTTAAAGCATCCTTATTATTAATAATATAATCCTCTAATGAATCACTATTAAGGTAACTATTATACTCTTTTACAATCAAATTAACAATATTTTGACTAATTCCATTAGTAGATACTGCAAATTTTTCTAATAACTCATATGCAGGAGATACCTTAATTTCAGATTTAAGATCTGAAACCTCATTAATAAAATCAATAAACGTTCTTCCAGATATTCTCGGAATAATTCCAGCTAATATTTCATCTGCACTTTGTCCTAAAAAGTCTGATAAATTTACTAATCCATCACTTTGTAAAAGATTTTGATATGCAGTTTTAATTTGATTTATATCTCCTTTTGATACAATATCTTGAAAAACAGCTAAGTCATTTGCAATTCCAAGAGTCATTGACTCATAGCCTACACTATCACCTTCTGTTCTTTCTATATATGTATTAATAGCTTTTTCTCAATTAGCTGCAGCAATTCCTTCAGTAAATCCATTTACATAAAAATAACTCTTCATTAATGCAACAAGGTCTACATCTGTTACATCAGTATATAAAGAATTGGTCTTTAAATAGTTTAAGAAGTCAATATAGCTATTTGCATATGTATTTAAGGCAGCTTCATTATCAGCTATAAATGTATCTGGTCTAGCTAATACTTTTCTACCTTCTTCACTCAGCTCCTGAGTTAATCCAAATTCATGTCTTTTAACTAAGAAATCTTTGTAGTTTTCAGTTAGTTGTAATTTAGTTTGAAGTTCAGATACTTCTTCATTAATTTCAACTCCTTCAGGAAGTTTAGAAATAGCTTCATCTATTTGTGCCTTTAGATTAGCAATTTCTTTATCAATGTTTTTAATACGATTAGTTTGAATAGTTTCACCTGGAGCATAAGCTTTACTTAAGTCTACAGTTTTTTGAGATACAGCTACTAAATCTTGTGCAATAGATTCATTCAGACTATTAAATAAATCATACGCAGCAAACACCTTTGTTTTCTCAGTTGACTTAGAATATTTTTCATATTCTTCTTTAATCACAACTTTTTCATCAGATGTTAATTGATCGAAGTCTTTCTGATATCGAACTTTGGTAAAATTATGAATACCTAAGTCATCAACAAAAGCAGTTGCTAATGCAGGAGTAGCTGCAAATCTTGCTTGCCCAAAATAATAGTCATTAAGTTCTCCAGAGACTATTTTATCACGTCTTGCTCTTAAATCATCAAGTTTTGCTTTTAGTCTTTGAAATTCTACATCATTTTGAGCTGCTGCTATTTTGTTATCAACATCTTTAGGAGTTTTAGACTCAAGTTCAGTAGGAGTAATCTTAGATTCTAAAGCTACTTTAGTTTTTAAAATATCCTCTGTAAGATCATTCCAATCAGAGAATATTTTACTATAAACTCCAGTTTCAATTAACTGATTTTTAAGGCTTTCTCTCTGAATATTCTTAGCTAAATTTTCAGTTACATTAATACCAGTCATAGCTGATAATGCTTGTAACTCTTCATCAGAAATGTTTAATCCCTCTTCATTGATAATACTATCAATTCTATCAATGTAACTATTAATTTGGTTGTAAATAACATCGTTCTGAGATTCTCCTTCTTTTGCAGATTCGTAATTAATTTTATATCCGTCAGGCTCTTTAACAAGTTCAAACGATTTACCCGAAAGATTTCTACTTCCAAGAGCTCCTTTATCACGTAATCTTGTTAATTCTCTTTTTAAATCAGAGGTTTTGCCATTTCTTATTAAGTATATAATTTCTTGTAAAGAATCATTAGGTTTTTGAATTGCCTCATCATTTATAGAATTAATTCTTGAATCTCATTTTTCATGTAAACTAAATACAGCACCACCAATAGCACCTCCCATAAATGCAGAAGTATAACGTGCAAACGCTTCTTCTGTACTTATACCAAAATCGAGTTGTTTATCCTTATCAATAATACCCAGTGCGTTTAAAGCTGAATAAAATCCTTTTATTATGTCGGATGAAACTTCTTCTGCTACTTCTTCAACTCCTTCATTAACACTGTCATATAAAATATTTCCAGGTTTCATTTTAGAGATTCGTTGCTGAATTTGGTTTTTAGTTTTCATAACCCAATTTGCAGCAGCTTTAGGAGAAACAATTCCTTTGTTAATGTTTTCATTAGTTACTTTTTCAGCAACATCTTTAATAACTCCTTTTACAGATGTACGGTCGAGATATGTATCTTTAAACCAAAAATCTTTAAAGTAGTCATTATTCATTAATGTAAACATTGCTCCCATTACAGATAACATTCCTAATCCTGCAACTCTATCAGATGCTCCAGCTTGCTTAAATGCATCATAAGCATCTGTAGAAGAGGTTCCTGCCATATAAGCTAAAGATAAGGCTCTACCTCATTTAATTGTATTCTCACTAACATTTTCTTTACCTACTATCCACTTTGGTATTTGTCCAATTACTCTTTGTTGAAATAATTGTCTTGAACTATCTTCAACTAATTTTCCAATGCTTTCTACATTTCAGAAACTATTTCTTCCATAATTAGAAACACTTCCATCAAACCTAGAAAGCCAAGCTTGAATATCAGTAGCAGTTTGTGCTGATTTAGAATTAGTTAAATCTCCCTTAGCAATACCTTCGATACTTCTAAATAATACTGGGAATAATTTTCCTATTTCAATAGCAGCTGTCATGCCACCATATACTTGTCCAACATATGGAATAAGCATTGGTCCTACTTTAAACAAGACCTTTGCTAAAGTGCCTCCAACACTTTTATCTAATCCATCTGAATCAAAGAAATCATATTTATTCCATTTACTTCCATCAACAGTTAATGTATCAGATATATGTAGAATATCTTTTCCTGTAAGCGGTCTATTTCCTAATGTTTCATAAAATGGATCTCCTTCACTATTAAATTTTAGATCTCCTGCTTTATGTGAAACAGTTCTTCCATTTACTTCATGAGTTCCATCTTCATCTCATTGAGCTAATACAAGTGTAGGACGAGCTATAGCACCTAACCCACCTCATTCATTAGGTGTTCAATCCTCAAACTTACCAGTATCATAATTAAATATCTTATTTGTTTGTGCTACTTCACGTATCGACATAGTTGGATCAGAAGTTTTATATAGATTAACTATACCTCGACTTCTTCTTTCAGGATTAGAGAATTTAACTAATCTTGAACTAACATCCAGTACATCGCCGCCGAGAGGTGCAAAATAATCTGCAGGATCATATGTAAATGAATCCATAGCAGTACTTGCTAAATTAGCTTCATCTGCACGATTATATAAGTCTAAAACGTCTTTATAATATGTATCGAATTTTTGATTATCAAATTCTCCTCTATCGTTTTTAAACGCCTCTTGTATTTCTGGTATACCTTTATAATATTCTCTATCTTTAACATTAGAGTTATCAGGAGTTATTCCTAAATTAACTAACTCTTGAACACTTTTGTCTGGCTGAAAAAATAATGCCGCCAGCCAATCATTTTTCTTCTGATCCATCATACTTTAAAAATTAGCTTTTATGCTTTGTTGTTGTTTTTTCAGATTTGCCTGATTATATATATCTCTATATTCACTAGCACTTCCAATTTCATGATTAGATGCAACAGTTGCAAGTTTAGAATCATGCATAGGCATAAATATCATTCCTTTATACATTGAATTTTTATTGCCATGAAATATTTTTCCAAAGAAGCCTGGCTTAAAGTTATCAACCTTTTTGTCTGATTTCTTTACTACATCTCCTCCATAATTTACATAAGTTGAATAGATATCAAATATTCTATCTTTATCTGGTCCATCAACATGTCATAACCAAGGAGAATTACTATCAAAGTCAATAGCTTTATCACTAGCATAACCTGATAATCCAAAAAATACCATCATATCTTCAGGTCTGAATTTTCATCTATTAGTTTCAGTATCAAACTCTAAGTCTAGATCATATTCATGTAATTTTTCTATCATTCTTTGTCTAGATACATTAGGATTATCTTCAATTCATTCCTCAAATTTTGTATATCGATCATATGCATCTAAGTCAGGCTTATAAACTCCCATTTGTTCTGCATCTCGATCTTTTGGAAGTCACATTCTACTAAGTGAACTAGAGCCATCTCACACAAGTCTATTTAAATCAATATCTGATATTCTTTGATCTCCAAAGAAAATAGAATTTTTATCAACAATATTACCTATTTCAGCCTTATCCAATACATTTTTTAATGTATTTTGAGTTACTTGTGTGCCATTCTTATCTTGTAATGGATAATCCCTAGTTACAATTTCTAACCCTCCTTTGGCATCAGATGTTGATAAAACTGCAATTTTAGGATCTACAACTCTACCTGCAGCAATAGTTTCTAGAGAGCTTCTATTAACATCTTTATCAGTTCCTCCAGAACTTCCACTGCCTGCTTTAGATGCAGTTGAATCATAATCTAAAGCTTGTGTATTTTCTACACTATGATTTGTATGTTCAACTACAGCAATTTGTAGTAATCGTTTTACATCTTCAGGATTACTTGGATTAAAACCTTCAGCAGCTGCTTGAGCTCTTAAAACGTTTTTCATATTTTGTGGAAGAGTCTTATATAAATAATTAACAGCTAAATCAAGACTTTCTTTATCATGATATCCCTGATTAGATGTACTATTTGATTCTGTAACTTTATATATTCCATCTGGTCCATTAAATCCTAATAATTGTTCAAATCCTTTTTCAATTTTATTCTGATATTTAGAAGTATATCTATCAAACTGATTTGAGGATTTATTAGTTCCAAACGCTCCAATAGTAGCTTTTACATAATCTACTATAGATTTCATTCCAACTGTATTAGATAAATCTGTAAGGATACTATTATTATATGCTAGTTCTGGACGTTCTTCTCGAAGATGAATTAATTGAGAATTAGTTAATGCTTGATATTTTTGTGGATTTTTATAATAAGTATCTGCAGATATAGTCTTAATACTGCCGTCTTTATTATACACATATAAGCTACCTTCATTACTAATTGCAACTTCAGACCCAGATCCTTCTTCAATAATTTGTTCTGATGCAGTTTCATGTAATTTATTATTATGTTTAATTCTATTAGCTAAAGATTGTAATCTAATTAAATCAGACATATCATATTGATTACTCTGTCCAGATACAAATAATTCACCTAAGTTTTGAGATTTTCTTAAAAAACTATTAGCTCTATCTAAGAAGTAATCTACATCATTAGGTAACCCATTCTCTTTAAGAACATTAATAATTTCTTTTTGAATAAGTTGTTCTTCTTTATTTTCACTTGTTTTAGAGGTCTGAGTAGCAACTTGTGTAGGCTCTGCAGCATCTCTAAAAAAGGGGGTATAACTAATACCCCCGTTTTGATATCTCTTTATCTTCATATTTATGACATCATTTTTAGAAATAACTTAATAATGTTATTATTTAGTTCTCCAACAGCCTTATTGATAGCTTTTTGCTGGTCTAGATATTGTTGCTCATCTGTTTTACGTAAATATCTACCGCCAGATTTATAACTATAAGGTATAAATCTTTGAATAGGAATTTGCTCAGGATTAGTATAATTAATTAAATATGGTTTTGTATCTAATTTGTTTCCTCCAAGCCAAAATCTTCTTTGAGATTGCTGATAAGGATTAACTAAAGCCTCAATTCCATATTTACTTCTATTAGTAGCAATATCTCCAGAATATTTGTAATTTAAATAATCATCGATTTTCCAACCACTATATTCTGGATTTTTACCCTCATTCTGTTGCCAATTATAGAACTCATTAATTTTACTATTTCTAAAATTAGTAAACCAATTACTGAAATCTCCAGCAGCCTTTTGTTGTGCTAATTGAGCTTGTAAAGCTTGTTTTTCATTTAGATCCTTGGCATAGTCTCCTCTTAACTGATAAATAAGATTCTTAACATTTTGAGTTTGTTGCGTAATCTTATTAGCATCAGCCATATCTAACTGAGCTAAACCTTGTGCTCAACGGTTTCTATTCTCATTAGTTATCTGAGTTCTAATATTAGCGTATTGTTGTTTTTGAGCAAGTAACTTATCATTATATTGATCTATCATTTGAGAAAATTTAGCATCTCTTTCTCCTTCTAATTGATCAACATTCATATCTCTCATAAGTCTTTCTGCTAATACTTTATTTGGATCACTAGTCGATGTCTTATATTGACGCATACTTTTAATGCGATCATTATACATTCTATGCAACCCATTATCACTAAATCTAGAGTAAAACTCAGTAGGCATTTGTTGTTGAGAACCTATCATTCCTTTACGAATAGCATCTTTCATTTTTTGGGTAGTACGATTGATACCTATTGTAGAAGTAATAAAGTCTCCTATTCCCATTACCATATCAGGATTAATATTAAATCCTTTTCCTTTGCCATGTCCAAAAGCTGTATAATCAGAGTTATCTGTATTATATGAGGATCTGTTTAAATTAGACAAAGTTCTACTAGTAGAATCATTAAGTAATTCTTCTTTTGAATCTAACCTTCCTTTAAACCCAAGATTATTATTAATTTGAGCCATTTTAGCATCATTTAAAATTGAATTATACTGATTCCTCACTACAGTATTTTGAGGTGATTGAACAGCTTTATTTAAGCTTGTAGAAGCACGTTTAATAGGAGTTCCAACAACAGCAACTGGATCTACTTGTACATTAATCGGATTATGATTTTTATCTAGCATATAATCAGCTACACTAGTTCAATTTTGATCTATTGGAGTACTAAATGTAGGATACTTAGTACCAGGTTGTGCTTTTATAATTTTACCGCCTTTTTTATAAAATACTGGATTATTCTCTGGTTTATAATACCAGAGATGTTGTGGTTGATTACTAAATATTCCTAAGTTAGGAGCTAAGTTAGAATAGATTGGCATTGTAATAGGTCTCCGTTTTAGAGCTGTAACAGATGTAAACATTTCAGGTCCTCCGAAAAATCTTTGAACTTGAGAAGTTTGTTTATCTGCATAGTTCTTAAAATAAGGATTGCTTCTATTAGTTTTTGCATCTCTAGTAGCAGCAGTCTTATTCCAATTTCACCAACCCATATCATCTGGATTCCTGTAAGTACTAGGAAGTTCATCATATTTAAATTGTCCTGTATTAAGTCCTTTACTCATTGAAGACTTCCAAGGTTTTTTCCAATTGAAATTTACATTAGAGGAACGTTTAATACCATATTCAGAAAGTAAGTCAGTAATATTATCTGTTTTAGCTTTACCTAACTTTCCAATAATTATTTCTTCTAACTTTTCAGTTTTTTGATTTTTTGGAAGTGAATTGACCGACTCAATCTCAGAACGACCTAATTTAATAGTAGGAAGATTTTTATTATTAGTTGGTTTTAAGGTAACCATATCAGAGTTTCCTCCTTTTAATTTTGCACTTCCTGTGTTACGTTTTAAATTAGCAAAACCTCTAACTCCATTTAATACAGTACGAACATCTTTAATAGTTCATTTACCATCTTGAATATTTTCTCATGCAGTTGCTAATCCAGATGCAGCACTTCCAAAACTAACTCCTCTAGTTGCTCACTTAACAGCATTTGCGACAGCCTTAGATTTCTTTAAAGCTTTAGCTATTTTTGCTGCCTTAGCTCCTGAGCCAATCCCAGGAAGTAAAGTAGCTGCATCTAATCCTAGATTAAGTGCTAAATTACTAACATCGCCTCAATCTAATCCATCTCTAGCAATATCTGCTCCAAAACCAGTTAATGAACCTACTGCACCAACTCCAGCTCCAGCAACATTGCCAAATCCTGGTACAAAAGTAGCACCTAAAGAAGCAGCATCTGCAACTAAAGCTGCAATTTCAGCTTTGTCAGCAGCAGTTAATTGTGTACCATCTCCAATAGTTTTTTCTTCTCCAGCAGCGCGAAGTTTTTTATCTGATTGTTGAATTGCTTGTTTACTAGCTTTTGCACTATTAACTCTATTTGCAGCAACTCCTCCAATTTGATATTTAATAACTCCTCCGTTTTTATTACTTGGAACTCTATAAGCTAAACCTAATTGTTCTAAGCCTTCAGGAGTAGTAATACTTCTTAGAGCAGAATTACCTCCTGTTCCTGAATATTGCTGTTGATACTTACCAAGCGTTTGAGTTTTAATTAAATCCTGAAATAATTGATATAAATCAGGATATTTTTGTCCAATAATTGGATTAAACTTAGCATGACGAGTACTAATTGTAGCTATATATGGATTTCTAATAATATCACTAATATATCCCTTAACTTCTGGATCTCTTAAGATTTCAGGATGTTGCTCAATATATTGTCCTAAACGAGAATCAATATTCCAATAATAATTTCTCATACTATCTTCAGATCCAGGTAAACGACTATTTAATGTATAGTTATCATTTCCTGGGTTTTCGTCATGAAAATAGTATAATTGAGTTTGAGGATTATAATACAATGTAGCTCTTGTTTGAGGATTTGAAGCATCTCCAGTACTTGCTACTTCTTTATATCCTCCAGTATTTCCTATAGTATAGTAACTATTAAAAGCAGTTGTAGGATTATTTTCATAGTAAGAATTAACTATATTTGGATCTAATTGCTCTTGTAAAGTATTATTATAATTAATTCTTTGTTTAGTTAAAGGATCAATATATACTCTTTCTGCTAAAGTTCTTAAAGGGTGTCCATAGGGATCAAACTGAGAAGAATCTTCAGGATTGTAATTAGGAAAATAATCATAAACTAAAGGATCACCTGCTTGTCTAACATAGTTACCAGTTAGATCTGCAGCATATCGATTTGGTTGAAAATACGGGGACCACATTGGATTACCTTCTGAATCAACAGAAGTACTAAACCATGGAGATCTAGAACGATTTTCATCCCAATATTGTTTAATAATTGAAGAATTACCAGCAGTTCTCTTATTATCTGCTACAAAATCTAAATACTTTTGAATTTTAGATAAACTATCTTGGTCATCACCCCTATATACTTTTCCATTAATAACAAATAAACCAGAGTCATCTGGAATATAATCCGCATAACTTCCATATTTTCTTTTAAATTCATTATTAAGTCATGCATCTCCAGTTCTAATATATGATAATAATTCTGGATTATTTATAGTTACATTCCCATTTGAATCAACGTTAAATAGGTTATGGTACTTATCATAATCTCATCCTGCTTTACTTCAGTTTTCTTTTGTTTTCTTAAGTTCTTCTTGTGCAGGATCTACTTCTTTTTGAGCTTGAACAGGTTTACTTCCTTCTAAAAAGATACCAATATCATCTAATGCCATAGCATCTTCATCCGTCCAATTTCCTTGTTCAAGCCTAGATATAATATCTTCTATGCCTTGCTCACCATATTTATTGTAAAAGTCTATATAAGCTTGCTTATCTAAATCATTATAGCCTTTAAATTGATCATTATCCCCATAACCTGCAATATCTTTTAGACTACGAAGTCTTCTAGTTGCTTTTAGATTATTAGCTCCATTTATATAAACTCTATTTCCATTTACTAATTCAAAATCTCCAGTATCTTTATTACGCTTATATTCCATAGTAATATCACTAGACCAATCTCTAATATTAATTGGATCTAATGCTTCTACTGGCTTTTTATATTGAAAATCCTTTAAAGCATGAACTGCATTTCTTGCAGTATTTTCTTTTCCCCTTCATAGATTTCCAAAACTTCTGCCAAGTCTACTTCGACGTTTACCTAAACGTTCTGCTTGATTATTAGTAACATCAAACTGTACTCCTTCTAATCTATCGGCACTAGAATTATATGATAAATTAGCACCTGATCTTAGAGCATCAGTTATTTTACTAAATTGATATGCAGTATCTTGATCTAATGTTTTTCCATAAGAAGACATCTGATTTAGAAAATCATCATCAACCTGATATTGATTACCATCTATAGTAAAAGTGCCGTATTTTTGAGGAGTAGAACCACCTTGTTGATATTTAATTACTTGTGCCATTTTATCACACTTGCTTTATATATAAAAAGGGAGATTGATCATATCAAATCTCCCTTTTATCTAATGATCATTAAATTACTTTTTAGCAAAGAATTTATTTTTCATTTCCCCGCCATTTTCTTTCTTAGCACATTTCTTGCGGCCTACCATCTTTCCACCTTTCTTAAATACAGGTTCTCCTTCAGGAACTTGTCCAACAGGACCTTGTGGTCCTTCGCTCATAGCTTGTTGTAAAAGAGCTAAGAAACCTTCACAGACTTGAGCCATTGCTTGACAGTCTTGCGTCTGTAATGCTTGAGCTGCCATTTCTGCTAACATTTGTAGTGGATCTTGTCCACCTTGTGGACCAGCAGGTGCCGCAGGAACAGGAGCGGACCCGCCTTCTTGATACTTTTTAACTTTCATAATTTAAATTATTTTAATTTTTATAGATATCTCATAACTCTATGATTGTCATATATTCATTTAATGCCCAAAGATAACACTTTAGTTCTTAATATCCAAATAAAATTACTAAAATTTTCATTTACACTAAATTTTTATGAAAACACTTGCTACATTAGCAATATTATATTATCTTTGTTCCACAACCCAAGAGTATAAAATGAGTCTATTTCATTCTCTTTGGAGATGCTAGATTAAACATGAGGCAATATAGGGTTATAAAAGATAGTTAGTATCTTTTAAGGAGAGTAAGAAATTACTCTCCTTTTTCTTTATCTATTT